ACTGAGTAAAGAACATCTTGAAATGATAGAATCTTATGCAGACCAATGCAAAGAAATGGAGAAGGAAAGAATTGAAACTGCATACAACAAAGGAACAGTTCATGGAATTGATTATCCTGAAAGTACATTACCAATAACTGGTGAACAATACTACGAACAAACCTACGGAGGAGGTGAGAAATGAAACTATACACAGAAGAACAAGTAAAAAAAATGATTGAAAAAAGCCAATATACAGGATTGACTGCTGACTTTTTAATACTAGCAGCTCCTTCAGTTCAACTACCAAGTGATGAGGAGATAAAAAAAATGATGGAGTTGGATGGTATGGAGTTTGATGAATTTGACCCTTACGATGTATCTTATTTAGGTGGTGCAACTTGGATGCGTAATAAAATACAAGGAGGTAAGCAATGAAACTATTTACACAACATCAATTGCTAAACACTGCCGAGGCAATCAAAAATTACTATGAGAATAACCCAGATACCGCACAAGAAATGGTAAAAAAACATCTTATGAATTTGGCACCCGTTACTACAAAAAGAACTCTCATCATCTACAACACCAAAGAAACAACAGAAGAAGAAGCAAGGCATTTATTAGAGATTCTAAATTGTGATGATTCAACTTTATGGGATAACGCAGACCATTGCGGAGTACAAGTAATCGAAGTACCATTGGACAACGGAGTGGGTATCAGATAACTTAAAGAATTACGATCAAAACAAAATCACACATCTACACTAAAAATACAGAAACAATGAAAACAAACCAACAAAAATCAGCAGAACAGCTCATTAGGGAGCTAGACATTCTAATTGAAGCAGACTTTGCTGCGGCTAAGGCTGAATTAGAACAGTTTAAAAATCAACCAAGTGTATTTACTTTGTTCGAAATCAATGAACAAGAAGTAACAAACGATGTTATTTGTAGTATATTTGCAGATGATGATCAATTGTCCGACAGCCATGGAAAAGGTAGTATCTCTTAAAGGTAAGATGACTCCTCAGTTTATAGACCACTGTAACGAGAAAGGTATAGACTTAATCAAATGGTACAGGTGGCAATTACATCTAATTTGGGAACAAAGAAAAATCAGTAGAAAATACACAAAGCTAAACTAATTATGTATCGGGTAAACTATCAGATCGACAAACACAACGCTAACATCTTAATGATTTGTATTAAAAACGGAGACTCTTGGTCTCAACTTCACGATGAAACACTAGAAAAACAAATCGAAGAGAAGGTAGTAAAGATTGCTAAGACGTATGAAGTAGACAATGCTTATGGAGAGATGCATCTCACAGAACAACTTAACTTCATTACAGGTTCCATAGACTTAAGTCAGAAATAATGGAAAGCATATTCACAGGCTTAGCAATCTTATTTGGAGCTTCGGCTATAGGTATAATCATTCTTTACTTACTGTATCGTACAGATAAAAAAGAAAGATACCCTATACATAGTGATATTACTTATGACCACGTAGAGGAAGATATTCAAAAAGCCGTTAAGCGTAAAAAACGTAAGGCAGCCAACGCTAAGCGTAGGTCAACAAACACTAAAAGAACTACTAACGGTGACAAAGGAAATTCTTTGGCTTGATGACTTACGTAATCCTACTCAAGCACAATTCAGAGTTTGGATTACAGTTATCTTTGGTGAAAATGTAAAAGTTACTTGGGTAAAAGGTTACAGAGAATTTGTAAACTATCTAACTGAAAATCCTATGCCTGATGGAATGTCTCTTGATCACGACTTAGGCACAGAGTTAACAGGGTTAGATTGTGCAAAATGGCTTATAGAATACTGCATGAATAATGCAGTTAAGCTACCAAAGTACTTTGTACACTCTCAGAATCCTGTAGGAAGAGATAACATACAAGGATATCTAGACAACTACTTAAAATTTCAAGAGCCCTCTTAATCGAGGGCTTTTTTATCTTAAAACTATGACTAACATAAAAGAAAGATTTCTTAATGGCGAGTTTGGAGAGATCTATCAGTCTGATGCACTTGCAAAACTTAAAGAAAGAGTTGAACAACGCAAAGAATTTAAAAAAAGAAAAGAAAACATGGGTAAAATAGACAAAAACAGTAAATTTTATAAGCCTCCTACCTTAGAAGAGCGCTTAGAGAATATTAAGTATTTCTTTCTCTTCTGGAGAGGAAGAAAAAGGGGTATGATATTCACCCGTAACATTGAATTAGATGATTTCCGCTATATCTTCTTTCCCAAAGGATTTGAGAAGTATGGTTACTTAGGAACACATCTATGGAATGAAGAAGGTGATTATTTTAATGCTCTTTATCCTTTAGTACTTGCTATGGATCATGAAGCTAAGCCTAAATTCTGCCCCAGGTGGTTTCTTAGATTCTTACATGTGTTTGGTTGTGATAAATCTATTGTAAGAGTTCGTAACTGGACCTTGCATAACTTACTTAAAAAACTAACTAAAGGTATTGCCTTTATAGATTGGAAGACTAAGTGGCACAGTTATGACCTACGTATCTCTATATATGCTCCTATGCACTTACAAAACTTAGCAGATGACATAGAACAAGGGTTTTACTCTAGAGGTGCACAAGAAGAGCTAGTAGCTAAGATTAAGCAACTAGATCCTAATGCAGGTATTATCTGGGGTAGTATTGAAAGATTAAAAAAACAACTAGAAAACTTAGAAAACAATGACACCAATTAACAAAGATTCATTACGAGAGATATTAGAAGATAAAATTGCAAGCTTTCCCAAGCCAAAAAAAACAGTAGGATGGTATTGTTTAGGCAGTAAAAGTCGAGCATACTGTGTTTCATTTGCTACCTATAGTAAACCTAACTTTATTAAGAGATTCTTTATGAGAACCTTACTAGACTTTTATTGGGTTAAAGAGACAAACAATGACAAACAATAAACAACAAACCAACGCATACTTAACATTCTTTTTATCATTGATATTCATATATCTCATTATATCATTTGGAGTATGGGATTTGAACGCATCTCATTGGGACAAAGAATTAAGAATGGGATATGCATTTTTTGCACCTTTAATTGCTATGTTATGTGTAGGATATTCCAAAATAAATGAATTATGAAAAACAAAGAACAACAAACGGCATTACAAGGATTTTGGGATAAAATAGCATTAAAGTTATCTGTTGAGCAAATAAATGAATTTATACCTTTATTGTACCAAGCCAAAGTAGTAGATTGGAATCAAAGAGTTAAAGACAAAATTGAATTATCCGAATTTTTGGCAAATAACAATAAACAACAAACGGCAGTGCAAACTTTAATCAATGGACTTATTGATAGAAAGAAAAACATAATTGAAAATGCAGACAGTATGCCTAATGATATGCTTGAAGGTGGTGTTATGGCATTTGAAAGTGCTATTGACTTAGCGCAATCTTTGCTTGAAATGGAGAAGGAACAAATAGAAGATGCAGAATTAAGAGGTAAAGAAATAATCATAATTAAACATACAGAACACGGAGGAGGTGAGCAATGACAAACAATAAACAACAAACACCACACGGGTTTTGTGAAACCCCAGAACAAAAATGTACAATGAATTATTGTGATGAAAACGGATGTCAAAATAGAAAAAGAACTTTGGCAGAACCTACGGAGATGCTAAATAATAAACAACACACGGCAGTGGACATTCTATGTGGCAAGTTAGCAATGAAGTTAGGCATACCACAAGCAATTACTTTTTACATAGACCATCAAGAAGAAATTAGAGAAGCCAAAGAAATGCACAAAGAGGAAATGGTGATGTTTGTACTAAATGTTATGGGTAAGTATAGAAATGGTGATGTTTTAGCAGAAGTAGCAGACCAATACTACAACGAAACCTACGGAGGAGGTGAGTAGTGATAGAGGATATTATTAACCCAACACCAGCTAGGCAGCTGATTAATGACTTTTATTATCAGTTGCCTAACAATGGGTCACATAAAGAAGGACTACTAAGCTGTGAGAAAAGGTATAATGAAGCGATTACTTGCTCTCTAATTTCTGTAGACAAGACTATAGAAGCATTAGAACATCATGCTTGGCAAAACAGAAAGGTAATAGAAATGTACCAAGAGATAAAACAAGAACTAATACAGATTAGAGATGATCAAATGGAAATATAAACCAGCAGGTAACTGTCCAGTACAAGCAGAAGGCTGGTTCTTAAAACACTATTTCTACTTTAGGGCTAGAGGTCAGTGGGCTACTATTGAATTCAGTGAGAGTGAAGATCACCATGATAGAGACGAAGTCTACAAAGTATACATACTAACTAAGACAGACGAGTATATGGCTGGTTGGTTACCTAAGTGGATATGCAGACTACTAATATATAAAGGATGTCTTAAGTTCTTATTTAAATATAAATGACATGAGTAAAATAGAACAAGTTAAAATAAACTTAAACGTAGAGGATCTCTTCAGATACAAGTTAGTCAGAGAAAGAGATGGCTTATCTAACGTAGGTCACAAAGCTGGGTGGATTGAATGGAACGAAGATGGCACTTTTAAAAAATTACATGATGAAGCTGCAGTAGGTAGGTCTCTTATCTTAGATCCTCAAAGAATATCTTATACCTGGATGACCACTACTGTTACAGAGATCTTGGAACAGAAAGAAAACTACATTAAGTTTGCAACAACAAATAGCATTTACGAATTATGGCAAAACGAATGAGTAGAGAACAAAAACGAGAACAAGCATTGATTGACATCATCAATCAGATGTTTATCATTGCAGGTCATGATGTTACATTTGATGACATTAAAGACCGTAAAGACGATTGGTTTACTGACTGGACTATGACTACTGCACAAGCAGAAGAGTGGAGAAAGTGGGGAGTCGCTTATCTTAGAGAAAAACTAAAAATGAATAAGGGATTAGCAGAGAAAGAGATGATGTGGGTTAACGTACAGTGGGGACTTAAGTACTCAGATTTTAAAGGATGAACAGCATAGACACACAATACCAAATTCTACTCCAATCTATCTTAGATTACGGAATAGAGAAGTCAGATAGAACAGGAACAGGTACTAAGTCAATCTTTGGTTACACCATCAGACACAGGATGAGTGAGGGATTTCCTCTCTTAACTACTAAGAAGATGCCCTGGAAGACAATAGTAACTGAGTTACTGTGGTTTTTAAAAGGTGACACAAACATTAAGTATCTCTTAGATAACGGATGTAATATCTGGACAGGAGACGCTTACAAATCTTATCGTGAAGCAAGATCAAATAATAAAGACGCTTACACCATAGAAGAGTTTGCAGAACAAATCAAGACTAACCCTAACTTTGCTGCTAGATACGGTGAATTAGGTCCTATTTATGGTGCTCAGTGGAGAAAATGGCCTTCAACAGACTTAGCAGGAGGTTCAATTGACCAGATTAAAAGTCTAATCCACAATCTTAAACACAATCCAGACTCTAGAAGATTAATGGTTAGTGCTTGGAATGTAGATGCTCTTGAAGATATGGTACTTCCTCCTTGTCATTATGGATTTCAAGTTTATACAAGAGAGTTGAGTAGAGCAGAAAGAGTAGAAAATTATAACTCTAAGTTTGAAAATAAAATAGACGTACCATTCATAAAAGTGAACTTAGAAGACGCAATAGAAAATACTATTGATACAGCTTTAACTCAAGCTAACATACCAACCAGAGCAATCTCTTTAATGTGGAATCAGCGTTCAGTAGATGCATTCTTAGGTCTTCCCTTTAATATCGCTTCTTATGCTTTATTATTAACTATGATTGCTGATGAGGTTAATATGATACCTGACCAACTAATAGGTAACCTAGGCGACACTCATCTTTATCTCAATCATATTGAACAAGCCCAAGAACAGATTACAAGAACACCTTATCCGTTACCTACTGTACAGGTTAGAGATGGAATCTTTTGCAGTTCTGTTAACGACATTATCTTAGAAAACTACTTATGTCATCCAACGATCAAAGCACCCCTCTCAAACTAGACCTAAAAGGTTTTACTCCTAGACAATATGCTGCCCTTATCTTAAGAGATGATTTAGGATACAGCTATGAAAGAGCAGGAAGACACTTAGGTATTAATAGATTTGCTTTCAGAGAGCTTTATAAAAGAGCTATCTATAAACACGAAACTAAAACTATTTATGCTAACTCAAATTTCTTATTACAACAGAAAAGATCTTAAGTATTTTCAGTTTATTTCAGATCATTTTGGAGTACAATTTACGGACAAGTCGTTTAACGACCCTAATTTAACAGTACACGCTATCCAAGACGGACTAGATATAGTAGCTGTAATGTTAATGAGAAAGAAAAAAGAATGCTATCGTATTAACTTTATTCATGTAGCAGAGAAGTATCAAAGACAAGGTTATGCAAGTTTTCTCATAGATTATGTTATTAAATCTATCTATGAAGAGACAAAAGATTTTGTAACTGTAATTACAAGAGTTAAAGCGAATAACTTAACTTCGCTTAACTTCTTTATTAAAGCAGGTTACAAGTTTAAAACCTTTGAGTGTAGGAGTGAAACAGTTGACATCAACGGAAGCATCACAACAACAATTAAACCAGCTTATATACTAACTTATGACTACGGAAAACAAAATCCTTTTAAACAGGATTAAAACACCAGATGGTACTATCCTTACTTCTTATAATCGTCATGATTATAACACTTATAAGGATACTATTACTAAAGAAGTTCTTATGGTAGATGGAGGAACAGATTATCTTAGAAGACATGTAGGAACTTACGAAGAGTTAAGCGTCTATGACGATGGCTCACATTTAACAAGAAGATCTGCTGTTCATTGGGGTACTAGAGGTATAGACGGAAGACAACCCTTAGTCTACAAACCTATTAAAGACTTAGACTTCGATCACATAGAAGCTATACTAAAGACTCAATATCAACTCTCTGATTTTTACAAAGAGGTTTTTAAAGAAGAGTTAAAATATAGATTCGAAGAGAAGGCAGAAAAGCTTTAACTAACTTATATTTGTAACATGAGTCCCAAACAACAAGCAGAAGCTATAGAAGTGGAAATCAAGAAGACTTTAGGTTTTCAAATGGACCACTACCGATTTAAGCAGATTGCTAATTATACCCTAGATAAAATCATTGCTGAGTACAGAGATATGGATAATTATCTAAACAACAAAACTGTACATAATGCAGTTTTATTTTGGAAAGAAGTAAAACAGCACATCAATGAGAAAAGCATGTAAAAATATTGGAAGAAAGCTTAAGAACACTAACTGTATGAGTAGTAACGAGTTCTTCGCATTCTCTCTTCTCTTTGTCTCCGTATTCTCCCTGTTAATAGGGATTGTAGTAGATTTATGTGCTATCTTTGAATAATGGAGTATACGTTAAGCGAAGAAGGTACAGTCATAGAATTCCATCTGATTGTAAAGACAATGAAAAAGAACGAAGACTACAAGTTCTACTCAGAGAAAGAAAGAGACAGAGAATTTAAAAAAGCTTTAGGAGAAAAAAACTTACTGCTAGCTCATCGTTACAAAAAAGACAGCGAAAAAACACCAGAACAACTTTAAATTAAGAAGAAAATTTAATGAAAGCACCTCTAGGGGTGCTTTTTTGTTTTAAACTAAACCAACTAAAATATGCCTAATTCACAACCACAAGAACCACAGGAGCTAATTGCAGCTCTAATCCCCGATGATCCATTTTCAATGGAGTTTATGGAAACAGCAAATACCTTACAAGTATCTGCTCACTCACTTGGTAGCTTACCTAAAAGACGAGTAAGGATAGCAAGAGACAAATTTGTATTACACAAAGACCTAAAGACTCGCTTAACTAGATTAATTGCTAGTAACTGTAGCGAACAAGCAAAAGCAGTAGCTGAAGACATTCTAAACCTTAAGTATGTTCCTTTAGAAGGTAAGTATTGTAACTATCTAGGTTTATCTCAAGCGGACTATACTAAGATTTCTTATCTAGATAAAGACCGTGAAGAAAGACTTGCAGGACAAGAAACTACAATGGAGATGATTCGTCCTGGAACTGTTGCTAAATTCTATGTACAGAGAAGTAGACGTAGAAGCAGAGAACAGACTCCAGATGATTCTACAGCACAAGATATGATGATGGTATTTACCTTAAAGTTGACTGCAAGACATCTAGGCGATAGATTTTATCCTATTGAACGTACAGAAGACGCTGACGTATACTTTATTCAAGAATTCTGGGACGATTCTCCAACTAAAACTTATTCTTTTAGTTTTAAACAGACTTATCTTTCACACGAAGCAGGAACATTACGTATTCAAAACTCAAGAACTAGAGGAGCAGATGCGTTTACGTTAACTACTAATGGTGTTATTTTAAATTCAAATAACTGGGAAAGACTCTTAGCAGTAGAATTTGAGAACACTTCAATGACTGTTAAAGAAGTATGGAACTTTAAGAAGCGTTATCACACTTCCATAGGTAAGATTGTACGTAGGTTATTTGCAGACAAGTATTCAGATAGAGAGGTTACTGCATTTGCAGAAGCATATGCCTCTTTGATTACTGTTTCCAATCCTTTGTATGACTTTCAGATTATCGAGGGAGAAGATATTAAAGACGCTTATCACGAAAATAATTACTATCAACACTCAGGTACCTTAGGTAATTCTTGTATGCGTTACCAAAACTGTAGGAATTATTTTCAAATCTACACTAAGTACCCAGAGAAAGTAAAGATGGCTGTACTTAAAAGATCAAATAAGATTGCTGCTCGTTCTATTATGTGGAATATCGAAGGTAAGTTTATGTTTGACCGTATCTATTATTCAAATGACGAGACTCATAACTTGCTTAAGAACACACTAATAGGAGCTGGTTATGAAACTTTATTTCAATCAAATAGGAATTTCTCCTTAAACATTGACTTAACAGGTATTAATCAGTTTCCTTATGTAGACACTCTTTGTAACTACGACCCTCATAGAATGCTTCTGACAAACCAACATCTTAGGGATGAATATTGGCAGTTTAGATCTACTGGAGGTTGTTTTAGTCGCTACAACTCTAGTGAAAGACTAGAATGTTGCATCTGTGGAGATGAGATAAACGAAGACGACTCAACTTATATTACTGCAGGTGATCATTCAGATTCTTATGCTTGCAGTAGTTGTTATATTTATTGTGAAGCAGACGATTCTTATGTTACTATAGAAGATGACACAGTAGAAACCTATAATGTAGAAACGATTCTTACATGTAGATCTCTTAGACTAAATAATGGAGAGTATGCTCATATAAATGACGAACAACTCAGAGAGTATGAAAATGGTTTCGGATACTTTATTCTAGATGAAGACTTTTACTTTACTGACGGAAGTGGTTTCTATCACAAGAACGATCCAAATATCCCTGAAGACGCTTATGACTCTCAGGAAGCTGACAGAAGAGCACAAGAAGAAACTATAAGAATGATAGCACAAGCACGTGCTCTAGGAGAAACAATTGCTCAAACAGAAACTAGTTATACATTCATTACAAGTAGTTCTGGAACAACTGGTACATATAATCATATTCCAGTTTTAACTTATCTTAATTCTACTGGTTCAGGTATAAATATACATGGATCTTCATTATCTTCAGTATCTTCAGTATCTTCATCACTAGCACAGATTAACGAAACAGTCGAAGAAGAAGTAGAATTAGAACCAGAAGAAATGGAGGAAGATCTACAAGATGAACAACAATTCCTTATTTAAAAAACAAACTAAAACAAAACAAAAATGACAAAATCTTATGTTAGCAGTTACGTTAACCGACTAGAAAGTATAGACCACACTATTAAAGGAGATTTCCCCGTAGATTTTGATCTATTGTTTGATATCATGTATCAACAAAGCCCTACTTATCAACCAGAAATGGAAAGACTAAAGAAAGATTGGCTTGTAGAATTGATTTCTAAGATAGAAGGTGTAACAGTAGTAGAAAAGGGAGGGAATATCTATTGCACTAAAGGAGAAGCTGAGTTCTACCCTACTATTGTAGGTCATTATGACACAGCTCAAGATTACCATGTAGGTATGCGTATCTTTAAAACAGATCAGTGGATTTTTGGCTTTGATGATGCAACAGGTGAACAATGTGGCTTAGGTCTCGATGATTCAGTAGGTGTATGCTTTGCTATCCAAATGCTTAAGATGATGCCTGTATGTAAGGTTTTCTTACCTTATGGCGAGGAACGAGGAATTGTAGGTACTAATTGCTGTGATATGTCTTTCTTTGACAACTCACTAGTAGTTACTCAGCTGGATCGTAGGTCTTACACTAATGACTTTATTAAGTTTACTAATGGAGTTCAGACTTTTAGTCACGATCATTATGAACTAATCCAACCTTTGATGGAGAAGTATGGTTACACTCTTAACTCAGGTACAGCAACTGATGTCGGTGGTCTACGTAAAAGAGGTCTTAAAGTTTCTTCACATAACTTATCATGTGGTTACTTTAACGAGCACTCAGATACCGAGATAGCTAGTGTAGGTCTTCTTATCAACGCTTTTAGCTTTGCTTATGAAATGCTTACTATGCTTGCTGAAAGGAACATTCCTCTTACATTTCCTATATACTCTAGGTCAGAACTTCCATACGGAGGATCTAAAGTTAAATCTACATCTATTCCTCTTGGTTATGGTGGTCGTCAAATTCATATGTTTGATGCTGATGACAATGATTGGTACTATGATGCAGTAGCTGGAGATTGGGTAGAATCTAAACCTAAAATTATAGATCCTTTTGAGCCATCAGCTTCTACTGGATCTAAAGTAGGTAAACAATCCACTTATTGGAGCAGAGAAATGCCTTCTGAAATGATAGATGAAGCAGAACTAGAAAAAGACAAAGAATATGAAACCTACAATGAGTGGATTATGGAATGCTATCCTGAATACACAGATCCAAAAATCAGAGAGGAACTTAAGTCTTATTCTGTTTTCTTCCCTACAATTAAAGAAATAAGTCAGGATCTGCTGGATGAAATGATTATGGATGACATCTGCCCTCATTGTTATGATGAAAGTGGCTTAGTAATTACTAACGATCTTTTACTACACACTTGTTGTCATGCTTGTGAAAGCGTATTTAACGTAGTTGCAGAAGACCAAGATTACGTAGAATCTAAGATTAAAGAGTGTGTGGAAAGAAAAATTGATTTCCAAGAAATAGCAGACATGTAAATGACAGAAATAGAACACTATGGAGATAGCCTGGAGTCACATCCAGGCTTTCTTTTTATGAAAAAAATGTGGTTGGAAGACCAAATTGACTTGGAAAAAGAAGAAGATTCGCTTATCTTTGTAGACCCGCCTAAGATTAATTCGAAGGAAATATTTGCAGGTGTAAACTTTAATTTAATAAAAGAAACAGATGAAAAAGACATTCTACGAAGTACTATGGGCACTAGCCAAACAGGAGAAGATGATAGACAGATGGATTTACGAAGAGAAACTTCTGTTTAATGGAACAACTTACAGTTGGACTCCTAAAGCACTACAAGATCTTGATGTAACTGAGTCTGTTGGTGAGTTATCTGCTCTTGAGAAATTAAAGACTACACACATAAACACTGCTCCTAATAGAGACTTAAGTATTCCTCCTACATGGTTAGCTGACTTTATTTCTAAGTTCAGTGCTAAGAATCTAGGAGTATCAGGTAAAACAACTGATAAGTCTAGTGTAGTTAAAAGATTGATTAAGTTTTTATCTGAGTATGATTACACTCTCGAAGAGATCTCACAAGCCACCGATCTGTATATTAGTACGCTTAAGCAGCAAGGAAGTATTAAATTCATCAGAGAATGTGGTTACTTTATCTTTAAGAAAGTAGACGGAGTAGATCAAAGCGACTTAGCTAAGTGGTGTGAAGAACTCAAAAATGGTACAGGACCTGCTTACAATAGTCATCAAATCCTCTAATTATGAACTTTGAAAAGTTAATAAGTCAGATTGAGGGTAACAAGATTATTAAAGAGACAGGTGGCTTAACAGCTATCCCTCCTCCATTTCCTCGTTTATCAGAACATTATGGAGGATTTACTAAAGGTTCTATTACTTGTTTAACTGCTGCTTCAGGTGTAGGTAAGTCAAAGTTTGCTAAATACATGACTATTCTTAACATCATGAAGAAGACACAGAACACAAACATAGTTCCTAAAATCTTCTATTTTGCCTTAGAGGAAAGTGCTACAGACTTTTGGCTATCATTCCTATCTATGTATATGTATGAGAAACACCGTATTACAATCAGTGTATCTCAACTTAAATCAGTAGGTAATTATACTTTAAGTAGCGAACTATTAGAAAAGGTAAAGCAAGGAGAGAAGTTCATTAACACACTAGAAAGATCAGTAGAGGTAGTTGACTATATCAGAAATCCCACAGGTATGGCTAAGTACGTAAAAGCGTACTTCGAAAATCCTGAGATAGGAGAATACACCTACAAAGAAATAGAAGAAGGTAAGCGTATAATAACAGGTTATACTTATAAGTCAGATGACTTGTGGGTGTTCTTTGTATTAGATCATATTAGTCTTTTATCTAATGAGCTAGCTCCTGACACTAAGATGAAGTTATCGTCTTATCAAACGTTTGACTTTATGATTAAGGATTATGTTCTTGATATATTTTCTAAGCGTTTTAAGATGGTTAATGTAATCGTCCACCAACAAACACCAGCTTCAGAAAAGCAAACTTACACTTACAAAGGTCAACTTATGGAAGAGAAGCTAGAACCCTCAATGGAGGAGCTTCACATCAATAAGGGTGTACACCAAGACTACGAAGTAGTAATAGGTTTGTTTAGTCCTGCTAGATACAATATAGGCACACACAATGGCTATGATGTATCATTACTCGGTAACCATTACAGGTCCCTTAAATTTCTAAAAGATAGATACTTTGGCTTAGAAAACTCAAGCATCGGTCTATACTTTAATGGAGCTAACGGAGAATTTGAAGAGTTACCTAGACCCCAAGAGATGAATAGCCCTACAGCTAATCACTATGAGAATTTTTTAAGAAAAGCAAAACATTAAAAATGATCGAAGAAGAAAAGAACCCTTATTTAGTACAACTCATACGGAAGATGTGTGAAGTAATCAACGTAGATTACAACACTATAGACTTTCAAGAAGATGAATGGTATGATAAACATACCTGGACAGAAGAACAAGAAAACGAATACATTGTATGGATGTCAGAAGAGCTTTTTAACAACGAAGCTATGAGAGAAGAACTGTTAGAAAACCCTGAGAAAAGTATTATGAATTGTTTCCACGCAGCAGTACACTTTGTAGCCAACTTTGGTTGGGATACACTAGGTGATATTGTAGACAACATAGAAGAAAACAAAGTAAAATAAAAAATATGTCATCAAAACTAATCGCAATTGTAGGTCCTTCAGGTACAGGTAAATCTACCTCTATCAGGACTCTAGACCCAAAAGAAACCTTTATTATTAACGTAGCACGGAAAGAATTGCCTTTCAAAGGAGCTGAGAAACTCTACAATCTAGAATCTAAGAATTACATGGAAGTAGACGACATCAACCAAATCACTACCTTGTTACAACAAATTAGCGAGAAAGCATTACACATTAAGACTATCGTAATGGATGATGCTATCTACTCTATGTCATTTCTTATGATGAAGAAAGCTAACGAAGTAGGCTTTGGTAAGTTTGTTAACTTGGCTAAAGACGTAACTAACATGCTTACTACTGCTCGTAAGCTTCGTAATGACCTTAAAGTATTCTACATCACTCACAGCGAAACAATTGAGGATGATGGACATATCGTAGGTCAGAAGATTAAGACTATCGGTAAAGCGTTAGACAACCAGATTGTTCTCGAAGGATTGTTTACAATCGCACTTTATACTCACGTAGGTGAAGATAAAGACGAGAATGCAACTTATCATTTTGTGACTAACCGTTTCCGCAACTATCCTGCTAAGAGCCCAATGGATATGTTCTCAGAAACTTTAATCCCTAATGACCTTAACTTAGTATGTCAGTCTATTGACTCCTATTACACAGAAGAAGTAACCAAAACAAAATAAAAAACAAAAAAAAATTATTATGAAATTTGACGAATTAGAAACCAGAGAGCCTTCATCAGGCAAAAAGATGTACACAGGATTTGCTCCTATTCAAATTGTAGCTGTTAACCCTAACAGTAAAGCACTTGCTGCTTTACTAGGTATTGACGAAGACAAAGTAAAAGAGCCTAACTATGACGGTGAAAACGGAATGCGTTTAGACTTCTGGTATGTAAACCATCCTGATTTTAAAACAGACTTACGTGGTAAGTTTTCTTTGTGGGTAAACAATGATACTCGTACCTCTCAAGCAGGTAAGAAACAATTCATTGACAACTTTACTAGAACTTCTTGGGCTGAGAACTTGGCTGCTTTGAGTGAAGCACAAGCATCTTTGGATCCTTCTCGTAGAATGGACCTTAAGAGTGTTCGTGAAGCTAAAGGTGGTGAAGAAACTGTATACTCTTTATTGAAGGCTTATGGTAATATCTCTCCTAAAGAGAAGCCATTTGTATTGGATTCTTGGAATTCTATTGCAAAAGGTAAAGGTAATGAGTTGGTAGATTTCTTTGCACACTTTAACAAAGCCAACATGGGTGTTAAAGTTCTCTTAGGAATCAAAGACGACAAGTACCAAGATGTATGTACTAAAGTATTTGTAAACGTAAACAGTAAAATCACTGATTACGTAGCTAAACAAGTTACTGGTGAGTATGGATTTAAGAGTTTCTACGGAAACTTTGACTTCAAAGAATACACCGAAAACAATGCACCTGCTGCTAACGAAGTAGAAAGTCCTTTTGCTAGTGATATGATGTCATGGGAAAAAAGCGATGTAGCTACTGCTCCTGTTAGTGATGACGTAGATAGCTTGTTTTAATTTTAACTAACTGTTTCATTTTTAAGAAAAGGGGTTACATTTGTAGCCCCTTTTTCTTTTAAAAACCTTTCTTATGGATCTGACAAGTATAGAAATTAGACCTAACGTACAAACTTTGTACAAGTTATTAGGTCAAGAACAACTCATGGAGTTCTACTTCGGAGAAAAGATTAATTTTAGAAACAAGTACAAGAATCCTTTCAGATCTGATAAGCATGCAACATGCTTCTTTAAGTGGAGTCAAGGTGGTAATCTTTATTTTATAGATTACGCTACTGAGAAAATCCACTACAACTGTATAGACATAGCTCAAATGAGAACTGGTTACGAGTATCCAGACATTCTCTATAAGATTGAGTCTGACTTCCAACTTAAGAACTTTAGCCTAGAAGATAGGTTAGGTCTTAAAATAGAAGTCGACAGTCTTAAAACAGTTAAACCAGCAGAGGTAAAGCCAGCATCTATTAAAGTTAAACTTACTCGTTTTACACAGAAAGACTTAGAATATTGGGCACAGTTCGGAGTAACTCCGAGTATCCTTAAGTTTTTTGACATAAGAAGAGTAGACAAAGCTTGGATAGCTGACAACATCTGGTACATTAACAATGACTTTGATCCTTGCTATCGCTACAAAGAAAAAGATAAATTTAAATTATACCGTCCTTTTGCAGAAAAGAGAGTAAAGTTTAGAACTAATTTCTTCGGAGGCATGCTAGAAGGATACACACAACTCCCTCACAAAGGAAGTATTCTAGTCATCACTAAAGGTACTAAAGATGTTATGACCTTACACTCTATTGGAGTTAATGCAGTTGCAGTAAGAAGCGAAACTACACCTATATCGGAAAATGCCTATGAATTGCTTAGAGCAAGATTCGATAACATATATGTGTGGTTTGATGCAGATAGAGCAGGTATAGAAGGCTCACAGAAGATATCTGAGATGTACGACATACCTGTACTATACCATCATGCAAGTCTAGGTAAGGACATTAGTGACATTTATAAAGAACACGGAAAAGATAAATTAATAAAATTATGCCAAGAGTTAAAGATATTGTAAAAGAAGCTTTAGAAATTGTGTTCGTAAAACTCAAAATAGAACCTCTTATGCAAGAGAGTCTATTGAATACAGTAAATTTAAAATCTAAAAACAAAGAGTTCTATCAAAGAAGGATTAATATAATCGATCCTGAAGAGTATGCAAGAAAGAAAAAACTAGCACAAGAAAAAGCTCAGATGGTTAAAGTAAATCTAGCTAAGTTTACAGACTTTGAGCAGACTATTATAAAGATAGTTTGTAACGTCAATAGAATCAGTGTAGAAGAGTTTGTTAAACTAAGCAGAAAGAGAGAGTATGTAGAAGCTAGATTTCAGTTTGCTGCTGTTTTACTTATTCAATTTCACTACACATATACCAAAGTAGGTAACTTACTAGGCAAAGATCACTCTACAATCATTCATTCGATTAGACAGCATACTGACTTCTACGATGTAATGAACAGCTATAAGGTAAGATATAATCAAATCCTTAACATGGTAGATGATGTTTTTCCTGGTATGATGAATACAGAGATTAGAGCTAATGTTATTGTAGAAACTTTAGATAGTAGCAGAAGACGTAAACGTAGAAAAGAGATTAATGAAAAAATTAGTAAATATTCCAGATGATTGGTATTTACACCTAAGAGATACAATAGAGAGTCCATATTTTAAGAGCCTTGGGGGTTTCATTGCTAAGGAAAGACAAACTAAGTCTATTCTTCCTTACAAAGATGAAGTCTTCAAGGCTTTTAATTTAACCCCTTTTCAGAAAGTAAGAGTGGTTATCTTAGGTATGGATCCGTATCCAGGTAGATACAAAGGAGAACCTACAGCACATGGCTTAGCTTTCAGTCCTAGAAATAAAGATCAAGTTCCTCCTTCTTTAAGGGTTATGTATAACAAGATTAAAGAAGATATTTATCCAGACGAACTATCATTTCCTATTGACATGGACCTAGAAGCATGGGCTAAGCAAGGAGTTCTTTTAATTAACGCAGCTTTAACTATCGAAGAAGGTAAGTCAGGTTCTCATCTAGCTCATTGGACTCAATTTACAGAAGCTGTATTCAAAACTTTAAACGAAAGCACCACAGGACTTATTTTTTGTTTCTGGGGTAAAGACGCTTTAAAGTTTGCTCACCTGATTGATGATAAATTTCATCACGTATTAGTAGCATCTCATCCTGCAGCCGCTCTATACGCTGGAGGTAAGTGGGAATGTAACCACTTTAAAAGAATAAACGAAATATTAATGGCCAGTAATCGTGATGATATAGACTGGCTACAAAACTTAAAATAAAAAATATGAATTGGCAAGATTTCGAGACATTAAGTCATTTAGAATTTAAATCTAAATTAATAGAACACTTTACTGAAAGAGTAAAACAAACCAAACTAATGGAACAAAGTACCGAGTACGACTATTGTGAAGTACAAGGTAGAATTAAAGAACTAGAAGAACTACAAAACTTTATTGAAACATTTAAAAGACCAGCCTTATGAACAAACAACAATTATTAGAAACCTCCAGGACTAACTGGACAGTAGACAAACGTGAACTAGTAGGTCCTAACGGAGAACCTACTCCTGCTTTTGGTATCTTCAGAGGAGATACTAACAAGTGTTTAGGTATTGTAGGATCTAAATATGTTCCTACACAGAATGAAGAAATCTTAGACATGCTTTTAGAAGCTGCTGCTAGGGTTAATATCTCAGGAGAAAGAGGTGGTTTCTTAGGAGACGGCCAGAAAGTATACTATCAATTCCCTCTAACTGATGTTACTATCGGTGGATCTGACAATAAGAGGTTTCTTACAGCCCTTACTTCACACGATGGTAGTGCTCCTATTGGCTTCGGAGCAACCAATGTGACAGTTGTATGTGCTAACACGTTTTACATGGCTCTAAGAGAGTCTCAGAGGGTAAGACACACTAAGAACTCTCACGGAAGATTAGCTATTATCATCTCTCAACTACAAAACTCTCTTACTCAAGAGGAGCAATTTGTTGAGAAGTTAATCGAATTGAGTAAAATTAACATTCCTGAAGTAGTTACAGAGGATTTTATCTTAGGTATTATCGGAGGTGATGGAGAAGCAGGACGTACTAAGAATCGTATCTTAGATTTCAAACAAGCTATTGCTACTGAGTATAACACTCATGGTAATACAGCTTATGCTTTGTTTAATGCTACTACTCGTTTCACTAACTATATGATGGGACACAAGAGTATAGAGCATAAGCGTGAGTCTTTGATCCACGGAACAGCTTACAACATCAACAACAGAGGCTTAGAATTAATTTCTGAAACCTACACTCCTATACACGAAGCTAGGTTAACTTTGTAATTCTCTTGCATGCCAAAAAAGATTAGGGGGTCAACAGATCCCCTTTTCTTTTAGTTATATTTGTACACCATGTTAAAGAGAACAATCAAGAAAGTTCCTGTAAAAGGAAATCCCGAAGAAAGAGACTTGCAGAAGCCTTGCTCTGAGTGCGGTAAAGTAAAAGCTATCGCCAACAAGACTAAAAGACTTTGTGCAGGATGTGTAGTAAAAGAAAAGAAAGCTAAGCAAAAAGTCCGCAAAGAAATTAAACGTAAGATCAAACAAGAAACTATTACTCAAACCAAGTTAGATCAAATAACATCATGGTTAGTAAGAGGTGCACACATTAATAAGTGCCATGCTTGTGAGATTACTCTAGATCCTAAAGGACTTCAATGTGCTCACTTTGTAGGTAGAACTAAAGTATCTACTCGTTATCACTTAACTAACTTATTACCAGCTTGTCCTAAGTGCAATCTTTATACCCCTCATCACGTATGGAACTTAGGTAAATCTTTAAACAAGATATGGGGAGAAGATACCACAGAAGACATGCTACAACTTTCGAATAAGATTCTTAAGTTAAGTAACCACGATAGAAAGCTTATCTACGATGTGTACAGAACCTGCCTTACCGATATTGAACAAGGCAACTACTCACAAGAGCAGAAGTATGAAAAGCTTAAACAGGCTTTAAATGATTATAACAAGATAGTAGGACCCATTTTAAAATGATATATCTAGTTACCAAACAAGATATCTCCTTACCCGACATTACCCTTACTACAGTACAAGAGTCCCTCGAATACTTAAACAAGTTAGAGTGGATAGGTTTGGACACAGAGACCTCAGGTTTCGATCCTTACACTACTAAACTGTATACTCTTCAGTTAGGAGATAACGATGTTCAATACGTAATAGACTTAACTACGATTGACATCAACGAATACAAAGAGTTATTAGAGACTAAGGGTCTTATTGGTCATAACTTAAAGTTTGACCTAAGATTCCTTTATCATTATAGGGTAATTCCAACAAAGGTATACGATACCTTCTTAGGAGAAAAAACATCTCGCCTAGGTATAGAAAGCCATAGATGCTCACTTGCTGCTTGTGTACTACGTCATTGTGGAATCATACTAAGCAAAGAAGAGCGACTAAATATTACAGGTAGACTTACTGAAGGTTTCGTAAAGTACTCTGCGTATGACGTAAAGTATCTACACGAATTAAAGGACAAACAAGAATTCTTACAGCTAGCAGATGGTACCTCAGTGTCCATTGATTTGGACAATAAGTTTGTATTAGTACTAGCCTACATCGAGTATTCAGGAATGAAACTAGACGTAGAGCAATGGACAGCTAAGATAAACAAAGTACAAGCCATAGCAGATGAAGCTGAAGCACAGTTAAACCAATTCATCCTAGATAATAAGATGGAAAAGTTTATCGACTCTCAACTTGACCTCTTCTCTTCTTCGACTAAGGTTAATGTGAATTGGAACTCACCTTCACAGGTAGTAGAATTCTTTCAGGCACTAGGTGTAAACACTAAAGTAGTAGAGAAAGGAAAGACTAAAGACACCATTGAAGCTAACCATCTAGTAAAATACAGCTCAAAATACCCCATTATTGAGACTTATTTAAAGTTTAAAGGAGCTCAAAAAGACATAGGGACTTACGGACAGAACTGGATAGATCAAATTAATCCAGTAAGCGGAAGAATCCACACACAGTTTAAGCAGTTGATGAACACAGGACGCTTATCTAGTGGTGGTAAATCAGGAGACGTAAAGAACTTTAACTTTCAGAACATTCCCTCAGACCAAGAAACAAGATCTTGTTTCGTAGCATCAGAAGGAAACACTCTAGTAGGTTGTGACTATACAGGCCAAGAGCAAATTGTATTAGTTAACAAGTGTCTAGATAAAAACCTTTTAGAATTCTACGACAAAGACTTAGGAGACATGCATTCATTCGTAGCATCTAAAATGTATAACGAACTAGATGGTATGGATCTTAATGACATCAAGAAGAAACACAAGGATAAGAGACAATCAGCTAAGGTTGCAGGCTTTGCTATTAACTATGGTGGCTCAGGTATTGGTATTGCAGATCAACTAGGACTTAGTGTAGAACAAGGTCAACATATTTATGATTCTTACTTTAATGCTTTTCCAGGACTTAAGTCTTATTTTGATGAAGCAAAGAAGTTTGGCGTAGAGAATGGCTATGTTCTTATCTCACCCGTAACAGGTAAGAAGTCTTACGTAGATTACTACGATGAGTTTTCTAAACTTAAGAACGAGATGAACAAAGATTTCTGGGACAGGTACAAGCAGATGAAGAATGCAAACACACCTACGGCTAGAAAGATGAAAGAGAAGGTAAGTCAATTCTTTAGAAAACGTGGAGACATTGAACGCATGTCTTTGAACTATCCTATTCAAGGTGAATCCGCAGAGATTACTAAGTTAGCTTGTGTGTATTTTTGGACTAAATATCTAGTACCTAATAATTTATTATTTAAAGTATTGATAGTCAATATAATACACGATGAGATATTAATAGAAACGCCTGAGGAAATTGCGCAACAGGCTGCTGCACAATTAGAAAAATCAATGGTAGATGCAGGTGCTAAGTTTTGTAAAAGAGTTCCTCTTAAAGCAGATCCTTGTATTGCACCGTATTGGAAGAAGTAAATTAAAACTAAAAAACTAAACTTAAAATTAAAATTAAAATTAAAATCATGGGAGCAACAACATTTTATAACACAGTATCAGCCCCTTCTATGTCAGAAGGGTACCGTGAATTAGTAGAACAAGCTATTGATGATTGTGGGAATGATCCATACAACGGAACAATAAGCACAACTTACAGTTTTACAGACGTAACTAAAAAGTATCAAGCATCTAAAAAATCCTTAGGAGACTTTGTAGATGATTCTTATGATTCTATGGGTAAAAGAGACTGTTGGGCAATCTGTGCTAAAGATCCTAAACCAAACTCTAACAAGATTAAAACCCAAGTAGAGTTAAATCCACAGGTAGGTAAGCGAGTTTGGGAAACCAAATATGAAGTTAGAACACGTGACGGAGTAATAGGTAGTCATATCTTACAAGCAGAAGCAATTAAGATAGCTAGAGCTTACTCAGAACGTACTAAGACTAGTACTACGGTAAATATTGTTAAACAATTGGTTGAAGGTAACGCTCAGGTTGCTAAGATTGAATACAAGAAGAGCAAAGATGAGTGTAATGGCCTATATGTATTCTTTGGCTACGCAGCAGAGTAATGACAGATGAACAGATAAAGGAGGTAAGAAGAACTTATCTCCTTGCTAGAGCAGTTAACACACAGTATCAGTTTATCCGTGAGTTTGTTAATGACGATTTACGGAAAGCAATTAACGAAGCAAAAGCAAAAAATGCTTACTTTATTAAAATTTTAGACGGATATTTGCAGAAGAGAAACGTAAGTAACCAGATAGAAGAAGACGAAGAGTTGGCATTTTTGCTTTTGGAAGAAATAGAAAAGAGAACTAATGATAAATAGAGTTTACATACCTGCAACTCTTTCCCTTAATATAGATGGTAACGTTTATCTTAAGGGAGATAAAGAGTTAATGCAATCATACTTTAAAGAACTTATGAAACAAGATCCGAGTATAGATGTAGAAGTTTGTATTACTAGAATAGATTCTAAGAAAACAAACCCTCAGTTAGCTTATTTCTATAGTACCCTAGTACCTATAGTAAAAGCAGGCTTTGAGTCGCTTACAGGGGAAGTATATAGCAAAGAGGACGTAGTAACATTCCTTAAAGACAAGTACTTCTACGAAGAGACTATGTTCCAAGGACAGTTTATTAAAACTCCTCTCTCTTTATCTAACGGTAAGAAAGACGAAGTACATAAGTTTATACAAGATGTGATCTTATTTGCAAGAGAAATCCTGGGAGTGGAAGTACCAGAACTAGACTAAAAATTATGTTATATATTATAGAACCCCGCACAGAATCAGACAAAGTGGAAGCTGTTGGCTCCCCTGATGTCGCACACTCCTACGCTTATGGAGAAAACATGGTCACCTATTATGGAGATGAATACAGTCAAACTATCCAATTAGGAACTATAGTAAACTGTAATGAAGTAATGTCTATTGTAACTAATGTTCTTCCTATGAAATTTGGAAGAGTTATTCTTACAGTAGTTCCTGCTTATCCTATTTCTAAAACTACTACAGGTGCCTTAAAACGTTAACTATGGCTAACGATTTTCCTGCTATGGAAGACTATAATGAGGGTAGTCAAGCACTACGATACAACAAAGGTAAGGCTCAGTGGTCTTTAGTAGATTTTAAGTCTTTAGAACCTATGGTAGAAGTACTAGAGTTCGGAGCTAAGAAATACGCTAAAGATAATTGGAAGAAAGGAATGCCAGCTAGCGAAGTATTAGAGAGTATGTTGAGACATACTTTTAGTTTGTTATCAGGAGAGTCTCATGACAAAGAATCTCTTATCCACCATATAGGACACATACAATGTAATGCTATGTTTATTGCCTATATCTTAAGAGAGAAGCCTGAGTTTAATGATTTGACCCATGAAGATTCAAGTAAGTAACTTTTCCAAACTAACCAAAGGCCAAAGGAATTATCCTTATTGGTTCTTCTATCCTTTACCCATATTAACTTTTAGTCGCACTAACTCTAGAGAGAGGTTTAGTATTCATTTAGGGTTCTTATGGTTTACACTAACTATTAAATTTACGAAGCAATGATTTTAGACGAGGATTATTTATCCAACACAGCACAAAGCCAGAGTAGGCTAAAGAAAATACTTTTACACCCTAACCTTTATATTAACTACGATCCTAATTCTGACATGGATGAACCAGCAGAAGTAACAGTTATAGGTGATGGAGTAGATTTATTATTAACTCAAGGAGAAGATGTATTCATGGAGCAATTCTATTTCAGTACTGTAGAAAGACCTACAGGACAGATGGGAGACTTTGTATGGCATCTATTTGCTAATCGTAATGATACTATGGCAGAAAACATAGCCTACGAATTAGCAGGATTTAAGCGTGATACTCTCGCTAAGGTAAGAGAAAGATTCGAGAAAGAGGGTAAAGCCTATTATGATGACTTGATTGCTGGGGAAGGAAAGAAAGTAGTAAGTCCTATTCAGTATGCAACCATTCAGAACGTAGCAAACACTCTTAAGATGAGTCCCTTTACTTCTAAGTACGTAGTAGGGAATTCACAGTTTAAAGTATTTACCCAACAGTCTCTTCAGTTTGAATACGAAGGAATTGCTTGTAAGGGTCTTTTGGATTTAGTGGTAGTTGACACAGTGAACAACATCTTATATCCTATTGACCTTAAAACAACCACAACTTCTTTAAACTATTGGGTAGAGATGTTGCTTAAACACAGATATGATTTCCAAGCAGCTTTCTACACAGAAGCTCTTAAGCAGACAGACCTAAATATCTACGGAGAGAACTTGACTATACATAACTTTAGATTTATCGTAGAGAGTCAGAAGTATCCAGGTAGTCCTTTGATCTATGAGATGTCAGACAAGCTAATGGATTTAGGAAAGATGGGAGGCACTTACTTAGGTAAGGAGTATGAAGGGTTCCACCAAGCAATTCAACGCTTAAAATGGCACTCAGAAAACGATATGTGGGCATATACAATGGAGGACTACTGGAATGACGGACTTAGAATTGTGTAAAGTGTACTCAGATACTACAAACAATACCACCAAGTTTCTTAGCCCCATGATATTTACATCAGGGGCTAATGCTGCTCGTTTACTTGCTAACTTTGGGTTAGTTAATGTTTACATAGATGATTACGGGTATAAAAGTAAGTACACTAACTGTTTGTTCTTTTTGTTTAAGCCTACAGACAAAGATGCTTTTGAGATGTTTGAAACTAAAATTACAGGATTTGACTCTTTCTACGACTATTATGAAGTAGATAACATGGTTATGTATGTCTTTAGACCTAGTTCTTTATATCATAGAGACATTGAATTGTTTAAGCAAGGTAGGTTTAATGACATGTCCAAAGATTATAAATCTCTTTTACATCGTGATATAAATTTTAAAGACGTAGTTGTAGATATTCCAAAAGAAATCTTTAGATTTGAACTCAGTTTAAGATAGTTTTGAAATTTGTAAAAGATCAATATGACCGATATGACGCTCTAGGAAGGAAACTTACATGTTCCTTCTTAGAAAGTCATGGTTATACAATTGAGCCAAAGGAGGAAGAAGATTACAACATAGACATTGTAGCCTACAAAGACGGTAAAAGATACTTCTTTGAAGTAGAAATGAAAAATACCGCTTTTACTGATATGAATAGTTTTCCATATTCTACTGTTTCTTTTTTAGATAGAAAGAAAAAATTTAGTAAAGATCATTTGTTCTTTTATATAATTATAAGCAGTAAAACATATGCAGCTCTAATTGTAAGATCTGATAAGATTTTTAAAAAAGAGTACTTAGAGAGGTTATATATTAATACGAGAGAAAGATCTGGAGAAGATTATTTCTACAGAATACCAAGAGAACTTTGTAGATTTGTACCACCTGAACAATTTTTAATAAACAATAATGTATAAAATACCTATCATATATAACATGCCTAAGACTGATAAGTCTGAACTTTACTTAGATTTAGCTGTAAGAATCGCTCAAGAATCTTACTGTAAGAGACTCCAGGTAGGATCTTTAATCGTAAAGAACGGAAACATTATCTCTTTTGGGTATAATGGAACTCCTTCAGGGTTTCCAAATGTATGTGAAGAGAATGATACAACCTTTGAATACGTACTCCACTCAGAATCCAATGCAATTACTAAAGCATGCAAGAGTCCTATCAGTACAGAAGGAGCCGTTATGTACTGTACTCATGCATGCTGTGTGCATTGTGCTAAGTTGATTATTCAAAGTGGAATCACTACATTTGTATATCTAGAAGATTATAGAGATAGAACAGGATTAGAACTATTAATAGCAGCAGGTCTAGATGTAATCAAAGCAAAAACAAATTAAAACAATATGGCAATCACAGTAAAAGGACACCGAGTATTACTCAACCGTCCTAAGAGAGAAGAAAGACTCATTCAACTTACACCAGAGATGGAAGAAGAGTTGAACATGAAAGAGTTGGCTAACCTTAAGCGTTTAGAAGTATACGCTCTCGGAGAAGAAGTAACCAACGTAAAAGTAGGAGACTTCGTTTATGTAAACATCATGTACCTTCAATCAGCAGAGTTAGTTGAAGTAGAAGGAGAAGAAAAGATCATGGTAAGTGATCGAGACATTGCTATCGTTTGGTAATTAAAAAGACAAATATGTTATTCTATTACACAGAAAAAGAAAAAGTAGAGAACGGTGAAGAGATGGAATTGATCATCAAGAAAGGTTTCTCTTTTAACATCCACAAGGTTCTTATGACTTACCCTACAGAGAATGGTTTAGCCGTTGTCTTAGAAGGTAACGCTGATAAACTTAACCCTGTAGACTATCAATACAAAATTGATCCTGCAACTAAGCAAAAAGTTCCAGTAAAAATCACTAAATTTGAAATCACAAGTGAGCCAATCGTAGTAGAGCTGAAAGTAAAAGAAGAAGTTCTTGCTTTCTTAGCTGCTACAGGAGGACCACAAGCGATGTAATCATAGTTTTAGTTTATTTAGTTTTAGTTTTTAGTTATTTAGTTTACCAACCAAAAGAAAAGGGGCTCTTAATAGGGCCCCTTTTTTTATAATCTTATTACTCTTGGATGTTCTATCCCGTTTGCTATGACGACATCTAATCCTAGTATACTTTCTATCACAACATCGTCTTCTTCCTCTACTCCCATTTCTTTTAATAGATCCTCAAACTGATCCTCTGTAAGCAGTACCACATTAGGTCTTACTGCTAACCCATCCTTCTCTGAGTCTAAATAGAACTGGTTTATAAGTTTATCTATATCTGCTATCTTAATCATCTTAATTTTATTTAAAGCGAATATAAAACGAATATATTAAATCCGTATCTTTTTCTACTAAATCAAACGAAACTCCTGGATAACCAGGACCAAAGTTATTCATTATCCACTTAGAAGAGCCGTACATAGACAATACATTCCTATATCTAAACTTGTAAACTTGCTGCATGCTCTCTGTATGTAGGTCACCTTTTACTATTGAGATGTTTTTATTCTCTCCTAAATTGTGGTGATCTATATACTTGTTAAGGAAATTTTCTGCTTTCTCAGTTAAGAAAAGGGGAAGACCATGCTTAAGATCCTCAGAGTCTTTTCCATGAGTAAAAATAAATGTATGTTTTCCATAGTCAAAATGTTCTAAGAACTTCTCCATTATCGTTACTTTGATAAAAGGATAAGCCGTATTTAAATAAAGAGTTAGTGCTTGGTTAGTTATGTAGCCAAAAGAACCTGAGTGGTTATCTTCTGTCTGCATAATAGCATGAATGTTATTAGCTAAGTTTTTTTCTACTAACAGGTCAAAGAATCGCTTATGAGCATAAAGATACGTCATAAAAGACTCCTTATTGTTCATGTTCTGGGGAAGTGCATGTCCTCCTCTAGTAGTTTGACCACTCCAACCATCTAATGAATCTCCTAAATCACAAATAAAAAGATCTTCTAACCTTCCATAGGTCTTTACTTGCTTCTCTATCTCTTCTAATACTCTCATCATACGTACTTCGAAGACATCTTCGTTGTACTGATTGTTGAAAATAGAGTTAGGATGAGTAAGAGCACCTACGTGTTTGTCACTCATGTAGACGAATAAGCCTTTCTTAGACGCTATAGGAGACTTTCTAGGTGTTGGGTACGGAGTTATATTAGATTCTAGGAAAACCTCTCTGAGAACGTTCTCTATGTCTTGAGGAAAAGTGTCCTCAGGCTTTATAGAAGCAAATAAGGCTGACACTAGCCAACCTGATTGTTTTTCTTTACTCCAATACTGTACTAATCTCCACTTAGTTCTGTCTATCTTGTGAATTTCAATGATTTCTTCAGAAGATCTAGGCTGAGTAGAAACTAGTTTAGATACCTCAAGTGTACCTTTATCTAGATTCTCATCATAAGTTCCTGTAATTTGTGTAGGTTGATCGTTAGGCGTTAAAGGTTTATCTGCACCCAACTTATACATAGCAGTTCTTTTTAAGTCACGAACTCGCTTAGCTCTTAGTTCATTATATACTTCTGGTTGGTAGTTGAAACGAATAGCAACTTCTAAAGCTGACTCATCCGTATTTGGATTATCCATGTAGTGTTGGATAATCTGTTTTGAGATTGGCATCATAGGCTGGTAGGTTAAAGTATTAACCCTATGGTTAACAAAGCTATAGCAAATAACCCGCCTTTCAAAACGTTCTTTAAAGTTTTAATTGTTTCTGCTTGAGACCTAACTTTAGTATCTAAGCGAACTATCTCTACTTTAGCGGTATCTAAAGCCTTCTTATAGTTAGGGATAATAGAATCTTTATACAAGGATAACTGAACGCTATCTGTCTTGATAATCTTCTTAAGACTTACTACTCTCTCACGTGCTTGAATTCCTTTTAGGAACTCATTATTCAACTCCTTTAAGGGTAAGCTGTCTACTGATTGTGAGTAAGAATTTTGTGCCGTCAATATCAGGCATAGTGTCAATAGCAATCTGAATTGTGTCATACTTTAGGGTGATTTGTTCGTAACGGAAATACTCTTCGTGCTTTATATGTTCTAGAGAGTCAATCTTTTCAAAGTAAGTATCGTTTTGTTTATCTATAGAATCAATAAAAGATATTACTTGATTAGTATCTTGTTCCTGTACATACTCATACTTAAAAAGTAAGTAAGCAATGATGAAGAAAAAGATAATATTAAGTTTAATCGAGAGGTTTTTCATTATCGTGGTTAAATTTATGCTGGTCTATCTTTGCTAAGATCTGAGATAGTACACTGTTGTTTATTACTCCTACTGTGTTAGCATTCTTAAGAGCACTAATAAGTTGGAAGACAATAAAAGGAGCACAGAAAGTTTCTGAAAGCCAGAACGTACCATCAAATCCTTTCTCTACCATTAAGATAGCAGAAAGAATCATTACCCAAGCAAACAAAGTCTGAAGTACTTTAACTGCTTTTCTTGTTTGAAAACCAATCTTCTTAGTACCTGCCCATACACCAAAAAATCCATCTACAAATACAACAGCAACAATCGCTAAGTATTGTTCTGCGTTATCTGCAGTTAGATTTAAAAAATATGTGCCCAAAAAGGCACATACTGTGGTGATAGTTACTAAAAGGGTCTTCATCAATTAAGCGTTGTAAGCAATAATAGATCCTGAAGCAAGTGTTATAGAAGAGATAGTTGTTCCTTTAGCTACGCTAATCTTCATTCCTGGTGCCAAAGTAACTCCTGAAAGACCTAAGCTTGTCATAAGACTAGCTGCGTTCTGATCTAAGATAGCACTAACTACAGCTGATGCGTTAACAACAAAGTACTGAAAAGTACCTGTAACTGGTGATGTGCCTGAGATTACTTTACTGCCGTTCATACCTGCTTCCGCAGTTACGCTAGCGTTGATGCAACAAAGTTGACCTTCGATGTGACGAAGTTTCTTTGATTGCTCTCTGAGAATGTCATGTGTTTCCATAAATATTTATCTTTACGACTGTTAAGTCCGACCTTAGTCCGTATAACAAAAATACTTTAATTAAAAATAAAGTCAAGAAACTAGGAGGATTATTTCCTCCCAGTCTCTGAGTATATTTCTGTTAAAGAAGATGTCCTATCTCTAGACTCTGATCTTTCCATCTGTAAGGATTCTATTTTATTCAATAGACTTTCCTTAGTATCTACATCGTCTACGTAGTCTATTTGTCTTTCAATAGATTTTATTTGTTTATCTATGGAGTTTACAGAACGTTTCTCTCCTCTTAAGTCTGCTTCTAAACTACTTACATACCACTTAGGGTTATACTTTTCGTACTTTCTAAACAGATACTCAGGGTTTAAGAAGTAGTTTATAGAAGCGTTTAATCCAAATAGTTTTTGGATACGAGCAGATATTTCTATATCTCCTTTAAGAGTAGGATCTGGTGGGTATCTTTTAGGGTTAGAGATCTTACCACTTCTACTCCTAGGAACATACTCATCAAAGGGACTTGCATCGTCAAAAGGATTAAGCATTTCTACAGTTAGTTTTACAGCATCTGTAGCACCTGCAAACGGAAGTAATACGTTTCTATTCAAGTAATACTGAGCAAAGTTTTGTCCGTCTACGTTGTTTTCAAACCTAGAATGGTAAATAGACAAAGGACTAAATACAGGGTTCAAACTGTTTAACTCGTCTTCAATCAATAACAAGTTATAAAGCAAGAAATACACTACATACATATCTTCATCATCCTCATCATCATATCTTAAACTATTAAGCAAGGCAGATACTCCCATAATTAAAGCTAATGCAAGCATATCTATAGCTGCACCTTCTGTTTCTCTGCGTTCTGCAGGAGTCATAAGATTTCTAGTTGCCGGTAATGAGAAGTTTGTTTGATAAAGTAATTTAAGCGCTTGAATTACTGTCACGTAGAAACCTTGAAACTCTTCTCCTGATCTAGGATTAATAGTTCTGCCTACTTTAAATCTCCTCATACCTTGATAAGCAACCCATCCTTTCATGTTTCCTATAATTCTACCAAGAGTGTATCTACTATACTCTCCTTTGTCCATAGATCCATAAGCACCTTGGATAGCAGCGTTAACGTGGTTAAGTTTACCTCTGTAGTATTGTTCTATTTTTGAAAATCCTTCTAAGTCTACAATCGTATCCTTAGGAACAAGAATTCCGTCTTTAAAGTCGTATGCTTCAAACAAAGGAACTCCTTCAGGTTTATCTATCAAAGGAACTAAAAACTGCTGAGACATAGCCTCTGCAACTGCACTTCTCATTTCAAATTCACCAAAGGTTCTAAAGAATCCTAGAAAGTTAAATGGATTGTACTTACGATACTTGCCTAACTTAGAAATAAATAACTTACGTCCTGTTTCACTTAGTTGATCTTCTGGCATAACATTAAAGTATCTCATACGAGCAATGTATTCAGAATCTCTACCATCTTCTACTTCTGACTGAAACAAGTCTGCTATATGTACAGCATTTCTACCCATAGCCTTAAAAATTTCCTTACGACTTAAACCATATATACCAGCTTGTATAAAGATGTTAGCAGATCCTGCCATAAAGTTTTTTACACTAGAAGGAAGACGGTAAGCAAGTACAATAGGAGAGTTGACAGATAAAGACATATCAAGTACTTTCTCTACCATTCTACCCGCTTTGTTGTTTACTAAGAACTTACGATTCTTACCTTGTAACTTACGTTCAAACAAGTTATTAATCATCTTCTCAATCTTAGTACCAGGCAAAGACTCTTTTAATACGTCTTGCATACCATAGATGTAAGGCATTACTTCATAAGCTTCTTTGAATCTGATTAAGTCTGCACCATACATTCCAATACTGTTAAGAATGTTTAGACTCATTTTATCTGCAGGAATAGGTCTATTATATTTTAAATAAAGTTTCTTACTTACCTTTTGTATAACAGATCCCCCTTCTTCAGTCCTTGCTGTTTCTTCGTCATCTTCAAAAGTAGCTCTATCCCAAATACCTTGAAAAGTAGATCCTATTTTGGATTTAAGTGTACCCATATTAGTATCTTTCAGAGACCTTTCTACAGGGTCCATCATAACACTAGGCAACTCTAATCCTTTCTTAAGATTCATAGGTGTTCCTTTCTGAAGATCTAAATAAAGATCTGTAATCTTCTGAAGAATTTCTTTTTCCTTAGCATCTAATTTATCGTACTCTTTGTTTCTATATTCAGTTCTGTCTGTACGTAAAGGAACACGCTTACTGTATTTTACATTCTTTACTTCTGGTTTAATGTATCTAGGGTTCACTGCAATAGTATTCCATCTAAAAGAAGGAGAAGTATCGCTAATCAAAGTTTTATCTGTAGGTTCGGTAGACATCCAGAAATATAAAGGTTCATCAGATAAAGTCCATATCTGATTGTTCTCATCCCATACGTTTACTTTTTTGTGGTTTTGTTTGTACCAATCAGTCTTTCTAAGTTCTTTAGTTGCATCTAACTCTAATAGAGAGTCATCAGTTTGGTCTTGGTACTTTACATTGTTTTGAGCAATTAAAGAAGTTTTAATTAGATTTAACTTACTAGTGTATTCCCTTACATAATCAGGAGTGTAGACCTTTTCTTGGATGTCTCCAAAAGAAGAAAACAGATCCTTGAGATTGTCAGAATCTTCTTTAGACATATCTACATCAGTCTTGTAAGCAGTTTTAATTGCTTCTATTTCTTCTTCTAATGCTCTAACAAGAGTAGAGAGATTAGAAGGAGTTCCATCTGGATTAGGAGAAGCGATCTTAGAACCTTCGTAGAAGTTATCTGTGTTCTTATATCCCTTCAATACCCCGAATATATCATTCCATACTTCATCCATTTTACGAACACCTGAAGGAACAGGATACCTAGACTGAATAGCAGCAACTGCATCTACTATTTTTTTTCTTTGTTTATAGAACTCAGGATCAATTTTTCTTACGCAGTTGTTTGCTTTCCACAACTCAAACTGTTTCTTATAGTAATCTACTGTTTGTTTCTTGTAGTCTAAGGTATCAGCATCAGCATTGTCGTCTACTGCTTGTTGATAGTCAGCAGCTGCTTTATCGTAAGCTGTTTTTTTAGAATTTAGTTGAGAGTCAAAAAGTGCTTGGTTTTCTTTACTGATAGTGTAAGTATAAAGTTCTGCAGCAGCTCTACTCTTCTTCCATTCTCTAATGTTAGCAGCAATTCTAAGTCCTGCTTCATCTTTTAAGTTTTTGTTTTTATCGTAATCAGATTCTAGTAAGTCTAGTTCTTCTTTTAAGTCATCTAATTTATCTAACTGTTCTTCTGAGTTTTCTTCTGTAAGACTTCCTACTTGGATCTTATTCATCTCTTCAAAGATTAAGTCTCTAGCTTCTTTAGCTTCTGCACTAAGCATGTTCTGAATTTGATAGTAGATATCTTCAAAAGGCTGTACTTCAAACTCAGATCTTGTTCTACGAATCTCTTCTTCTTTAGCTCTGATTAAATCTTTTACTGTAGAGTCTTGTACCTTAGTTTGTTTTAATTCTCTTAACTCTGCTTTAAGTTTAGTTATAAGATTGTTGTAACGAACTTCATCCATCTCACTCAACAGAACTAGTGTTTCTCTCTTAGAGATTTTTCCATTCTTGTTTTCTACAATCTCTACTTTCTTAATGAAACGTCCAAATACATTTTCAAAGTCGAATGCAGTATTTACTCCCATCCCTTTACTCTTTAGGTGGTTTTGTAACTCATCTGCAATCTTCTTTAATTTAACTTCCATTGCTTGAGCCTTTACGTTAGCTGTATCAAACTGATTAGCAATCATACCTCCTACAGTACCTGTAAGAATGTTTCCTGATAATCCTGCTGACTCTAAGAAAAGAGAGAAGTTTCCTACGTCTTTTATCTGACCTCTAAGTGCTTTTAGTAAGTTAGTCTTAGTAGCTAGGGTAGACATTCTTGCTTCTTCATTCCTAATACGATCTTCGGTAAGTTTTATAAGTCTAGTGTTTCCTAGTTTTTGTGCACTTGCTAATGAAACTTTAAACCTATCTATATTGTCTTGGATTCGCTTCTGAGCGTCTTTTGTCTGTGGTGCGAACTCATCTGCCAACTTAATAGCTAAAGCCTCTACAGCGTTGTTAAAATAAGCCTTAGACAAAGAATCTGCAGTAGCTTCTAAGTTTAACAACTGTTGACCCAAAATAGTGTTTGCTCCTAGGTCTCCCATAACTCTACGATAATTTTGTGCTAGGTTTGTATACTGCTCTCCTAACTCTTTAGCATGGTAAGCTTGTCTAAACAGTTGATCTTTGGTTATTGTAGGATCAGAAGACATCTTGTTAAGAGAAGTACGAACACTTGCTAAGTACTTAGAGCTATCATGGAAGAAACTTACTAAAGATTTAAAAGACTCTTTAGCCTCAGCTGCAGAAATCTCTACGAACATGTCCTTAGTTCTTAATACACTGCCTACGTTTACTCCTAGAATCTCTGCTTGATCTCTTACCTTACTCCAGTTGATTAGATTTTCGTCCTGTAATAGTTCATCTAAACGAGTAAGGAAGTCTGAATTCTCCTCTACAAACGTATCCATCTCAAGCATTTGAGGCACACTCATAGTATAGGGTATAGAATCAAACTTAGTATATATAATACTAGTATTAATATCTTGAGCAAGGAGTATCTCATTGAAGAAGTTTTCCATCAATAGATCTATATTCTCTAGGCTATTAGGATTTTGATTTAGATTTAACTTCTTACCAAAGAACTTAAAGATAGCATCTATAATTTTAATAAACCAGTTTGGTTCTTCCGACTCTAGAGTGTTGCGGAAATCAGGATTAGTAAAAAACTCTGATACAAACTCGTGTATGTCTTTAAAACCATAGTAAGTGTCTGTTCTTTTTTTTGTAGAATATTTCTGTTGATAGTAGGCAAGGATAGGCTTAAGACTATTTACAAGTTCTTTGTCTATCTCGCTTGTAGGATTTTGTAACGTAGATGATAGAACAGAGTGTAGAATCTCGTGGAGAATAACACGTCTAGAATAATCTAGTCCTCTATTCTTTAATCCAAATACATTTAGTTTAATTTTATGTAGTTCAGGAACATACTCTCCCATAGGAATTACATCTCTGTTTTGTAAGTCTTTACCTGTAAAAAAGTCTAAACCGATTGTAGGGATCAAGTCTATAATAGGTAAAAGTTTTTTAATCACAAACTTCTCGTAGTCAGGAGTCTCTGGGTCGTTTAGAATCTTAACTAAAGTATCATAGACATCAGGATTTTGAAAGTCTACGTACTTCTTTAAGAACTCTATACGTGACTCTTCTCCATTTACTAGACGTTTATTAAATACTTCTCCTTCAATAAAACTAGAAAGATATACCATGTTTAGTTCAGTAAAAGGTATAGGATATACTTTGTACATCCTTTCTAATACTGGTGCTTCTGGATTAACAATCTCTATACTTACAGAGGCAAGTCCATTGTTTTTAATGTAGTTTGCCATCTCTACTAGAGTAGTAAGATTAATAGGATTATCTATTCTTACTTGAACATCTTCAAATAAATCCTGAGCTGCTCTAAGATACTTAACTTGATCGGAGGTTAACGAATCAATACCTACGTTTCTAAGTAAGTTGTCTGAGTCTATTTCTACAAAATTTCCAAACCTACTCTTATCCTTGTTAAGAGGTTTAGGCCAGGTATTGTATCCATCTTTTTTAGAATATAGACTTCCTTGCTTAACTAAGTCTATAGCTTGCTCGTTACTATATCCTACTTGTGATAGAGTATAAGCAAGTACAGAAGTTTGATTCATCCCTGTTACGGGATTAGTATATTTTATAACACAGCCTTTAGACATCTTGTTTTATTTAAATTTAAATTGTTTACTTGTTTACTTACAAATATAGTTGGTTTTTAATCTTCCCTACACTTAATCACTTCGAACTCAGTATTTTCTAGGTTAGACATATCTGGTGAAGTCATAGGGTTAGAGTTGCTTACAAATTGTTTAAACCCTTCTATGTCTTGTTTGTTTCCTAGTATGTGAATTTGTTCTGGTTCAAATACTGTATAAGTATTGGCAACACCTCTATAACTACCAGACATTCCATCTTCTACATTGTTAAATATAATAGAATCATTATTTTCTTCTAATTTTTCTATTTCTTTTTTAACAATAGATAGCATTTGGTAATTATTTCCTTCAACAACCAAAGGATTATTTACTTCTAATAATGCTGAATAAACTATAGAATCATCTTTTAAATATTCTGAAAAATCAAGTTCATCTACATATTGAACAGTATTAAATTGTTTATCATTTTTAAATTTTTCAAAAAGTTCTTTTGTTTTATCTAAAGACTGTCTTTGTAAATATTGAACATTTAAGTCTTCAGATCCAAAATAATTTAATACTATTTCTTGCCACTCTTCTTGAGTTACATCTTTAATATTTTTATTAGCCAGATCTCTTTTAAAATAGTAATAAAATATAACATCGTTATAAATATTGGACTGCTCTAAACTTTGTCTATATCCTTGTGCTATACCTAAACTGTTTGAAAAGAAAAACCCTTTACCGTTAATAGAGGCTTTTGTTTTACTTCCAGATAAACTTTTATCAAACTTATTGAATCTAGTATGAGTACCATGATAAACAATATCTTTTACTTTACTTTCAGGAAAGATAGAATCTAAGTACTGAGAGTATTGTTGAGGTGTACCTATATTAGCTAACTCAGGAGTAGATTCAAACAGTTCTGTTACTCCTTCCTTACCTACGGATTGTGTATAGTACGAAGGTATATTACCCTCGTACTTATTCCACAGGTAATATGCTAGTGTAGGATGAGCATTTGATATAGCTTTCCACTCAGGTGTATTTTTGTTAGGGCAAATCATTTTTAGCAGTTATTAAATACTTCGTTCATTTCTTTTGCACTATACCCTAAGCTTTCTAGTAAGGGTATGTCTATATCTGTTATTGGGTAGGAAACTCCGTTCTTAAGTGTTAGATTTTTAGGTAGAGTAGATGGTTGAGTAGAAACAAATCTAGCTTTAAATGCTTGTTCATTAGATATATCTGTACCAGATTCATTTCTAAATTTCCATCCTTTAGGAGCAAGAACAGTAGTAGGAATACCCAGTTTGATACCTGCTTTAGCTCCTGCTTCATCTATCCCAGTTTGCCCACCACTTCTAACTGAAACAATCTTGTTTTTCAAGTTATCAGATAGAGTGACATATTCCAGCAAACGTTCCATGGCACCATCTAACAAAGCTTGAGGATATTTTCCTTTCATTGTGTAGATACCATTACCGGCTATGTTAAGCGTCCTGGCATTTGCGTTGTTCAAATCAGCTACAATACTTTCTGCCATATTAAATATTGCCTTGTCATTGAGCTCATATCCTTTACTTGCGTTAAACGGATCTACAGGAACAAACATCTCGTCAAGGTTTCTGGCTATGTATTTCTTACCCTGGCTTTCTACAGATGACTTGGTTAGTTTCTCTCCAGCTGTATTAAAGTCAACGGCTATTGCTATTGTAGCATCAGCACTTGCATTCTTAATAGTTCTATTTTTATATCCTGATGTAGGTTCTTCCTGGAAATCTATTTTAACAATAGTAGATGATTGAGTAGTAATTTTCTGTGGAGGAACAGTTGCCTTTGCTTTCTTTTCCTCAAGCTTCTTAGCTATGATAAACTCCTCATCCATACTATTGAAGTCAGGTTCAGGAGCATCACTAGAAGATTCTTGTGCATAGATCATAGCTTCATCTAAGTCATCGTTACTAGTAATCTGAGGCTTCTCTTCTATTACTTGTCTAAAGTCAGGGAAAGTTTTCATCTTATTAGTAACTACTACTTTGTTTTGTTTACTTGGCCAGTAGATAGATGCATGAGTCTTTGTAGTCTTATTTAAAAGATCCTTTAAGAATTCTGCAGTCTCTAGGTTATCTATAGACTCTTTAATCTTTTTAAGAACAATAGACAATTCAATCATACTTTCAGTCTGAGCTTCCATAGGAATAAAGTTATGGATAGAACGATACCTAATGTTAGATCCTTGTCCTAATAAAACAGCATTAGCTAGATCACTAAAGAATCCTCTTACTTCTGGATTAGGATGATTAAGTCCATCAGAGAAGTCTTTTTGTCCTGCGTTTACTGTGTCTACATCCTTCTCGTTAGTTAGCATACCAGGATAGAACATGCTAGTTCCTTCTACCATGATAGAAGTAAAGTTATTTAGGATAATATTATTAGAGGCAAAGGCTTTTATCTTTGGATCTTCTGTGTTGTTAAATATTCTGTCAAACCTAGCACGTAAGTTATTTCCAGACTTAATATCTAATAGACCTGATTCAGCACTATACTTAGCATACAAAGGTTTAAGTTCTGGAATATTCTGAAAGAAAGACAGCATCATAGAGTTCATAAGTTGGTTAAAGTTTCTAACTGTCTTGTCTCTACTCCAATACTTACCATACTCTTGCTTAACTTTATATAAATAATCCTTAACTAGCGGAAGAGAAAAGAAGTCCCACACTTGATCTACTACAGATTGATTGGCTTCAAGGACGTTAAATGGAGAAACAACACTGTTTGTAAGAATTTTATCAATTGCCTCACTGTTAAAGTTTTCTCTCGCTTCATTAATACCTGTAGAAGTAGCATAGAATTCTGTATTAATACGATAGTTAGCTGTGTTGAAATCTATGTTACTGGTTAACGACAATAAAATTTGGTTCTGTTGCTTAACAACATAGTACTGAGTTATAAATGCTAACTGTGCTCTTAGTGCTTCAGTTCCTTCTTTACTATTTCTATTAGCTTTGATCTTTTCGTAAGAACTTCTAATTACATTAGGGTTAGGAGGATAGTTTTCTTTGTTAAAGTTTTCTGCAGATAAAGCACTTGTAATACTAGGTGTGCTAAGAACCTTTTCTACAGTAAGAGCTTCGTCTATCTGACCTTCTACAAAGACTGGTTTTTCTCCTAAAAAGTTTAGTGCAGGAATAATGTAGTCCTTAAACAAGTCAGCAGGTTTCTGTCCTAATGCTTTACCTACTTTAGTAATCTTACTAGATCTAATATAATGTTGGATGATAGGTTGGTTAACCAATAAAATAGCTTCATCTACAGGAGTACCGTTAAGAACCATCTGAAGAATTAAAGGTGTTCTTTCTCTATCTGCGTTAAAGAAGTTAATCCAGTCTTCGTTTTCAATATCTACGTGACCGTTAATAAACTCGTTGATTACGTCAGATATAAGATTTACTCCATCAGCGTCATACAAACCACCTAACTCAATCTCTTTAGTATTTTTATTCTTGTTTGACTTAAGTAAGTAGAACTTATTTATGTCTACTTCTTCTGGATTACTTTTAAATCTAAGTCCAGTTTGTTGGAATAGTTTATGCAAAGCGTTAGTCTTAGCATCTACACCCAAAGACTTCTTACCTAAGTTATTCTCTGTAAAGATTCTAACAGAAGTTTCAATCAAGAACATAGCACTAGAAGAAATACGACTCTCTTTACCTTTTAGTTTTTGATATTCTTCTGCAATAGCAGGAAGAATAACGTTAGTGTTAGGCTTGGTAAATTCTGTAAAGATACTTGGCTCAGACAACACAGAAGCTATTACAGAGATCATATTATTAGAAGCAGAACCCTTAAGAGCTTTCTCTGAAATGTCTTTCATATCAGCAAGTATTTCATTAGCACTAACTAAATTCTGTAACATCTCTACTACTTTAGGGTCTTGACTACGAAGAGTTTTAAATCTCTCAATAGCAATACCTAACTTCATGTTTAACGGACCAATGTTTTCTTTAAATTCTGTAATTGCATCTTGGTCTCCAGAATTCTTAGCTTCTTTTAAATCGTCTATAAACTTCTTAAGAGTTTCAATTTCTTTAGATACTAAGCCCGCTTCTTTAAAGTCAGCAGAGGCAAACAAAGTTTGTAAACTATCTGCTCTAAGAGCTAAGAATTCATTCTTTGCCAAGATATTATCTATGACTTGTGTTCTAAACTCAGGGTCACTTAGTCTAGAATTAGATACTAAGTTTCCGTTATCGTCTAACTCTGGCTCATACATAAACAATTTATCTATGTCAAAATCCGATCCAGACTTAGTTACAATAGAAGGAGGAACAACCATTACAGGACCTCCTACATTAGATAAGAACCTACGTACTCTAAAGTGTTCCATAGAGTTTAATCCCTGAACAGGAATACGTACCCCTACTATACTAATCTTAGCAGAGTGTTCTGCTACCCAAGCATCATCCTCTAAGGCTTGGTTTAATCTATCTAGTGTTTGGATAGGTGCACCATTCCACTCTAAGTTTAATAGGGGAGTGTGTTTCTTTGGATTAAATGGAATTAAAACATCCGCAGGCTGTACTACTCCATTCTCAATACGATAGTCTCTTAGACCGCTTACATTGAAGCCCTTAGCTATAGATTTCAATTGAGAAGTAGTAGGCTTCTTCATACGAGTACCTAATTTGTTAAAACCAGTAGAAGCTAACTGTATGTAAGCTTCACCAAATAACTTAGGTCTCAATACACGCTTAGATAAAGCAGAAGAAATAATCTGATCTATCAAAGAACGTTGTACTCCTGCATCTACAGAGAATACAAAAGAATTATTAACAGTAGGTCTTAAGAAAGAATACACAGAAGTAGGTACGTCTTTCTTATCAAACTCACTATGCAACCAGCTAGTAAAGTCTGCAGTATTGATACCTGTTATGTTACCATCAGCACCTACTGTAGCACCAATCTTAGAGTAGATTTTTGCTTTCTCTACATCTACGATAACTTTAATATTATCAATAAATGCTTCTTGAAGATTGTTAATCTTTTCTTCTAGGTGAGCATAAGCAGGATTAATATCTCCTCCAACATAAAAGTTACTAAAGATAAGTTTAACCATCTGTGTAGATAAAGTAGCTTCATTCTTTGTTTTAGGAGCAATGTACTGTTGTCTACGAAGACCGTCAATAGGAAGTCTAATTACGGCTTCAGGATCTACTTTACCAATCTTTAACTGCCCGTTGTCTCCTTCTACATACTCCGATTTACCCTTTACTACTTTCTTTTCATAGTAGGGAAGTTCTTTTGTAGGAAGAGCCATTTTATTACCGCTAGAGAAAGTCGCTAAGTCTACACCTTTGTCTAAGTAGTCCATCATAACATCTTCTAAGTCTGTGTCAAAAACCATAGAAGGACTTAATGGAAACACAGAGTACTTACCTAATACGTTGTATTTAGTAAAGTCTGTAGGAGAACCATAGTATCCAAGCTTTAAAGATGTCAAAATACCTAGATTACTTTTTGCAATCAAGGAATAGACTTCAGCTTTGTCTTGATCTGAGTTTGACTGTCTATATTTTTTAATTGCCTTGAATACTTCTAACTCGTGTTTATATGCTTGTTCTAAGTCATTAGGCCATTCCCCAACAGAGTTAAGGTAGAAACGAATAAAATCTAAACCTGCATAAGCCTGAGCATCTGATTCTTTTCCTTGTTCGAATACAGCATCAAGGTTTTTGTCAATCTTAGCAGTTTCTCTGCTTATGTCCTCAGGAGTAAGAGCACCCTTAACAGTAGCTAATGCACTCAAGTAGTTTTCTCTCATACTTTCTCTGATGCTTTCTTTTGTACTTTCATCTAAGTAGTCAAAAGTCTTTACATCTTCGTACTGTACGTAGTTAAGGTTATTATCGTATTGTCTGGACTTTCCTGTACCTCTTTGAATTTCTTCAAGTCCTCTAGAGAGGCTACCATTAGAACTAGTGTTCCAAGAGTTTATATCTTGAGAGTCAAGTCTAGGTTGTTTTCCTGGAGAGATAGTAGCACCTAAGCGTTTAAACAATCCTCTCCAATCTGAGTTTTTAATTTGGAAGTTAGAAGGATCTCCTACAGTTAAGTGGAGTAGTTCTACCTGATGCACATAATAGTTAGTTGTAAAGTGCATAAGATTAGAATCAATCTCTTCATCCGTATACGCTGATCCACTATTTTTTGGATAGAGTCGGTTAAATTGTTGAGCTAAGTCTTTGTTTTCTCCTTTGCTTAAGATTTCTTTAAAAGAAGTTCTAAGAGTTTGTACAGAGTTTGCAAAGTAATCTGTTAAAGCATTCTTGAATTCTCCGTAAAGAGAGTTACTAGACATGCCAAACATTCCTGTTAAAGCACCTTTAAGAGCTGCTTTACTTTCAGCATTAGCCACAGCTTCCTTAACTCTACTTTGAATAGAGTCAGGAATCATGTCTTTGAATATGATAAAATCAGATCCTAAGATTTCTTTCTTGTTGGACTTAGCCTTATCATCAAACATACGCATAGCTTCAAAGTACAAATACTGTTGCATCTGAGCTATGAAAGAGGAAGACAATACTGCTTTGTTTTTAAAATTATATTCTTCTAAAGGAAAGTACTCTCTGTCTAACTTGTTACCATTTAGGAATGTAGCAAAAGAACTACTCTTAGCTCCTACTCTCATATTTTCTACTACAGCATCTTTCTTAAAAGCTATAAAGTCTTGTAGTAGTTTTCCATCTCCAGTAAGGTTAGTTGTCTTGTCTCCCATAGTAGTTCCTATAGTGTAACCAGACATATTAGTAACTCTTAGTTCAACGTCCTCTCCTGAATTAGTAAGTCTCCTTTCACCATTATCAGCACGGAACATCCGCTTCATAATGATACTGTGTTCAATAAAATTATTTGTTTCAGGATTCAAATGTCCTGTAAGATCAAACTTAGTCTGTACACTGTTGATCTTAGAAACTGTATCTAGTAAGTGATTCCATTCTCTAATTGCATATTCTAAATTACCCTCAGGACTAATATAAGAAGCAGAGTTAGAGATATTGTAAATCTTTTCAAACGTAGAGAAAGCAGAAGTTCTTTCGTTGTCTAGTGTTGCAGCCTTAAAGTGTTTAGCTAAGTACTCTTTAATTTCTTTGTTCTTTGGATTATTAGGCAGTGCGTCTATCTGAGCTTTAAGTTGCTTAGATATGTCTGAAGATAAAGTCAACAAAGGATTAGACCCAACAGTAGGAACAGTTACTTCTGATGGAAGCATAGAAATAAGATTTAACTTAAACAAAGCATTGTTTGCAATCTTATTGATGTTTCTTATGTTGGTAGGAGTAAAGATAGGATTTACACTAAGCTGTACTTCTCCTTTTTTATTAAAGAGTAAGTTAGGGTTTTTATTATTAACTAAGTCGATACCAAAAGCATCGTTTAAGAATTCAAACACTGCTTTATCAGAAGTAAAGCCTACTTCTTTGTATGCAGCATAGTCGCTAAGTATTCCAGCAGAGTCAAATACAGCTAATGTACTTTCTGTAGGATCAGTTATTCTATACTTACGAAGTCTGTTAGTTACAAAGTTCTGATCAAAGTGTTCAATAAGTTTTTCTTGAGACATTGTATTGTTCAAGAAAGTTACGTGCTCCATTACACTGTCCTTATTCTTAGACACTTTAGCAGCTGTAGACTTAATCCTAGACTTAACTTCGTAAGGAGCCACAGTAGGCATAGCTGCAAACTGCATAAATTGTGCTTTTAAAGCCATCTGAGCCAACGAAAGTGTGTCAGAGGTATTAGGTAATCTGTTGATTAAGTTCTGCAATTGTGGAGCAATATCTAGAGAGTTTCTAAGTCTCTGAATAGCTTCCTCATAATTAATGGCTCCACTTACCTTATTTAAAACTAAGTTTTTATTTCTAAGGAAGTCTCCTGCTTGTGGTAAACCAAAAGAGTTACCTGTAGCTGTAATAAGTTCTCCTTTGTTATTATAATAGATTCCAGGAAGAGTCTTAATAAGTTGTAGAATTTCAGGAGAAGCTAAGCTCATAGGATCTACATCCTCTGCATTTGCAAAACTTCTACTATCCCTAGTAAAGTTTTCTTCGTTAGTTTCATCTAAGCGATTGTCTACGTCAGCAGTGTTTAAGTTATTACCTGAGTAGAATACTCCACCCTTAGAGTTCTTTTGGTGATTCTTAACTACCTCTGCCCAACCATCATTCTCTGCAGTACGTACTACAAGTCCTTTTAAGTTTTTGATTCTAGAGTTTAAAACAGCAGCAGTAGCTTCATCAGCAGTAGGTACTTCACCTTGTAAAGCATTGATATACTGCAACATAGAATCCCTGGCACTCTCATACAACTTAGGTAGATATATAGACTTAAGTTTAGGATCCATTAAGAAAGACATCTCTAGCTTAGTTGGATTACCTTCTGCATCTGTAAAGTTATCCATTGCGTCTGCTAAGAAGTAGTCAATAGCACTAAAGATTTCAGCAGCCTCTAAAGCATTGTAACCAAAAGGAATTATTCTTCCGTCCTTTGCTTTGTAGTTAATTTGGAATTCTTTATTTCTATTTAATACTTTCTCAGAGATGTTACTTGCATTAGGTCTATACTCAGATAGTTGGTTAGCATATAGTTTCTCAAATAAACCTACAACACCCTCTACTAATGCGTCTTGATCTTGCTGAGCAACTTCTTGTGGGCTTACTATAAACAAACTTGTAAGGAAGTCCCAAATTCTTTGGAAAACATTTCTTACAGGAGTCTCTACTACTGGAGGGATAACCTCAGGGTTAGACTTATTTAAAGCAAACCTTCTAAATTCTTCTGCAAGTACTTCTTCTATCTGACGATTAGTCAAAGCATAGTAAGGTACTTGAACTCCATTAATAGTAGCGGTAGAAGGTCTTGATTTAACCGTTTGGTATAAAGCAGTCCTTTGTTCCTTAGTCATGAATCGTTGTGTGAATTCATGCCATCCTTCATGGTATAGATCAGAGTAATCAGATCCTTTGTATAAAGTAATTGCAGACTTAGTCCATGTAGCAAAAGAACTTTCTTCTTTGTTCTGCATGTTCACAAAGTCTAAGTGCTGAGATAAAGGAGAACTCTTAAACCACATATAAGAATCTAACAACTGTCTACCGTTAGCAATCTTACGTGCTTCATCAAAAGCAACCTTTTGTAGATTTTCGCTTATGATTCTTTCTGCCTTAAAACCCTGAGCAATAAACTTCATTACTCTTTCAGAAGCTTTCTCTAGAGTTTCATTCTCCTGTACAAAGTTGTGTATAATGTTTGCCTGCTCTTGGACTGGAAGATCTTTGAAGTTAGGATTATTCTTATGTAACTTCTTACTGTAAAAAATAGAAGTAGCTAAAGTAGCTTGCTTTACATTTTTGTAAGAGTCTAAAAAATGAGCATATAAAGGATTGTCAACTACTGTTTCTTTTCCTTTTATTTTTATCACAGTTTTATCTAGAGGGTATCCACCATTCCTATTCCATACGAAATAAGCAAAGTCTTCTCCTACTAGGTTACTAAGGTGAGTAAACTCAGCACGTATCTTACTATCACTTAAGTTAGGACAAATCATTTTATTTTAGTTGCTATTATTACAAATATAAGTTGTTAATCTAGTTTTGCTTTAATTATCTATGATAGTTAAGCAATATCGTCTAAGTCACCTTTACAAGCGTCTTTGACTTCTTTAGCTGCTGCTCTAAGTTCTTCTTCATCTTGTAAAGAATCTAAGAAAGGAGACTCACTTGTTACCTCTGCTTGAGGTTCTTCAAATGTGTTTGCTGTAAGAACAGGTCTAGCTTTCTTAGTGGCTGGGGGTTCTACGGGAGCTATAGGAACTACAGGAGCTACAGGTGCACTTGGTATAGTAGAAGACATCTTACCTTCAGAAGGATTTGCTAAGTCTATTTCTGCGAGGAATCTAGGAGTACCAAATTTACCTCCAAAAGGAGACTTAGGTTTTACTAAAACAAGAGTTACAGGTTTTTCTCTTTCTGCTATTTGTACTCGAGCAATATAGAAAGGAGAACCCAAAGCACCTGGATCTGTTGGATCATACGGAGTCAGTTCAAAATACACACTAGCTCCAGTACCTCCAGTATTATTCTTTATTAATTTAGGATAGTACACAGTAGAAAGTTTGCTAGGATCTGCAAGAACTGTATTAATTGCCATCTGATAGAATTCCTCTCCTACAGTCTTAACTGCTGATAGTTGAGGAGCGTCTGCTACAGCACTCTGACTTATAGCATCCAAAGCTCTAGGAAACAAAAGAATAGATAGGGTCTGTAATGCAGGTAAAGTAGTATCGGCAACTGAAACAGGTTGAGCAGGAACAACTGGAGTAGTTGGTACTTGCTTAGGAGTTTCTACTTTAGGTACAATACCCGTTATTTCTGGAAACTGTTCTGCTAAAGACTCAGTAGATAGATATACTATCTTGTTTACAGGCTTAGCAACCTCTCCGTCTTTGATAGGAAAGTTATGAGTATCTTTTAAATACTCTGCATAGTTCTGAGTTACTGCTCCTTCAGGTTTAAATCTTAGGACAGGTTCACCACTCTTCATTAAAGCAAGACTTGCTTTGTAATAATGGTTCTTAAGAGTACTTGCAAACTCTTCCTTAGTTAAAACAGTATTTTGAAATCCTGTACCTGTTTCTACGGACTTAACAATGATTACAGGAAACTGACCTGGTCCTGGATACTCTTCGTTTACAAAGAAATGTAAGCGAGTTTTCTTGTCTACTTGGTTAATTAAGTTAAACAAATAAGCTTCTGCCTCTTTAGGACTAGCAAAGTAAGGATTCTCTTCAGAGAAATATACTTCTGCTAATGCATCTGCTTCTGCTGGGTCAATCTTGTTGTTAGTTAATAAAGTAGGGTTACCATTGTTATTAAAGTATACACGACCTTTTTCAAAAGCAAAACTTTTACCAAAGACAGACTCTCTAGGATCTTCTATAATCTTGAAGTCACTGATTCTAGCTTTCTTTACATTCTCTACTTCTGTAGTATTTCCTTTCTCAAAAGTGTTAATAGGTGTAGGAAGCATTACCCCAGATGAAACATTGAAGTCAAAGTCCATATAAGGTAAAGAGTCATTAAAAGAGTTTGCAGCAGATATAGATTTCTTTAAAGCCTTTAAGCGTTCAAATGTGTCTGCATTTTTATTTCTAAGTTCTTGTTCTGATCCTCCTAACTTAGAGTATTCCTCAATAATTCTATCACTAATAGGATACTCTCCCTTAGAGACAGTAGGCATATTTAACTCCATAGGAAGACCGTCTATGGTTATTAAATTTTCTTCTCCGTCTACAGCAGTGATGATAGGTTCAGCATTTGTAAACAAACCAGAACCTACAGGATACAACTTACCCTTAGAATCAGTAGAAGTAAAGAAGAATCTAACCATACCTTCATCGTAGAAGTTCTTTCCTAAGATTGCATCTATGGGGGACATTAAACTTTCTTTCTCTTCCTCGCTCAAAGCATTCCAAGTATCTACAGACATTTGGTTTTCAGAGATATAAGTTGCAATCTTCTCAAACTCTTCTGTTGGATCTACTTCAGCATTCCTCTGCATTATATGATAGGTTAAGAATAGTTTTCTATTCATAACCCTAATGCGAGAACCTGGAATACTAGAAAGTTTCTCTAGTAAAGCGATGTTTCTAAGAACTGCAGGATCTTGATTTTTTTCATTCTGTCTATTGTATTCAAAAGCAATACTTCTAAGAGGAGAAGCTAAGTACTCTAACTGAGTCATCCTAGCCTTTACTTCTTGTGTAACTACTTCATTTAATCTATCTACTTTACCTCCTTGTTTAGGAGTAGGTGCATTCTTAGCAACCGTTTTAGGGGGAGTAGTAGTAGTAGTACCAGTAGCAGCGGGGGTAACAGGAGTAGTCTTAGCTGCAGGAGTAGTAGAAGCTACTCTGTCTGCAGGCATATCATTTGCAAAATACCTGTCTGCAATAAACTTAAGAAAGATGACAGCATTAGCTTTTTTCTCGTCTGCTTTGTTGTCCCTCCATACAGATAAAAATATATTTCTAAACTCTTCAGGAGTAATCTTCTTATCTAGTAAGTTATCAAACGCATTTGTTAAAGTGTTGTAGTCTTTTGTACCACGAGTAAATACTCTACTTAATCTACTCTTAACAGCTGACTCAAATGCTTTATCAAATCCCATTGGATTATTTTTTGCTTTCTCAAGCATCCTATTATATCCAGCAAGATAAATCTCATCCCTATTAGAGTTTCCTGATTCATCAACTACTTCAGGAGTTTGAGCTGCCTGTGTTGCTACTTCGTTAAATTCTTTTTGGTCTTTTTGTTCTTCTTCGTCTTCTGATAAAGTTTCAGTACCAAGAACCTGTGCAGATCTACGTTGTGCTCTTCTTTGAATTAATTCCTCTCTAGAGTTGTCTAGTTCTTCTTGGGTATATTCTGCACTAGGAAACAAACTGTTTACTAAGTTTACATTGTAAGCGTACTTAGTATTCTTTAAAGTTACTTTATCTAAGAAGTCTGTAAGTATCTTAGATCTAACCTCAGGAGTTGCTTCTGCTAAAGCAGCTTGTGCTCTTTCAAAACTATCGTTTAAGTTTTCTTGAACAGTATCATACAACTCTTGATTAACGTGATCTTTGTTTGCTGATAAGTACTCTTGTGCTTCTAACATAGAATAGAAGTCTCCTTCTTGTTCTAAAGCAACAGCATCAAATGTACTAACCTTTTGCTCTATTTTGTTTTGACCAAACTCGTCTCTTTCGTTAGTAAGATCATACATCTTCTTTCCGTAAGCATCAAGAAGTCTTTCTTTATGTTCGATTTGTCCAGGTACTTCTTCTTCTCCTTTTAACTTAAGATAGTCTAAATCTTTTTTCAGTGCAGACATTGAAGATACCAACTCAGCTGTACCATCTATGTTCATTACAGCATCTATCTTTTCGTCATAAACCTGTCTAATAACATCACGTTTTTCTGAGTCAGTCAAGTTAGCATAACGATCTATTCTCTTCTGTGTCTTAAGAATAGATTTATCTATAGAGGCTATTTCTTTATCTATGTCTTCTCTAGTAAATTGAAGATCAGCATCTTGAAGTAATCCTTTCTCGTAGAAGAATTTCTTATCTTCTTCGCTAATTTCTCCTTTCTTTACAGATTGGATATTAGCTCTTTTGATTCTTTGATAAAGTAAAGTAAGTTCTACACTTTTCTCTATTTCTGCAGGAGTAGGATTTTCTTTAGTAGATATCTCTGCTAATTGTTTTTTGATCTCTTCTATCTTGCCTGCTTCTTTTTGAGAAATCTTGTTTGCTATTTTGTACTTAGCAAGAGTGTTTTTTTCATCCTCTGATAAACTATCGTAGTCTATTGTAAGTAACTCATTCTTTCTAAGAAGATTTGTAAACAGATTGTATTGTTCGTCTTTGTCTACGTTTAAAGTCTTTAAGTCTCTAATACTATCAAAGCCTACCATAGACTTAAGTGTGCCTTGAAGGTTACGTACCTTAGCCATACCTTGAACAAAGTCTTGATCTGTAATCTTTCCTTTGTCTTTTAGGTCACTTAACTTAGCTACAAATAAGTCAGCGTTATTCGCTGCTTCCCAGTTAGCCATGTTCTTTAAGTTTTCTGGTCTAGTATAAGAGTAAGCTCCTGCACCTGTAGTACCAAAACTATAAATTAAACCTGCAGCAAATGATTCTACTAATGTATCTGTTAGTGTTTTTGCAGTAACTTGTTCACGGTCCCTCAAAGCATACTCCTCAGGCATCAAAGTATTTTGAACAATAGAGTTACCTATTAAAGAAAGTTCTTCTTCTAGTGCCTCTACTGCGTTTTGCTTTGTAGCCATCTTAGCAAACTCGTAAGAGTTATTTAGGTACGCACCTAATCTCTGTCCAAAGTTTAATTCTAGACCTGCGGACCTCATAGCAGAAGATGCTAGAGTAGTAGTCATAGGACGCATCTTAAGTGCTCCTACATCAGGAAATCCTATTGCTTCTGCAGATGCTTCTACGATACCTCCTGCAAAACCTCTTTTTACATAATTACCTCCCCAACGTTTTTCTTGTTCTACAAAGTGGGGAATAGTGTTAGCAGCAACAGAAGCAAAGGTTGCTGCCCTGTCTGCTAACTGAAGTTCTTTTCCAAAAGCAGAAACTTTGTTTAAAGCATCATATCCTCTAGCTATTCCTGCAGCTGCACTAGATGCCCAACCTAATTCTGCTCCTGCTAATCCTTTTACTGCTCCACCAACAAGACCCCCAGTTGCAATAATTGGAAGCATCTGAGCAACCATAGCTCCACCTGCTTCAGGAATTGCACCATAGTTAAAACCTTTAGATCCATCAGCTTTAGTGTACATAAACTGATTAGACATTACAGGTCTATTCTCTGCATCGTAAGTTATTACTTCAGGCTTATAGAAAGACTCACTGAATACTGCTTTATCAAAATCACTTCCCCCAATTAAATCTAGTACCCATTGTCCTGGAAGAGTGTCTCCCAAAGCTTTAAAAGTACTTCTACGTGCAGAACTCTTTTCTCCAAATAAAGTTATATCTGGAGCATACTTGTCTACTTTGTAGACACCTGCAAGAGAGTTTAATCTTTGGTCTATTATGTTTAAAGAGTTTCTGTAGTACTTAATGTTATCTGCATTGTAGTCTACTGCATCTCTAGGCTTTAATAACTCTCCTTGAAGTTTTTGCATAACAGCACCCTTTAAAGAAGACAAAGATTCTTTCTCTAGGTCGTGTTTAAAGTTTGCACTTACTTGATTATATGTAGGATTAGCAAAGGCATTTCTTGCATCTTTTTGAAACTGTGCAGCTTCTTCCCCTTCCCTATATAGATAGTGGCCTTTTGTAGCAAAAGCATCATCTAATCTTGGAGCAACAAACGCATCAAAGTCTTTATATGCTCCTGATGATCCATGTCTTGCCTTCTCTAAAGCTTGATTTAAAGCTAAAGGACTTTCGTACTGTGTTAATATTTTTTGGCCGTAAGATTTAAACTCAGCTTCTTTAATTGCATTAACTCCTTCAGAAAATAAATCTCTAGGAAGAACAGATCCTGCTACATCATTTAAGTCAGGATTTGCTTGCTTCAAAAGTTTCTTTTTCTTATTTACTTCAGTTTCTTTACCGAAAAAGAATCCTTCAGCAGTAGAAGCTAAACTCTGGGCTATACCAGAAAAAGTTTCCATACCATCAAACAAGAATAAACTATCTTGTGCTTTCTCCCTAATACCTTCTATCTCTGAATAGATGTCATTAAGTTCCTGTTTAGATCCAGCATTTTCTATTCTATCAAAGACAGAAGAAGCAGCTCTATCTGCAAACTGAGGATTAGGCATAGCTTGCCTGTATAAACTCTTAAGAGAGTTTAACTTAACGTTTCTTTGTTCTTGTAGAAGTTTCTGGTTCTCTAGTCTATCTGCCTCTAATACATCTATCTCCGCTTTCTGCTGGTAAGCGTTTTGAACCTCCATAGGAACAAGTTCGTTAAACCTGCTCCTCATATCCCCAGGGGCTGCTCCTGCTAGAGGTTTAGCATAGGGACCTACATTACCTGTAAACTTGTCTGGCATTAGTTTGGATTTGTTTCTGGTTTAACTTTTCTAATATCTTGAGCATTAAATAAAGCCATTGCATCCATACTTCCTAATTCCTCTAAGTCAAATTTAAAACCAAATCCACCTGCATCAGTTAAGTAGTACTCTTCAGCTGCTTTATCTTTCTTGGGAACTAAGGTATAGCCTGAACCCATGTTTGCGTCTCTTGCGTTTACTTGACTGATATCTACAATGTCACCATTTCTATCTTGAATATCGTATAAGCCAGTAGCAAGACTCTTAAGATTTTCCATAGTCTTCCTGTACTTATTGTCGTCTCCAAAAGTTGCCTTGATTACCTTAGCATCTTGTGGGTCCCAAGTTCCACTAAGTACTGCACGAAGTAAAGCATCTTTTACATTTACAGGTATATCTTGTCCTTTATCATCTACTCCCTTAGAAAGAACTTTCTTAAGAGCAACCATTAACTGTTGTTGTTTCTGTAAATCGTTAGTACCAACTCCAGACAACAAGTCATTCTTAAGAGTCAAACCTGTAGGTTTACCTGAAACACTTTCAGTGTCTTTTATAAATCCACCATCTACTTCAAAACTTCCTGGAGGTAAAGGAACCTTTTCGTCTTTCTTTCTTGCACTAAGTCCTAATCTGTCTAGTGTAACTTCTTTTTGAATAGCTAATTGAGACTCATAAGCTTTCAAAGCATATTGATCCTCATCTAGATCTTTTTCTACCTGAGTATAAGCGTAAGCGTTACTTGCATCAAATATAGTTTGATCTTGTAAGAAGTTTATTACTTCATTGTCTGGAATATCTGCTAGTCCTCTAGAAGCTCTTCCTTCTAAGATATCTCTTTGCATGTAAGCTTTACTCAAGTTACGGTCAATCTCAAGAATTCTTGGATCGTCCATAGGAATATTCTTTTGTTTAGCAATTACTTTTCTATTCTCTAGGTCTTCAATTTGAGCGTTACTTAACTGAAGAGTTTCATTCATGTGTCCTTGATACTGACCTTTAATTGCATCTTGATTAGAATTCAGATACTTATACTGAGCATCCATTTGCAACTGTTCCATTTCAGCAGGAGTAAGCATAGACATATATGCATCTCTAACACGTCCTTGATCTACACTACTTACTACTGTTTTTTGAATACGTCTTCCGTCAGGGGTAAATTCAAATTGTGTTTCAATGTTAGGCTTAATTTTAGAGAAAGCTTCTCCCCATTTCTTACCTGTTCCTTCTTGATAGGGTTTGTAACTTTGGTAATTTAACTTAGTACCTACGTCCCCATTGTTTTTCCAAGCTGCGATATCTTTAAAATAAAAGTAATCGTTTACAGGACTCTTAAGTTTTGGATCAAGTTTTTTATACTCTTCCATCATAGAGTTGTACGTCTTAGCAGAATCTACTGCACCTAATAAAGTAGCATCATTTTCTAATGGTCTTCCTATGTTAAGAACAGAGTCTACATTTCCTTTAACAGAAAAGTCCAAGCCTGCATTCTGGTTAATAGCCTTAACCAAGTTATTCATGTTCTTGTCAAAGTACTCTTTGTCTACATCTCGTACAAGACTATTACGAATCTTACCATAAGCGTCTATACTCTGTTGTACTTTAGATCTACCCTCATCAAACATTTCCTGCTTCTTCACAGCAAGTTTAATTAAGTCATCTGCAGGAAGCGACTCAATGTAGTCAGGGTAGACAAATTTGGTATGTTGTGCTGAAATTGGCATGGTTTATTTTTTAGATTTTTTATACATTCCCTTCTTAGCAGTCTTTTTCTGAGTAGAGGTATTATCTACATAATCATTAAACTGATTAAAGTAAAAGGGTAATTGACCATCTACTACGTCCATTTGTCCTTTTGAGGTTGTATTAAACGAAGGTACTAAATTATTAATAAATGCAGCTTTTCTAGATTCACTTTGATCAAACATGGCTTTCTTAGTAGTTAGATTTGCAATAGCTGCTTGTTTTTCTGCAGACTGAGCATCTCTTGCTTGAGCTATTTGATTATTATAAACTTTATCAAATGCAGCCATATTAAGTTGGTTGGCATTCATTCTCATTTGAGCATTTGCTTGATCTGTATTGGCTCTACTCTGCATGTCATAGTTTTCTGCAGTCTCAGAGATTTTTTGCTTAGCATCTAATCCTGCAATATAAACATCTAAAGGATCTGCTCCTGCTCTTACTGCTGCAGTACCTGAGTTATCTACAGACTGCATTTGACTTCTAGTATTATAAGTCTGGTTTTTTAGATAGGGAGCGTCTACTTCAGGAATAGCGTAAGGATATATTTCTTGTGCTTGGGCTAAACCCATAGCTTCAGGAATAGCTTGATACATAGGAAACTTACCTTCAATGTACTTTCCTCTCGGAGGATTACCAGGTTGATTAAATTGAACTTCTCCTGGATCAATAGGTGCATTTTCGTATTGATAGTCCATCCCGTCATTTCTACTCTTAGCTCTTACAGCTTGACCAATAGTTGTATTACCAAAAATAGCATCTGCTTTTGATATAGGTTTACCTAAGTAAACATCATCATAAACTCCTTTAGGAGTAAGATCAAAATCAGACAAGGTTTCTTTAAACTCTGGAGTGTTCTGCAAGTCTGCTAAGTCTAAGTAAGATTGCTGAAACATTGAAGTTTGATCTTCTGTTAAAGGAGTCATTCCTAACTGTTTTGCTATCTGGTTGTATACTTTATTCTTCATCCCACCAGCTGTTCTATCTAAATCTTCTGTTTTAATATCTAGATTAGGATTGTTTTTAGCAGCATCTTGTATAGCATAGACTTGTTTTTGAGCTTCCATAAAGTTGTTCATAAACTGCTCTTTGCTAATGTTAGCATTAGGATTCTTTTGCATGTATTTAGAATACATTGCATCTTTAACCTTATCAAACTCAGGACGATTAAACGTCTTTGTTAACTCGTCATAAGTTTTATTGTATTCTCCTAAACTGGTTTTCTTGTTAGCAGCAGTTACTTTCATGGGCCTGTTATTCTCACCCATTACGTAATCTCCTACTTGAATAGAAGGATCTCCTTTTTGCTTAATAGTTACTCCTTCAGGAACTTTATACTTAGTTCCTCCATCAGCCATATTAGCAGTAATTTTAGCTTGTACATAACCAGGCAATGATTTAAATCCTGGGTTATTGATACCTGCTCCATTTCTAGCTTCTAGTTCTCCGTTAGAGTTTCCATTCATTGCTTGTTGATCATCAAACAATTGATCTAAAATCTTCTGATTACGTTTCATCATAATAGAAGCAGTCTCTTTATCTACTTGTTTAGCAAAAGGATTCTCTAAAGTTTTCTTATATGAAGTAGTATCGTAGTTCTTAGCAAGTTGAGCAAAAGTTTTCTTAGAACCTTCTGGTTTCAGATTGTTAGAATATACACGAGTTTGATCAGGCAGGTTTGTAGGAATACCTCCATTTGCATGAGATGGTCCTTCAGCCATTTCAGTATCAAAGTTAGGAAGTTGAATGAATTCTCCTCCCTCAATTTCTACATCGTTTATGCCTTCACTAGCATAACGTTTATTTATTTTTCCACCCATTTCGACTGAGATTACATTTTTTCTATTTGTGCCTCCACTACTTGTGCGACCATACATATAGTTATAGTCATATAAAGGCTTAGAGTTTCTTTCTTGAATTGACTCCGTTAAGTCTTGTTGATTTTTTAAATCTTCGTTTTTAGATAGTAAAGCTTTTGTTCCTAGTAAACCTAGTGTAGCTATTGCCCCTTTATTTTGTTGCCAAAAAGAAGGTTCCTCGGACGTAGGTTTAGTTACAGGTGCGACAGTAATACCTCTAGCTGTACTCTCTTCTTCACTTAAGGGACCTTGTTCTACTCCAGGAGTTGTTTGATCTACATCAAAAGGATTTAAAGGACTTAACATAGAACCAAACGTAGGAAGAGAATCTTGATTACTGAAAGTTCCAGGAGCGTAAGACTTTTTAGTGTCTGTTACAGTACCCTCAGGAGAATCAGTAGTTTTGAATCCTGCTAAAGATAAGTTAGGAATTTGAAAAGCATCTTGATACGACTCTGAATTATTTACAGTAGTTGTATTTGGCTGATCGTTAGTTGTGCCTTCAACAGGATAAGCAATTCCTTTTGGTTTAATTTTTTCAACCTCAGGATCTACCCCTCCTCCACTAACAAACTTTTTATAAAGAGAGTATCTTAACATGTTTTAATGATTAATGTTATTAACTTAGTATGTTAATAAGTGCTTGAGAATAAGCTAGTTATACAAATATACAAGATTAATAAAAAAAAGCAAGGGGTAATTGCTTACCCCTGACCTCTTGATTTCTTTAAGTAGTTCTTACTAGACTTTAACTTTGAAGCTTTAGTTTTTGCTACTACTCCCTTCCTTCTTACTTTCGGTTTAACTTTAAACTTAGAAGCAGTAGAAGTTGATTTTGATTTAGATGCTTTAGCGGCCATATATTTAGTTTTAGTTTATTTAGTTTATTTAGTTCTTAGCACTTCCAACGTCTACGTGCTTGTCTGATTCTGCTATTAGGATCATTCTGTGTAGACTGTTTAGATCTACGTAACTGACCTAATGATCTAGCACAATAAGACTTTCTACGATTGGCTGCTTTGCTACCAGCCTTTACATTACCTGTAACAGCAGTGCTTAGTTTAGATCCAGGGTTTGCTCTACGATAAGCCATTACACCTTTCTGAGTCATACCTGCTCCTGATTTAGTAGGACGATAGTTTGCTCCTGGACCTTTAGTAGTCTTAGCAATGTTTCCTCCCTTAGCCATGTATGCTTTCTTTAAGCGACTTTCTTTTTTAATCTTAGTCTCTTGCTTAAGCATTTCTTTTGTAGGCTTCTTACCAGATCCTTTGTTAGCACGGATGTTATCCCACAAACCACGTTGTGAGTAAGATCCATCTTTGCGTTTTATCATCTGTTTCATTTCTTTACTTTTGATTTATTTAAAAAGGAAGGTAAATTATACTTTACATTTTCTCTGTTAAACTGTTTAGATAATTGATTAGCTAGTTGTAATCTGTTCTTAGGGTCCTTAACTCTCCGAAGAATACTTGCTACTCCATCAACCATTTCCTTATCATCATCATCTTCTACTTCTCCTCCGTTTTTATAAGTACTAAAAGGTAGGTATTTACTAATTAAAGAACTATTTTTTTGTCCTTTTGACTGATTACTTATATAGTCAATAGCTTGCTTTTGATCTGGAAACAAGTTAGTTTTTCCCCGACCTAAAAAAGTATTTTCACCCTTACGTAGTTGATTCATTCTGTTTGCATCAAGTATACCCTCTGTTGTATTGTACATAAAAGGAGCAGTAGACATAGTGTTGTAATCCATTTCTGTTAGGATACCCTTCCGCATTCTATCAGCAGCATCGTCACCTAAAACACTAGCAAGTTCTTTATCAGTCAACTTACCTCTACCCATACTCATAATTCGTGCTTCCTCTGGCATACCTTCCGCAAATTGTTGTTTCATTTTATACTCAGGAAGTCTATCCCTCATTATTCTTACAGGCTCTACTTCTCCTTTAAAATAATTACTTGTAGTATAAGAATCTCCTCTAGGAGTTTTTAAGTTTCTCACATAAAACTCTGCGTCTTTAGGATTATCTAGTGCCCACCTACCCGTAAGATCGTCAGGTTTTGCCATAGTATTAAAGTTTGCATGCTCTGCTCTGTATACGTTCTTATAAGTAGGTAGTGCAGGTTTACCTGCAATTTTAGAGGTTTGTACTATATCGTCTGCATAGTTTAAAAAAGGCCTTGCAGCATTCTTAATTGCAGGCTTTGCTACTTTTCCTAATCCTCTGGTTAAAGGCACAACGTCAAGTGCATTTAATCCTGCACCTAATAAATCACTACCTGCTTGTGCAAAATTGCCTTGAGAAGCATTAACAACCGCAGATCCTGTATTACCGACTAAATCAATAGCATTAGTAACATAATTGACAGGATTTACAACATCTAATACATAGTCTAATGGGGATGCAGAACCATTACGTTGCTCTGCTTGAGCTACAAAAGAAGTAGCTTCCTTCGCTTTCTCATAATTTGATTTAACTTTACCCTGACTAATACTACCCACACGTTTAGCGTACTCTGCAGCTTCTGCTGCTTTTCTATTAGCTGCAGTAACGTTTGTATTTTGAGTAATTACTTTAGTATTATCAGAGTAACCAGCATTACCTGCAGGACTAGTTCTTAAGTAAGGCTTTCCTGTATTAGGAGTCCAGTTAGCCCATCCCCCATTAGGCATCTTACGTTTTTTGGAATTCTTATATGCACTCTTAAGCTTAGAGCCTGAGGACACACTAGGAATTACAGAACCATTTACTCCTGGGACAAACATTATGGCTTTTTATTAAACTTGTCAAGTTTATTCATTACGTACTTTTTAGCATTAGCTGCTTTAGATGCCTTATACTTACCTGAGTTACTAATTGCTTTATTAACGTATGCAGGCTCAACAACAGTATTTACAGTTGTGTTAAACGACTTCATACTCTGTGCTGCTTCTCTTGCTTTGTTTTCTGCCATAGATTTATCCCACTGTTCTGGAGTATAGTTCCAAGTCTCAGAAGAAGCTTTACTAGTTGTTTTAGCAGGAGTCACAGCTGCAGGTTTAGCTGTACCTGAAGCCTTTGCTTTAATATAAGATTCGTATGCGGCTTGTGTTTTAGGACCCCAAGCACCATCTGCTTTAATATCGTAGCCATAACTACGAAGCATTTCTTGGTATGCTCTAACTTTTTCTGTTCCTCCTTTAACTAACGGAGAAGGATTATCTGAAGATACTGGAGTATTAGCTACAGGACGAGCTGCATTTTCAGCTTGTGCTTTATCCCAAGTACTTTCGTTATACCAGTTTGCTGGACTTTCAATTGGAGTAGGAGCAACAGGCATACCCATAGAAGACTCAGTAGTAATACCTCTAGGCTCTACACGTGAAGCATACTTTATTACATCCTTTGTTCCTTTACGTGTAATCATACCATCTTCTCCTTTACGCATTCCTGCAAGAGTCTTAGCTAGGTTCGCTCTCTTTACAGTAGTAGCAGAGTAAGCGTTCTTATTGCTAAGTACTTTATTACGGAATGCAGGTACAGACATACCAGCATTCTTAGCTTGTGCAGTAAAAGATCCTGGCTTTTTAATAGCACTCTTGATCCAGTTACCTCCTGATTTCATTTTCTTACCTCCGCAACTCATGCAAGTAGAGTAAGATTTCTTTAAACGGTTCATATAGTTATTTAGTTTAGTGTCAATTGATATAAGGTAGAAGTAATCAAAGCAATGATCTCATCTACGATGTTTTGTAGGTGGGTGTTTTCGTTTCCAAATACGTTACGATGCTTCATTACATAATCTTTCATGTAAGTAAGATGAGCTTTAGCATTCATATACTCTGATCCAGGAATTTTAAAGTTTAAGCGTTTTCCAATAGTTCCGAAGTATGCTTCTACTAAATCATCTAATAGACCAATTACTTCTGAGTAGTAACCGTCTAAAGCTTTGTGCTCACTAAACGAAGTTGTTTGTAAGTGAGCTAAGTGAATGATGTCCCTAGACTGAAATAACTGTCCCAGTACTATTTCGGGTTTAACTGTTGTAAAGAGTTCTTTTTCTTTCATGATATTATGGGTTGGTTTGGGTTATTTGAATGGTGTTAATAAACTTAAATCTAGAGTATTGATCCTGAATCAGTCTGACTTTAGCAAAGTCAGACTTAATCTTAGACTTCTGATAAGATACAGACACAGGTCTTACACTCTTAGTATTAGGTACTTTGTCTATAGGGTACTGAGTAACTAAGTCACTCCACTGAGTCGACCATAGAGGTTGACCATTTCCTTGAGCTGCAACGTTCCAAAATCCATTAAAGGTATACAAGTGTTCTCTACGAGAGATAAGAGCTTCTATGCCTGTTGCTGTCATTCTAGGATAGGTAATCTTCTGTCTTGTGTTACCAAACTCTTCAGGAATCAACTTAATGATACCAGAAGACTGTTCTTTGTTGTAGATGATAGCCTTAGTAAAGTTTGCTAAGTTCTTCTTGTTAGCAGTAGACAAAGAATAGTACTCGTAATCAGAATAGTACTCTTGAATGTCCTGCATCAAAGTAACAGAGTTGATTGTAGATACTTGTGGGAAAGAGTTTACATTATACTCGATTATATAAGGATAGAGTATATTGTAATAAGTCTGATAACTGTAAAGAGATAAGTTATGATTCCAAGTAGATGCTCCTGTAGAAGTATTGATTATAGTTTGGAAGTGCCCTAATTGGGGAACAAAGAAGTTAGGAAGGAAAGAATAGAAAGAAATAAAGTTTTTCAACTTAGGTGAGTAAGCTACTGTCCAAGACTTATTCTCGAAGAATGCTGGATCACCAAAAGTAATCTCTACTTCAATACTTCCACTATCCAAAACATACTTACGATAGTTGCTATCAGATGTGTCTGTAATGTATTTGATAAATGATGAGTTACCAGGTCTGTACTCAGGCTTAACTCTATAGTCTAACTTAGTAATAAATACTCTCTCGTATCTTTCATCCCATCCCATTACAATACCTAATCCAATAGGAGGATTGTCAATGTCTGCATTAGGAATGTCTTTAAGAATCTGGAAGGGTAGGTTTTGCTTAAACCAGTTAAAGTTATTTTCAGTCTTAATCTCGTTAAAGCCTTCACTTGTTAACTGATAAATATGCCCACGTTTAGCATCTACCCAGAATGTTCCATACTCACACTTAACGTAAGCTTTGTGTTGAGTTCCTATGTAACCTAGATCTGTTTTAGAAAGTTCTACAGGTTTTTGTTTGAACATCTCTGCATTACCAATCTCCAACTGATAAGGAGAAGTAGTACTTAAAGTAATACGAGAGTTGTAAACCTTAGTAGTATTTTCAAACCTAGCATATACTCTTTCGTTCTCTCCTGCATTTAGATCTATTAAGCGTCCTCCTTGCTTAGGGAAGTCATAGAAATTACCTGGACGGAATACTCTCCAAGCATCTGAAAGATAGTTAGAGGAGTTTGCAGGATCAGAGTAAATTACACGATTATGGTGAATAGACAAACACTCTAATTTAGGGTACTTTAATCTATATGGAAAGTTAGGACTTAAGTTCTGTGCAGAGTAAGTAGCATTGTAACTATAAAAATTATCAAACTTGATAGGTACGTTTACTTCATGCAACCAGTCATCAGGAATACCATCTCCTACGTTAGGATAGAAGTTTTCTTCTAATTCATTTCTTCCATGACGTAAGTCTACGTTAATGTCAGACTCTACATAGAATACTGGAATACCATAAGAAGCTGTGTAGAAAAATCCTTTCTGATAGAAGAAAGGTTGAGGATCTGCATCTAAGTTATTCTTCTTTACAAACAAACTGTAGATTGAAGCTAATACTCCTGTAAGAGCAGCATTTAAAACACCGCCTGCTACTAAAGCTCCTGTAACAACTCCTGCAGCTAATGCCGCAGCCGCAGCTGCTGCAACCCCAGCTATTAAAGCTTCGGTTGCTGCTGAACTTAAATCTTCAGGAGACTCTCCAATGTAGTAAGTAGGATATCCTAAGTTAGGATACAGCCAATAATCAAAAGGAACATTATCTACTTTAGCTGGTAAGTTAGCTAAGTTACGAGTAAAGAAAGAGTGCTTACGCTTAAGTGCAAACTTATTAATGTAAGTGTCTCCACCGAATGCAGGATAGTACTTAGTTTTAATCTTAAGTGTTCCTGAGATATCTGTGTATACAGAACAAGAATATCCAGTAGAAACGTATCTAATGTTTTCTATCTGTCCATACTGATTTGGAAAATCTCTCTTGATAGAAGCATAGTAAGCTCTAGTATCAGATTCTACTATCTGCTCTGGATCCTTTGCTAAGTTTTTTTGTCCAATAGTATAGCGACTATTATCTATGATACTTGCATATTCTGTAGAGAAAGATCCGTTTGTCTTAAGATAAACAGAAGTCTCTCTTAATCTGTTATGAATAGGTTTGTCATCATTCAGTTCTACAATCTTATCATTAGCGTAAAGTCCAATGTCTAAGAATCTTCTTCTATTACCTACTGTAGTAATCGGTAAGAATCTTTTATATTCCCCAACAGAGTTAAACTGATAAGCAAAGTTTGCTAAAGGAATTAACTTTTCTATTAAGTCTATAAACGCTTGGTTGTTAGTTATAATAGAAAGTGCATCTGTTTTAGATTTATTACTAACAGTTGTACTTACTCCAGGAGGAGGTGGAACGGTAGTATCTACGGCTGTATCACTTTCAAATGCCAGAGCTAATGCATTAGCGAGTGTTGCAGCAGTACTATAATCAGCTAAGGTTAAAAACTTATGTTTAGGGTGATCTAATACAGGAACAAAGTGTCCTTGTACTTTACCGTATTCTACAGTTTCTAGTTTAAGTTCTGTACCAATCTTAGGATACTGGAAGTGTGTGTCAGGGGAGTGGAATGTATAACGAGACCCAATTGTATCGAATCCTTTATGCAATTCCATTCCGTACTGATCCTCCTCAATGCCTCTATCTGCTTTATTATACCAATCAGGAGTAGATTTAATGTATGGATCATCCTCTAAAGAGTTATAGGGGTAGTTAGGATAGTAGTAAGACTTTTGAGTTTTAGCATTTATAAAAGTTCCTACGTCATAGATAAGTCCCTTAGCAACAACTGATTTGTTATTTACACGATTACCTCTTACCAATTCGTAACCACAGATAAGTTCCTTCACAGGAATCTGGTGATTACCGTAAGTGTTTAAGGGATCGTATACAGTTTCTTGGTCTAGTATGCCTTCGAATAAAGACTCATTCCAAATACGTACTCCAATAGGATAAATAAAGTCATCTCCATCTGCGTGGATGTGAGACTTAGCATTCTCAGGAAACTTGTGGTGACGTATAGCTTTACCTGCTAAGGTTCCCCAAACATCCTCATAACAAGGGTAAGTTTCAGTGGACTCCCAGTAAGCAAACTCTCCAGATGTTTCAACAGTAATCTTACAAGAGTATTGAACTTCCTGCAAAGAAGGAGTATTGTTTGGAGGAGTAAGTCCTGTAGTAGCTGTGTTGTAAACTTTCCATCTAGGTTGTGCTGTAGTTACAATGCAATCATTAGATGTACCAAAAGCATCAGGATTACTAGAAGAGTAAAGTAATTCTTCTTCGTTAGAGTTTACAAATACTTCTCTACCAGGAATGTGGAATACATCTGTATACTTTCCGTTCTTTAGTTTAAACTTAATACCAAAAGGATAAACTTCATCTCTTTGATAAGTGCGGAAGAAATAAGCAATCTCTGGATTAGAGAAGTCAAACTTATTATCTACAGGCATCTTAACTGTTTCCCAACGAAGTTTAATCTGGTTTGCTAATAGTTGGAAGTTGTATTTAGGAGTTTCTACTAAGTCAGCTAACATCAGAATGTCATTCTGCTTTTCAATAATCTCAGCAGTCTCGTAGTGAGGACTACGAATCAAAGGAACAATAGAAGAGAAAGTAGAAGAGTAATCTCCTGTATAAACCAAAGAATCTCTGTAGGTAGATTGGTTGACTCTATAAGTACCTACCAACTGGTATGTAGTTACTTCGTTAATGTTCTCAGCTACAACTAAGTTAAAGTAATCAAAGATTGCTGTACTGTGATCTATAGAAACTCTAATAGACTGAGAGGTTTCGTATTCAGTCTGTTCAGTAATAGCCCTCTCAAAGATTGGAATCGGGTTAGAGAAATCTACGTAGTCTGTAAGTTCTTTACCATTCTCATCTGCGTAAGCAAGAGAGAAAGAATATACTCCACCTTTTAAAGTTCCTCCTGAGTCTACCGCAGTAGGATAGATATCAGGTTGGCAGAAGTCTGGAAATAGTTTTAAGCGTTCACAAGAGTCTGTAATACAGTCAATGGCATCTCCACATTGATCTCTGCCATAAGGTTCTTCTAATGAGAAATAACGAGGTTGTATATTACGAGCAATAAAGTAAACCTTAGTCTCACAGTTATCTATTCTGTATTCTGAGTATACAGGAAAGTCTGGAGATAAACCCAAACAACAAGGAGCACTTTTAGGAATACATATTCCTTGAGAGTCTAAAACTGAATATAAAATCTCTACATTAACAGGTAAAATAAACCTATTTCGTTTTGCTTTAAAAGTTCCTATTCCTGAAGGAAACGTCTCACTTGTCTCTACTCCATTACAGTCTACAAATACAACTGTAAAAGGTTGGTTGTCTGTAGCCTGTACATCATATCTATAGCAGTCTGTACAGTCACAACAGTTGTCGACTACTAAAGGAGTAAACAAACAACAAGAACTATCTTCTGTAACTACGTTTGTAACAACAGTTCCAGAAATACATCCACAATCTTTTTCTGTTTCTATAAGACTAGTACAATCTTTACTTAAGTTAGTTATCTCACCTATTAAGGAACGTCCATCAGGATGAGCCAGGAATACAATTAACTTAGATTGTTCTGTAATATTAAGTGTGCCTACTATTCTATAGCCAGGATAACTAGTTGTAAAGTCATAACAGATTTGGTTAGAAGGTTCATTAGTGTATGTGGTAGAGTTACCATCATGAGACTGAATGTTTGCGTTTAGAGCAAACGTAATCATGTTCTCCTTGATCTGGTAATTAACCGAATCAAGGTTTAAACCTGCTACATTCTGATTGATCTTGTTATCCATTAAACTTAAGAGATATGGAACTTAGTGAAGCGATTTTTAGTACGGACTACGTTATCAGCCATCTGCTGTTTAGTGTAGGTTAACAAGTAACCATTAGCAGCCTGTAACTTATTTAATTGATCTTGTCTGTAGTACTGAAACTTAGACTCTACTTGACGTTGACTTTCGTCTACTACTGAATGCCAAAGCTGCTCAAAAAATTTAAACTTAAGATAAGACTTGACATACTCTTCAACCTCAAGAATTTCTGGCACCATAGGTATGTTATCATCGTCCATTGGACGTGAGTAATATCTAAGGAAAACACAACCTGTTTCAAACGTTGCACTAACTGTTTTATTTGGATAAATTTGTAATACATCAGCTGACGACACATTGAGGTTTTCACAACCCTCAATACACATAGTCTTAGAACCATGATACACTCTAAGCATCTTAGGGTGTTGCATAGTAATCTTAAAACCGGGTGTAGGTACACTGATAGTCTCGTAATAGTTTTCTTGCTTGACACAGTCTCCTGCATCACAACCTCCAGTACATTCTAGATTCTGCCACCAGTATCCCTGCATAGAATTAACACCTGAAGTCCATTGTACATCTGCTTCGTAAATCAAAGCATAGTCTAACAAAGAAAAGTCACAGGGTAATTCAGATTTATAATTAGAGAAAGTAAGTACGGCTTCTTCAGGCTTCAATACCATTACACGAAGTTTGCGTAAAGCCTGATCAATGAAAGTAGGAATAAGAACCTCACTGATAGCACCAGCTTCAAAGTACGACTTGAGCTCTTGCTTTACTTCAGCAACTAAAGGCTCAGAGGAAATAAAGTTAGTGTTATCGTATTTCATTTTATTTTAGTTTACCTTATATTTAGTTTGTTGTCTTTGATTGCTTGAGCTAAGGCTGTCTTATGTCTGTTAGACATTCTTAGATCGTAGAAACCAAACTCAACTATTCGTTTAGAATATGGATACAAATGAAATTTATAGACTGCACCATCGGTATGTGAATTTCTATAAGGCACTTTGATGCCAGTTTCATTGTAGAGCTTCCAGTTAATAATTGTATGTTTACCTTCTTTAATCGCATTTTCAGTCTTTACAATTTTAATTGATCCGAAGTTTGGAAACCGCAGTGAGTATCTTCCACGTAATAACCTCTCTATAAGTTTAATGTGAATCTTTTTAGGAATGCCACAAAACTGCTTATAGGTAATGTCTTTGCGTTTAGTTTCTTTTAAGAACAGATGATAGGCTCTAAGGGAAAGATAGTTCGTATCCGAAGTTGTATCTTTCTCTTTTTTCCTAACTTGTTTTCTTGGGTTTGGTTTTATAAAGTCTTTCGACATAATTAGTTGGGTTCATCCCTGTTGTTGTCCTCAGTCTCGTAAGGCAACTTATGATAGTTGATTAAAGACTGATTACACATTTCAATCAAAGTATCTAGCAAGTAGCCAGGAAACTTAAATTGTTTATCATACATACTCATACACTGTGTACCATCAAGATCTTCGATAGACTCAGTAAAGTAAGCGTACATATTCACACACTCTACATCTGGATCTAAAACGTAAAGATATCCATTGCGGATAGTATAGTACTTTTTAGGGGTCTTAAAACGTAAAGAATTATGATTAATAAAATCTCTAATAGTAGTAGGAAAAAGTTCCTGCGAGTTAGAAGTGTTGAACACCCCCTGAATAAAGTACGAATACAACCCCTCATCTATCTTTGGTAGTTTGTTTTTGCTTCTACGTATAGGACAGTTAAGATCACATTCAGAACCAGGAGCCTCAATTAAATGTAAACACTCATATGCTTGATACACATTATCTGAAGTAAGAAGTCTTCGTAAGTTGATTTCTCTACGTAATAGTGTAGACGCTTTAGTTTTTAATAAGCCGTAAATATAGCGGTCACTAATCATATCATCATCACTGATGAACTTGTTAGCGCTCTTTACCCTAGCGATTAAGTCTGAGTTAGTATACATTAGTATATAGTTTGGGTTAATTTAAGGCTTATTACAAATATAAATTAATTTTAACTTTAAGTCAAGTGTTTATTTAAGAACTAGAAGAGCCCACTTTCGCAGGCTCCTACTAGCAAGATGACAGGAAAACCAACCAAAAAAACCCTGCCAAGATTTTTATTATACTGCGTATGAATTACCTCCTACAAAAATCTCTAAAGACTCTGTACCAGATAAAGTCACTGAAGCTGCGGGATTGTTTAACTCTACTACTAAGTCTGTACCGTTCATATAGCATGCACCTTGATAAACTGCGGTTGAAGGAGTACCAGAAGTTGTTGCATACTTAAGAATAAGAACACTAAAGACTTGAGTATAAAGAGGAGCATATCCTGCAGGAATGTTTGCGATTGTTAAAGATTGACCGTGAGTCCAAGTAAATGAACCTGTAGCATTTACAGCTAAGCTTCCAATGATTGTAACTACGTTACCATACTTCTGGAGTTTAGGCAAACTACCGATAGGGAATCTAGCAGAAGAAACTACAACTGCATTAGTTAAAGTTCCTGCAGTTAAGTTTACAAAACTTGGAGTAGTTGATCCACCAGTACTAACTAAAGATATATTCAAACCATCTGAATCACTAGTAGCAGTAAAGTGTGCTGGATTCAACTTAAGTTTTAATCTACCTAAAGTATCTACTATTCTATTTAATTGAGTTTGTAAAGTAGTAGAAGTGTTGGTGTAGTTAAAAGTATAACCATAGTATGCAGTAGAACCAAAGTTGGTAGCCCAAGTCAAAGCATAGTTTGTAGCTGGGATAGAAGCTAAAGCAGTATTAATTGCACAAATCTGACTTGTAAACAAGATAGCAGCTGCACTCAAAGTACTAGTAGCAGAACCTCCAGAAATGCAAGAAGTATTAATTGAAGTAGGAATAGATCCTACACCTGCAATGTATGCTTTCAAACTATCTACAGTTGCACCTACAGTAACCAAGTCGCCTTGTAGATCACCGTACATACCACACATATTAGTTGTAATCCAGTTAAAGTAATCTGAAACTACAGCAGTAGTAGGCTTAGTAGTGAAAGAATAAGCTATACAAGGATTACCCAATACACCTGTCATATCTACATTAGTATTGATAGTACAGATCTTAGATCCGTAAGCAGTTAAGATTTGACTTAAAGTAGATACGCCAGAAGTTACAGAAATACAACCAGGTGCAGTAAAAGTAGGAACTTCTAAAGCAACTACTCTATTGTCTACAGAACAAAGAGCTGCAGCAACTGATTCTACAAATCCTTGAGCACTAGTAATAGGCGTACCAATACTATCTAAGTTACCGCCTAAACGTAAGCAACCATAGCTATATGCTGAGTAATCTAAGCCAGAAGCTGTTAAGTTACAGATACGTTGGTGAAGATTAGATACAACTACATCTAAGTCAGTTCCTGTTGCAATGATAGCTGCAAGAGTAGTTACTTGCAAAGTCAAATCATTTGCAGGAGTAGCTCCACCTAATGAAGTTCCTAACACAGTTAAGAAGTTTCCTACTGTGTATCCAGACCCACCGTTGAGTAAAGTAACTGTATAAACATTAGAACCTGGAGTACGAGTAACTTTAACAGATGCACCCGAACCTGATCCTCCTGTAGGAGATACAGTGTATTCGGTAATAACTGTAGGACTTAAAGCTAAACCTGCTTTACTTACAGTTGAAATAGCTCCTGTGCCGCAAGCTAAAGGCAACCCAGAATAGGTAATACATTTAGCGTAGTTAGTTGACAAACATCCTACAGAAGTGCAAGGTGTAGTTGATATATGTGTTCCGAAACAATCAAGACAAGTAGACATAGTTATGGGCAGCAAGTACAAAGTTTATTAATGATAGCTCTAAGAACTCCTCCAAGGGTAGTAGGTACTCCAGTACCACAAGGATCATCTCCTAAGCATTTAGTTCTTATATAAGCAAGAAAATCAGGACTTAATGGAAGATCTTCCCAATGTAAGTTTCCGTTATTAGTATTGATGTTTTCTGCAGACAAATAGTTTAAACGAGAACGCAACTCACAAATAACTCCTACAAGTTTAAGTACTACCTCAGCAGAATAATATTTATCATCTGTTACTGTAAGGCCTACTGTCGAAATTACTGAAGTAGTTCCACATGCAGTGTTAGCTGCATCAAATGCAGTTTTATTTAATCCTACACGAGTATCTATATTAACTACTTTATCATCTAATAACTTAAGTAAGTCATTTAAATAAGGATGGTCACAAGAAGAAAAAGAATCAATCAGACCTCCTGGAGTAGGAGTACCTGTATACTTTACGCACCCAGAAGGAACGATTTCTACGCAGTTGTTATTAGGGCAGCAGTTAGTCATTGTTTTAAAGTTTAATTTTCAGAGTTGCTTTTGTATCGCAGTCTATGCATTCAGCATACTTCAAGAAGCGTGCTAATGCTTTAGACTTTTTATAATAGGGTTTTGTTAAGTACTTCATATGCTGTAACTCTTTGTAAGCAGCATGAGCAAGTTTCTTCTTAACAGTCAGACTCAAGTCTTCTGAGTAAGTCATCGGCTTTTCTATATAATTCAGTAGCTTTTGCAGGGTTGCATAAATCAGCATGTGCTTCAGCACCCTTAAGCAAAAACTCAATTTTGTCCAAGTAAATAAGAGTCTTCTCGTCATCACAGCAGTCTACATACTTAGCCCACTGTACTCCAAGACGACAATCAATCTTACAAGTCCTCAAGTGGTAGCGAGTGTTGATACCAGTATCAGGACAAGTGGTAATAGTTAAAGTATAAACGCCATCAGGTAAAGCAGTAAAGCCACTGGTAGAAGAAGTAGTGAATCCAAAGTTATAAGAGTTGAATATGTTTACTTCGCCAATAGTGTAATTGAAAGTAAAAGGATTATCATAGCCAGGTACTGAGATAGAAATCTCTGCAGTATCAGGAGCTAATGGGTATACTGATGTATCAAGGATAGACAAGTAAGAGCAATCCTTTGCTTTAAGTGCTTCTAAGTTAAGTTGTACGTTCATAGTTTTTTAAAAAAGGGGGAGTGTTATCTCCCCCATTTATTTAGAGATTAGTGGAGAGCTACCCAAGCAGATCCGTTATACACATGAACTTTGTTCAAGGTAGTATCGTAAGCTAAAGTTCCTTCAGTCATTCCAGTCAAAGCACCTAATTCTGTGGTACTGTAAGAAAGAAGAGTAATAGTAGAGTTGTTAACTTTACCATAAGCAAAAGTCTTATCGCAGCAAGTTGAGTTGCTAGATAAAACTCCCAAGATAAATTTTACAAGTGATTTCCCAGGACCTTTGCCAGAAGCATTTTCCAAGGTTTCACTAAATGTTCCAGGTTTGAGATTAATATCTTTCATTTTGTTTTAAGTTAATAGGTAAGAAAAAGTAGGGGAGGTTAATCCCCTACTATATTCTAAATTAGTTAGACAGTAACGTCCCAAGCAGAACCATCCCAAACGTTGAATACCTGTGTGGTAGTGTTGTAGATAACAGTACCTACAGCTACACCAGTTAAGGCATCACGCTCAGTAGTAGTGTAAGAGTTCACAGTAGTTTGGTTGCTGAACAAGTTATTGATGAAAATTTCAATAGCAGCAGCATTTGCACTACCAGTCTCAACCAAGATGATTACAGAGTGAGTGTTCTGGGTTTTCTTTTCGAAACCTACTGCAGAATCTTCTAAGTAAGTGATTTCATACATAGTGAAACCAGAAGCAGCAGTGTATGTAGGTACGTAGAAGAAACCATTTACATCTTCGTTGTAGATAGGATTCCAGTAGTAGCGAGCTTCAGCAACAGCAGGCAAGTTGTTAGTGAAGTAGTGACGCTCCATTTCAGCCATAGCAGCCTTAACACCGATAGGGTATTTAACAGGAGTTGCATAGGTGATAGTCCAAGCAGCACAAGAATTTTCGATATCGAAATCTTGAGTGTTGTAAGGACCTTCATGAACGTGAGCTTTGAAACGTACCAAGTTGAATACGTAAGGAACTGCATCAGGAACACAAGCGTTACCGAATTCATCCAAAGCCTTACCTACCAATTTAACACCGTAGTTAGATCCGCTAGATACCAAAGAAGCAACAACATACTTGCTCAACAAAGGAGAAGCATTGATCTTAGTAACGATAGCAGTCATGTAGGTAGAAGCAGACAAAGCATCGCAGTCACCACCACATTCAGAGCAGCATGCAGTTTTAACAACTACAGACTCTTGAATCATTGGCTGGTAAATGCCTTTGCTCCAGTACTCGTCAATTTTCAAAGTAACAACGTATTCTTCGTCACATTTGAAAACAGGAGTAGCAGCAGAAGCTTCGTCCCAACCTAAGTAAGAAACCTGTTGAGTTACGCTCAAATCAGGACTAGTCTTGGTTACAGACAAAATGTTCTTTTGCTTGATAACACCAGTTTTGAAAGTACCATATTTATTGTTAGTACCAGTTCCAAAAACCAATTTGAAAGCATCAGGAGTAGAAGGGGTAGCACCTAAGTTAGTGTTACCATCAGCATCAAAGGCAGCAAGTGATTTTGCAGCCATTGCAAAAGTACTAGTAGCGTTAGAGATAGCGCTAGGTACGAAGATTTGTGTGATCTTGTGATTCATAGTTTTATATATTATTCAGAGTTTTTGTTTAAACGATCTTCAGCAAACACAGCTTGTGCTTGATTATCAGTTGATTGAGCAGCGAACTTAACAGCTAAGTCGACTAAGTCTGACTGAGCATACTCAGGGAGTTCTGAGTTTTGATTCTTAGAGTTTGTTCCATCAAACTTAACGTAGCCCTCTACATCTATATCTAAGGGATAACGTAAGTATGTTACAAACACTTTTTCGATCTTAAACTTACTATCAGTGTAGACTGTCAAGTTATCATTCCCCAGTGTGGCTAAAGTTGTTCTCCACTCAAACGAAGGGCTGTAATTGTTGTCAAGGTACTTAGTAGTAAGTTCTCCATGTCTAACTAAGTCTATAGTAATGGGCTCAGAACAGGTTCCATTCTTTGCTATTGCGTAAGACGAAATATAGAACATATAGTTTGCTGCGTCTTTCAGAGGACAATCATAGCCAACGTGAAAAAGATCATTTGTTTTTACGGGATTCAGAGGCACATTGCTGGTCTTCAATATCTGGAGATCATCAATACGCTTTCTGATAGAATCGTAGCCTACTTTATAAATATTGTTAGGATTAAGTTTAGTTTTAATCCAACTAACCTGAGCCTTGTTGAGGTAAACTATAATATCTTCAATCGGGATATCTATATTATCCTGACGATTGATTTTATTTAAAGTTAGTTTAAACTCATAGATGAGTTCCTCAACAGGGATCATGTTATATATTTAGTTTTTATAGAGCGTCAATTCGTGCTTTGTTTTTCAACTTATCCTTAAAGGATGTATACTCTTCTGTATTCTTAGGATCTGCAAGGAACAATTCAAACTCTTCGATTGACTTAGCCCATACATGCTCTCCTTCGTATACAATAGAACCTTTAATTCTAATGATGTTTTTATCTACTAGATCTTTTACAAGAGCCTTCACATCTAACAAGTCGTCACTGTATGACATAATCTTGTTAAACTGATCAATAGGATCTCGATCAAGAGCTGATGCTGGTGTACGTAAGAACTCATCTACTGCATTGTAAACTTCTTCTTCTGTAGCATCCATCGGTAATCCTAAGCCAATAAGCTTTTGAACCTTCTTACGCTTAGTTGCAGTCATCTTATCTAAAGATGCAATTGCACTGTTAATGCGCTTCTTACGTTCAAAAGTAGTCTTAGTTTCTACATCACCATTGTAAACGTAGAACTTTACAATAGCTGTATCTATCTTACCACTTTCTATATCATCCATAGAGTGAGCAACCATTTCGGTTTCCATTAACCAATAAAAGTTAATTGCTTCTCTAGGATTCTCCATATTGAAGACGTTGTCTCCGTCTTCTAGGGTATATCCGTTTTCTTTAATTTCGTCATAGAACGTACTAGCAGGCAGTAATGATTCATCAAGAAGCGACTCATAGTATTCTCTAAGTTGCTTAACTCTCTGCATCTCTTGCTCTCTAGCTTTTGTGTCCAAGATTCCACGGAACTTCGGAGAGTTCTCATCTAATCCTGTTCTAATTACTCCACGTGAATCAACTCGTGGGAAAAACTTTCTTACTGTTCCTGGAATGAAGTTATATCCATTCTGGTACAATGATCCTTCTAATGTGCGCATGCTAGAAGGTTGTCTTTTGTAGGGACGAATAATTCGCACTCCCTGTGCTATTTCTTTACTCATTTTTGGTTTGGTTTAATTTTTGGTTCTAACTTTATCTATTTAGGAGGGGGCTATTAAACCCCCTCCGTCATAGATTCGCAATTAGATGCGAGGGAATTCTTTAATGATCACAGTCTTGGTAGGATCTTCCAAGAAGATACCTGCGAAGTCTTTCATGATGTAGGTAGAATAAGGATCTTTGCTAGCGATTGATGTCTGTTGAGCACCGAATCCTACTGAACCTGCAATGTACTGATAGTACATGTTAGGACGAGTAGACAATTTTACCTCACGGATACCTGCGTCATCTTGACCACTTACATCCAAGATGATGAAGATTGGAGGAGTCTTCTTGTTAGGACCCAACTCCAAGAAAGTAGCATGCTCATTCAATTGCTCTAATTCTACGAATTCAACTGGACCAGTCTCAGTAGTCATAAAGTGATCGAATTGGAAAGCATAACCTTGCTTAGTACGATCTTTACCATCCAAGAACTTATCAGCAGATACCATGAAGTTCTGACCGTTGAAGTCTTTGCGGATAGCAGTAGAAGCCAACTCCATACCAGAACGGTTGGTGTAGATCTTCACGCTACGGTCTTTCAACAACACACGGTTGTAGAACAAGTCACCGATAGCAGTACGAATCAAGTTCAAAGAGAACTGACCACGATCGTAGTAGATAACGTTACCCAAGTGCAATTGCTGCCATAAGCCTTGCTTAGCACGAGTAGGACGACCTTTTTCATCTTTACCGTTACCTTGACGACCCCACATCAAAGTGTTAGCTTTCATGCGCATCATCTCCATACGGAGCAAACGAGATACTGTAGGCTCCCAACCAACGATTTTGGTTTTCTCACCTTCAGCCATAGGATCGCTTACAGAGTAGTAAGTGATGTCCATAGGATTGCCTGAAGCGTCTGTCTGCATACCCAATTTGGTTGCATCAGCCCAGTCAGTGATAGTGTGTTCAACACCATACTGTTGCAATACATCAGCCATAACTTCTAAGTTACCATCGAACAATCCCAAGCTAGAGAATGAAGTGGTGTACTCACCCAATACGTTACCGATCTTGAAGTACTCAACACCTACAGCCAAGAAAGTAGCAGCTACGTAGTCGCTAGAAGAAGCACCTACTGCAGTACACTTGTACTTGAAACCGTTCTGGTGTTTTTCACCTTCAGAAACGATTTGAATTTGAGTTTCTTGCTCATAGCGGTGGCCGGTGATAATGTCGTTAACAACAAACACGTTCTTGTCAAATACCAATTCGAAAGTAGAACCATCACGACCTGGGTAGGTAGCAGCAGTAGATACAATGATCTTAGGTAACTCAGCACGCTTCTTGATTTTGTAGGTGAAAACTCCGTTAGGATCGTTAACCATAAAAGGCTTACCAGTCTTCATTACCAAATCCAACAAGTCGTTCTTGTACAATTTAGTGTCGGTGAAAAGGCGAATCATCATTTTGTCATACTGATCAGGCTTAGTGCGCAGCATGGTTTCAACGAAGTTCTTGTCTGTCAATTTACCCAAACCATTTTTAGAATAGAATGAGCTGGTCATGTGAGCGTTAGCTATAACTCTCCCGTTAACCCTTGGAATACTTTGATTAGGCATAGTAGTAATTTATTATTTTTGTTTTTATGTTTTATTTGAAGTACCGTGAAAATAAGTCATCGTTAGATTTTGAGGTCTTACCAGACTTTTTACTCTTGGTCTTTAAATCATTGAATAGAGAATTGGTCTCATCAGTTACAGCTTTTCTTTTTACAGGAGTTAGATCTAAATCATTTTGAACTAATCTAGCTACAGCTAAAAACTTAGAAGGATCCTCTTGACGCATCTTAGCAAGTTTGTATTCAAACTCACTGATACGCTGACCGTTTGGAAGAACGTGTGGTCTCGAAAGAACGAAGTCAAATAACTCTGTAGCTGATTGCTCGTTGATAGGATACCCTTCAATAGCACCTGAAGCAATTGCTCCATCTAATACATCAGCGTAGAGTTGTTCTCTTTCTTCTTCTTTCTGTTTAATCGCTTGTACACGAGCTTCACTTTGTTGTGCAAGTACTGCTCTTTCCTGTTGCATCTTCTCTACCAATTTAACTTGATACTTTTGAGAGTATGCTTCTAAGCGATCATTATCTCTAGCGTAGTTCAGTTGATCTTCGATTTCATCTTCATCCATTCCTGTCTTAGCTAAATACAAACGGAAAACTCTTTCTTGGTTTCCTTCTACAGATAAGTCTACATTCTCGACTACTTGTTCGTTTGAGAACATCTGTAAGTATTCTTGCACAGGCACTTTATTGATGAAGATATCTTCAATCATCTGTACTCCTGCTTCTCCGTAAGTTTCAGTAGCAAGTTCTTCTAATTGATTCCAAGCTCTATCTTCGATAGTCTCGTTCATCTTAGCTAAGAATGTTTGCTCATTCCACTCTATTTCTTCTCCTTCTTCTACGTTAAGCATTCCTGCTTTAGCAAGACCCTTACCAAAGACTTCAAAGTAATTATCTTCTTCGTCTTCATCTCCTTCTAAATCTACTTCTTCCTCTTCTTCCTCTTCTTCTTCAACAGGTGCTGGAGCTTTAGGAGGATTTATAGGTTCAGGATTTTCATCTTCTTCTAGGGGATCAAAGTCTTCTCCTCCTAAAATATCTGGTTTAATGTGGGCATTAGGATCTTCTGTAGTGGTATCTAAATCTAGTGGATCATCTACGGAAAAACTGTCAAAGAACTCTAAATTCTCTAATGGACTATTGGTTGTCATAAGGTTAGTTTGGTTTAATTCAAAAGTAATATTTTAAAAAATTAACACAAGAGATTAATAAATTAGGTTACGATATGCACAATAAGTTAAAATAGGGGATTTTTAGGCTCAAAAACCCCCTACTTTAGTGCTATAATCTATTACTTATTTGTATCTCTTATTTCTTTTTTGAGCCTGAATCGTACTTGTTTTTATTTGTTTGTGCTATTTTAAGCTTAGTATCTATGTCTTTCTCCTTGAGTGCTAGCTCTTTTTCTTTAAGACTTAACTCTTTATTCTTAGTTACCTTTTCAAAGGTTTGTTTAGAAATGTCTTGAGCTATTTTAGTCTGTTCAATTAAGAGACCTGTAGTATCTACATCTGGGTTGTAAGAACCTTCATTGGCAATACCTTGGAGTTGAACTACTTGCAGTCTGTTCTCACGATCAAGCTGCTTATTCATGTCATCTCTTCTAGCATCTTCTGCTTTCTGAGCTGCATCCATCTGCATCTTCTGTTCAAACTGTGCTTGTTGTTGCTCCAACTGCTGTTGCTTAAGCGCTTGTTCTTGTTGACGGATAGCCTCTTTACGTTTCTGTACATCAGACAAAGTCTTACGTAAGCTTCTTTCAGAATTAGCAGTAAACAAATCTACCATCTCAGAAAGCTCTGCTCCATTCTGCATAGCAGGTTGAGCCAACTGCTTTAACTGTTCAAGAGTAACTTTGTCTTCTGCATAAGAAGAAACAAATACAAACAACTCATGAAGTAATTCATTCTTAGATACCTGTAAGAATACAGTCTCTAGTTCAGAGTTTAAGTAGTTTAAAGTAGAAGTAGGCTTCTGTAACTCGATGTACTGAGCCATATCCAAGATAGTCTGATAAACTTTCTGTAAGATGTTATCATGCCAAGCAAACCAAGTTTCTGTTTGAGCAAAGGATTGAATCAAAGCATTGTTAGCAGCAGTAGCTGTATCTGATGCTTGAGAGTTACCTAGACGTTGACGAGTAAGACCTACTAACTCATAAGCTTCTAAGCGAAGTTGTTGAGCTAATTGAATACGTGCTTGAATCTCTTGTGAACGAGTAAGATCAAGACGAGAGAATTGGTTGAACTGTACAGCTCCTCCTGTATTTTCGATTGAGGTATCAATCAAAAGAGTTCCTCTGTTCTTAGCATTCCATAGCATTGTCTCAATAGGATCCTGAGAGTCTTTCTTAGGAACTACTTTCAAGTCACCCAAGAATACAACACCGATCTCTTTCTCAAGCAATTCCCACAACTGATTCATACAGATGTTGTAAAGAACCTGATAGGGTTTAAGAAGATCTAACAAAGACTTACCTTGAGTGTTACGAGTGGTATTAATAATACCTACAATAGGAGCACTCTGAGTAAACTCTAAAGGTTCTACATTTACGTAGATGTCTGCACCAATCTTAATACCTCTCCACCATTCGTTGATCCAAAGTTCCTCAAGAGTAATATCACCTAAGGTTTTATCCATCTTGTAATCTTCAGATACAAACATCTCTTGTTGGAATCCTTCCTCATCTAAGTAGGTACGTTTGAAGATACGTTTCTTAGACTGCCAGTAAGAAGTAACAACTGTGTAAGAGTGCTGAGAGTTAAATGAGAATACGTTATGATCAATACCTCCGTTAGCAAAGTCACCTACGTTCTCGAAGGTTAACTGCCACAAAGGATCGTTAGGATCTGGCAAAGCTGGAGCTAAGGGAGAGTATTCGTTGTTTCTTAAGTTCTGTAAAGAACGATTCTTCAAATGCTCTACTTCTTCTCCTGTAAGATTATATCTCTCTACGATTTCACTCATAGAAAGAACTTCAATCAAACCTAAAGCCCAACAGTCAGATGTGTACTGAGCATTACGATTAGCTAAGTACCATACGTTAGATGGGTTCTCTGTCTTATAGGTAAATCCTAAGCGAGAATTATCTGGGTAGAAGTGGTGAAACTCTTTACCTGTTACCAAGAAATCTAAGAAAGCTTGCTGAGACTTCTCTCTAAAGTTAAAGTGGTACTTAAGAGCATTTAAAGTTTTGTTACCCCACTCTTCTGCAACAGAAGTATAATCCAAAATTTTGTTCTGTAGTTCTTGTTGCATCTGAGCTTCTTGTTCGGGATCAATAGGCTGACCTTCTAACTGAGCTTCTAACTTCTTTACAAAATGTTCTTTAATTAACTCTGTACGGAAATCAATAGTCTCGTTTACAGCTTCGTCATCTACTGCTTTAACCTTGTACTTGTGAGGACGGTTAATTAACTCTCCCTTCAACTGATTGATAGGAGGGTTAACAATAGGATAGTGCTTTAAGTGCTGAGGTACTTCAGGCTCTTGATCAGGTACATCATTTAAGTAACTGATTAGTTCCTGCATCTCAGGGATGTTTGTGTAGTCAGAGAAGTTAAATTCTCCGTTAAGCAACCTATAGTTTTTTCTAAAGGTGATATTCTGCTTGTACTGTGCAAATGCAATATTTGCAAAGTAGTCCATAGTAGACTTAATCCAGCTCTCCTTTTCTTTATCCGATAAGCTTACAAACTGCTCAGGATAAAAGTAGGCGTGATTGACTGGATCAGTGTACTCTTTGAGAGATTCAATAATCATTGTATTTGTTATTTAGTTTTAGTTAATAGCGGAAAGGTGATGAAGTTGTACGAAAAAGAGATGAGCCTTTCTTCTCTCTAAAGTATGCTTGCATTCTAGTATCTTGACTTGCATCAGAAATAATTACTTGAGTGTTTAAAGACTTAGCCATAGCTAAAGTAAGACCAAATGAAATAACTCGGTCAACGTTTAACTTAGGTGTGAACTTAATTAATTCCTTAATTAGAATAGGATCTAAGATTCTAGTAACTCCTAGACGTTCTTTTATAGTGTTACCATCAGCATCTCTTTCTATATCTACTACTTCTGTGATGTACTCAATGATAAGCGACATTAAATAGTTTTTAATATCCTTGGTCATGTGAATTCCATAGTCACGATTAACTGTAGAGTTAGGGTGGATGTCGTTAAGAAACTTAGGTGTCTTCTCTAAAACTCTAGGAGACTCTTGCTTATCTACACAGTGCTGAATAAAACCATAGTCCATGTTCTCACAAAGAGTCTTAGCATTGTAATACTTAAGAAGCATCTTAGTAGTCTCGTACCAGGTTTCAATCTTCTTAGGACGACCTGTATAACAAGCTACTACCATATTCTGCCAGCCTTCTCCGTTAAGATTATGTACTCGCTTATAAATGTAAGTAGACCCCAAAGAAGTTGAGTAGTGTGCCTGTGACTGTTTGTATGGATCCGTTCCTGCTGTATAAAGTCCATAGGGGGCTTCTGACAGAGGATATTCCCAAATCTGTACACAACCCTCAATATTATCTGTTGGTTTAACAGGGAAGTTCGTAACAGCCTTTTTCTCGGTAAACTTGTGACGTACTGTTCCGTCTGCTGACATGTAGAGTTCTACGTTGTCTGCTACAATCTCTTGGGCAGTTAACTTCTGTAGTTGTTCTTGAAGTAAATCTACTGGGAAAATGTTCTGAGATAACTCTAAGAAACACTCCTCATGCGTGAGGGGATAGTACATTACTTCTTTTAAGTAAGTCTCTAATCCACTAGACTTTTTAATCTGTTCTCTAGACTTTAAGATAAGTTCTTTACCTTTCTCTTCGTCTGCTACCCAAATCTTAATTAAGTCTAACTCAGAAGCCTCTTCTTTGCCTAGATAAAGTCCTAAAGATTTTTCTTCCTTTGGAACTTTTAGAGATTTAGTTCCTGGAATAAACAATCCATAACTCTTACCTGTTTCGTTTGCCTCTACAGGTAGGAAGTTGTAAGCTTCTGGGTTATTAAATAATTCTTCTAGGTCAGCAGCTTTACTCATGTCTCCCGAAGTTCCGATAACAAAAGGAGAACAACGCCATCCATAAGGACTATCGAAACACGGAGTAGTTGCCGCTAAGCAACTAAGAATCTTACCCTTTCCTCCTTCTTCCAAAAGAAAAGAAGACAGAGTAAGACCAGCAGCTGCTTCCGTATTGTTGCCTTCATCAAAGTTACGTACGTGGAATTTAGACCACTCATTACGAGCGTTGGTCTTTTTATCTTTAAAACCTAAAGTAACCTGCTTCTTCCAGTCATCCTCAATACGAGGAAATCTAAAGTAGTCAGGAAGATTACGAATACCTAAGTCTACGTAATCTGTAATTACTTTTAAGTCAGGTTGGTTAAGTGCAGATATCAAGTTATCAGAACCCTTCTGTGTAATGGCTTTGTGAGCCATATAAGAAGAAGTCAAAACAGATTTAGAGATACGTCTGGATCCTACCATAACAACTCCTTTCTTTCCATCCTCGTGATTCTCTGCCTTGTGAATGGTTTCATCTACAGCTAGGTAGGTGTCCCAAAGTTGAGGTTTATCTAGTTTACGAACTTGACGCTTACCTACTATAGTGTCTATATAAATAGACCAATAGTTTAAATGCCAATAAATGAAAGGAGAAAAGTAAAATCCATTAATAGTAACACCTTCTGTAATCTTCTTATCCTCGTTTTCCCAAAACGCAGTATATTCCTCTGAATCAGTATCAGGGAAATTCCTTACGTTGATTAGGAACTCAGGACTATCTAGATTAGGATGTATCATTAACTAAATTGTTTCATCTTACCGTTAATCTCTTGAGATCCACGGGCTTCTGCTTTTTGTTCTTCTTTCTCTCTAAGACGATCTACTACTTCAAGTAAAGCTAAGTATTCTTTCATAGTATCTCTAAGAGATTTGATTTGTGATTCTTGGCTAGCAATAACCATAGGCATTGTTCCTCCTTTGGCTGTAGGCTTCCATTCAATTCTGTCTTTCAATCCATTGATAGGATTGTTATCTATATATGCTCTCCACTCAGTTAAGCGTTGTTCTGCCCATTCAAGTTCTGCTGATATATAGGATAGTTTTTTAGTTGCCATTGTTGTATTTTTTTAAGAAGTCTGACTGGTTCATGTTCATGATGTCTTCAAGAACACGTGCATAGAAGTCTTCATCTCTTCCAGTCTTTCCGTACGAGTATCCTGCTTTCCAGAAAATCTTAAACGTCTCGAATAAGTTATCCTGTAAAGTCTTAGATACGTAGGGTTGCTGACTAGGGGCTTGGTGGTTTTCCATAATCTTATTTTTTAGAAGAAACCTGTGTTAAAGGTTTGTCAGCAGGCAAGAAGTAAATCTGTACTCCACACTTACTTCCTGGTTTCTTGTCACAACCATTCTTGATTGTGAGTTTCTTTACTCTACTTTGTGCCATAATAGTTCTATTTGTTTATCTGGTTTAGATGCGTTCCAACTCTCTACTCCACAATTCGAAGATAGAGATGCTGTTTTGAAGGTGCAGATACACCCACAAAACGAACAGTGTAGTTCTGACCTGGTAGTGCTGTAGTGTTCGCCCGTGAGTTGTAAGTACTCAGGGGAAGATACTGCGTTTGTTGAATTGTAGGGACACTTGAGACAAATATCCATTCGCTCTGCGATAATGTTCTGTTTTTCATTATTCAATAGTTTGAATTGGTTCGCTGTCTTCGTTGCCACTCCCTCCAGTACTTTGTTCAAATTCTTTAGACCCTTCAGGCTCAGGGCCATGTACTCTTTGTAAGGATTCATATAATTTTTTGTGGTTTTGTTTTAAGGTTATAAGAGTTCTATCAAAGTAATCAACTACTACAGGTGCGTATAGTTTTTTAGATTTTCCTCTTTCATATCTGTCTTCAAATAACTTAATCCAGTTCTCTAGCAAGTAGTAGTTATTATATCCTCTGAGTGCTGTAAGATCTTCTCTAGGAGAATCTGTAAGCAAAGTTTCAGACTTAAGTTTAGTAGCTATAGTCTTCATTGCCTTGTTAGGATTAAATACTAGAACTCCTAATCCAGACAATCTTACTTTAACTGTGGGTAGCTCTTTGATCTCTTCGATGGTTTTTTTAAGATACCACTCGTAGACCGTGCTTACTTGGTCTATAGTCATATCCATTTCCTTAGCAACCTCGGAGTAAGCTGCGTAGGTTTTTATTTCGATGTTGTCGTATTTATCCTTTACAGTTCTCATGCTTGTGCAGCTTCCAACTGGGGTTCTACCTTTTTAGTTTCTCCTGTAGAAAGAATCAAAGTGAGTGTAACATCTTGCTTGCTAGTAGGACACAATCTTCTGTTGACTGTGTTTTTTTCTAAGATGCCCATTTTTCTTAGTCTAGTAATCCCGTTAGAAATTACTTGGACTGATGTGCTAAACTCACTTGCGATTCTTTCTTTTACTTCCTTGTCTAAAGTACCGTAGTAAGAACTATGGGCTAATATACTAGTGTATAGATCTGACAATCTATACCCTGCAAGTCTAAGTAATACATCAATATATGCTTGATGTAACTTGACTCCTTCTTCATATCTACGTGCTACTTTCATTGGTTTGGTTTGTTTTTACTTAAACAAATATACCATTATAGCAAAAAAAGTCAAGTTAAATGTTAAGTCTAAAGACACGTGTAACATTTTATATTACACGTGTTAAGCAAATTCTTAATCTAGATAATTATTTTCACAGTTTATAAGTATTAGACAAACACTATAGACAAAAAAAGATTTAAACTTATATTTGTGTTACTTAAAAACACTGCTATGTCGATGGAAAAGATTAAAAAACCCACAGCTCAGGAAGTGTTTGACATATTCCTTTTAGCCTTGCAAGACGAAGAGATTAAGATAGCAGGGGATATAGAAGGATTTAAAAATGCTTTGTACGAAGGCTTCAAAGACTTTACCTACAGAAAGAGATACACAGAAGAAATGTTGTGGGAATACATAGAAATGGCTATGGACTCTCTTGTAGACGATGATCCTCCAATGCAACAGACTGATTATCTAAAGGGTCAGCAGGCTGCAGGACTCTAAAAAATCCACAAATTTTCAACACACCAGACTTCTGACCTACAAATGCTATTACATTTGTAGACTGACACCACTTCTTAGTGTTCGCAGATGAGGATTAGAAAGTAATCTGCTAGAAGTCGGATAGTATGAGTAGCCCTCAGAGGTGAAAAGAGGTTTCTCCGATAGTGTCGAAATGTTCTTACGAAGTTTACAGTGCTCTGACCTACAACTAATAGACCGTAGGCAATAAGTGGACAGAACAGAGACTTAGCTCCGAGAGCTATTTGGTTAAAAACTGCTGTAATATAAGTTAGAATAGAAAGTCAAAATAGACAACTTCTCATTTGAGAAGGATATTATCCTATTTCAAGTTTTCAAATCCATTCTTAAACGACTTCTCCAAGGCCTTAGAGTAAGCTTTTCTGTTGTGAGGAATCCCTTCTACAGAAACAAACATTGCATTTACATAGACAATCTTCTTTGCTTCTCCTGTTACAACAGTTCCATTGACATTGATCTGTGTAATTACAATGTACTCACGCTTAAGAAACTGTAAGCCTACAATGTTTAAGAGTTGCTCAGGCATAGCAATGGATTTGATTTCTCCTGAAATAGGACTGCCCTCATTACATAATTGGTACTTTGAAGAAGCGATCTCTTCTAGAGTTGTCTGTGCTCCGAAGATAATAGGTCTTCCTCCTATCTCTGTTACAGAAGCAATTGAAGTTACAGTGTCAACTTTGTAGCATTGAGCACTCAGAGAAGTCATCATAATGACTAAAGCGGAAAGTATAAATAGTTTTTTCATGTTAGTAAGTTACTGCTCCAGAGTATCCAGGAGCTATTAGATATAGATTTAAAGTTCCTCCACTAGTTAAAGTAGAAGTTGAGAAGGTAGCTACTCCTGGATATGTAGTACGCACATTACCAGTAGAAGAAGAGATTGTATTGTACTGAGCAGCTGTAAATATTCTTACATCAGAGGCTAACCTCCATCTAGTAAATCTTCCTGACTTCCTAGCAGCTACATAGTATTTGTCTGCAATGTTTAATCTTCCGTCATCATTAACATCAAATCTGTGATAAGATAATCCATTGACTGTAGACTTACCTAAGATAATATTAGATACTGTTTGAATATCTGTGCTAGTGTAAGCCTGAATTCTTGTAGGTACATCTACTTGTATATACCATTGTGTACTTGCAGTAGTGGTTCTAGAGAAAGCATAGTATCCTGAAGAGTTAGTATAGGCTGTAGCATCTAAAGTCCAAGAAGAAGTTGTAGTAGTTACTGTCCCTACTTCAGAGGATTGATAAGAATGTGCAGATTGAGAAGGTCTTCTCCAGATAAGATATAATCCATCTCCGCCAGAGTATTCTTGCATGCGTGCAATAAACGTATAAGAAGTACCTGCGGTTAAACTCACACTACCGTATTTGTAAGTACCTACTCCTTTACCTCCATAGTATTCAATAATACTTCCTGTATTTACTAACCACAGATCTGATCCATCATCAGAAGTCATACCAAAAGAATAGGTGCCAGTTTCTGCAGGGGTAAAAGTAAAACTTACTTCTGTAGCATAGTAATCCCCACTACTAGGAACACTAGCACCTGCAGAAGTTAATGTACTATAAGTTCCAAAATTTAAAGAAGAGTTACCTGACATTGTAGTTGTTGACCACAAACTAGTGTGGGAGTAACTTGTGTTAAAACACCTATCCATTTCTGATCTCGTAGAAGGATAAGTAGAGTACTGTGTGGTAGCACCAGTTCCATTATGAGTTCTATAAACCTTTACTGTAGTAGAGTTATTTCCTGTAGTAGTTGTTGTTCTTTTATAAAGCTTCACAGGAACGTTTATAGCAGCACCTCCATTAGCACTGTACATATATCCTGAGTAAGTGAATTGTGCACTCAGTGAGTTCACAAAGAAGAGTAAAACAATGATCCACCTCATATCAATAGCTTAGCTCCCATTAAGATTTGAAAGTTTAGGATATCTTGTCCTGCTACGTAAGTTCCCCCTCCTGTAATACCTAAGCCAAAAGTCTTGGTCATTTTGTAGGTAAAGTTAAAGAAAGGAATTACAATAGGCTTAGCTTCAAATAAAGACTCTGTATAATATTTAGAGTAGGGAGAATAGATTCCTGCTGCAATAATTGTAGCATCTATATTCTTAGTAAGTTTTCCCTTGTACATAAATCCACCTATAGCAATTGTAGAAATCATCTCTTCTCCAAATAACTTACCATAGGTTCCAGCTGCTCCGTAAAGTGCTGTAAAGTTCTTAACTGAGTTTACTCTTACAAACAAGAGTGTATTTGATATTGATTTAGGCATCAGACTTAGACCATCTGATACAACACTAATGTGTTTGTTGCCTTTTTTATTTGCTCCTATCCACGAGCGTACGCACGAGATATTACCGATTCTAGCATTAAGCATGTAATCAGCTGAAAACCCAAGAGAAGAAGTACCATCTCCTTTTACTCTTGTAAAGGAGGCAGTACCTCTTGCATCTTGTGCTCCATCAGACTTAGTCTGAATACCAACTAAATCACCAGTTACTAATATTGCGGGCTTAGCAACTTCGGCTTTAGCTTTATTGGCTGCTTTCGCAGTACCACTAGACTGAGACTTTTGTTGCTCAGTCTTAGTTTCTTCTACTTGTTGGTCGGAGGGTTTTTCTTCTTGTACTTCCGTTTTTTCTTCGGTTTTACCTCCGCCACCACTTCCTCCACCTTTGGAGCTTCCACTACTGCTTCCACTACCACTGGAGTTTCCACTGGAGCTGGAGCCACTGCTTCCTCCATTACCTTCTCCGCTGCTACCACTACTTCCGGGATTTCCGTTGTCGGTATTCCCGCTTTGATTTTCTGGTGCATTTCCTCCATTGCTGCTGCTTCCAGTTTCTCCTGACGAGCTGCTAGAAGAATTAGAATTACTAGAGCTGCTACTAGTACGATTCCGAGAATTAGTTCTGCTGTCATTATTGTTTGTTTTATTGGTTGTTCCTACGTTAGTTCCTGAAGAGGTGCTAGATCCTACGTCTACATTTACACTACCTACATTTGAAATAGCCCCTAAGTTCATTACATTGCTTACAATGTTTAGAGTCGTATTTGTTGTGGTAGTTGTAGTAGTAGTTACTCCAACTCCTTGACAGGGTGATGTATTTTGATACTTCAAATATACACTATTTATCCAATTATCAAACGTTCCATCTTGTAATTCTGTATAAGAGAATGTTTTAACCTGTCCATAGTAAGCAATTACTATAGGACTGGACATGTCAGCATTAATAAATTTTAGCTCCTGTGTGCAAGGATCTGTGTATGAATAGATAAAGCTCTGCCCATTTACGGACAGAGCTATAATCACTAATAAAGTAAAAAGCTTAGTTTTTAAATACACCTGACTTAATGAGATTTTGGATCACATTAGTACAAGCAGTTTCAAGAGATTTACGGGTAGCTTTACCTACTGTGCTTTGAGAAAACTTCATATCGTCTAAAGACTTTAAGAAAGATTCGCCTGTCTTTGTAGATTCACCTTCACCAGATCCAATATAGATCTGACCTGTTTTAGCATCCACAAAGCGGACCTGTAAACGGATGAAGGTAGTAACCACAACCTTTGACTTAAGGCCATCAACTTGCTCGTCTTCATCAACAGCAAAATCAGCCACAGTAACGTAAACAAAGTAGTGAGCAGGTTTAATCTTACCTTTTCCATCAACAGGCTCATCAAATACGCCTTTCTTTGATGCTTTGAATTGTGTGACCATTCTTTCTTTGATCTCTGACTTCTCTTCTGTGAATATAAATCTGTTTGTTTCATCCAAATAATCAAGTACAGACTCAGCAAATCCTAGACCTACATTCTTCTCTTGCAAAGCAGGATACAAACTTAAAACTTTAGTCATATCCACGCTTACTACTTGTACTGTTTTTTTAATAGAATCTGTATAGTTAGATACAGTAGAGATGTCTTTCACCTCTACTTTATCTTCCTCGGTAGTAGTCTTCATAGAACCACAACCCATTAATAGTAAGACTAACCAAAGTCTGTTAAGCGACTTACCAAGGATCTTCTTCATCAGCTTGGGGTTTGGTTGCAGGAGCAGCAGGTTGAGCAGCAGGTTTTTCAATTACACGTTCTTTGATGATTGTGTTAGTACCTCCGCTAGATTGCTTCTGTTGGTTAGTATTGTTGTTCTCTAGGTTAACGTTAATTACAGGCTGAGCAGCTTGTTCTGTTTTAGCCTCTTCTTTAGGTTCTTCACCGCCACCGAATTGAGTAGCAAACCATGCACCTCCTGCAGTTACAGCAGTGGTGACTGCGCCAATGATTGCTTTCTTAGTAGCAGACATTACGCTTTCTTCTTGTTCTTCTGACATAGTATTAGGAGTTATTTGGGTTAGATAATGATTCACCGTCCTCTTCATCGACCTTCTGAATTAACATTTTGTCACGGTCTTCTGAGTTAAACCAGTAGTCAACTACCTTGTTTAAGTTACCTACAAAGGCACCAAAAAGAATAAGTAACATCTCTTTCCAGTTCTCTTGGATTTCTATTCCAAAAAATACTGCAGAGTTAATACCAAGAATAATAAAGAAGAACAAACCTAATACGATAGCTGTAATCTTCCAACGATTAGCCTGCATTTGCTGCAGCATGTAATAGAATCTATTCTTAGGATCTACTGGGACTGGTTCTGCTTGACTAAAACCAAGCGTTTTTTTAATGTTCATAGTTTTATTTAGTTACGATAATTTTAGAATGTAAGGTCTCATGCTCTGTTACAACAGTAAGCACATAGACGCCATTAGAGAGACGATCTAGGTTAGTACTATACTTGTACTTACCTGCAGGCATTTTCTCTCTTAGGATCGTTTGTATGCGTCTTCCTACCTCATCAGAGATAGCTACGTCTACGTCAGCATCTTGTTTGATCTGGAATTGGATCTGTACTGCTCCATCTGTAGGATTAGGGAATACGATAATAGAGTTAAGATCATTTAAAGAAACAACTCCTTTGTTAATCCTACGTACTTCTATGATACCCATAGCAGGAGTAATGTTCATGTCTTTAGACTTAGCATCACCTACGTATTTAGCACCAGTCCATAAAGCTGCAGTAGCCCAAGAGTCTTGTGGCTTCTTAGCAATAAACTGAAGGGTAAATACTTGCTCTCCATCATTTAAGAAGTTTTCGTTAGTTAAGTCAGCTGCTCCCCAAGATACTGTACCGTTAGAAGGGTTTAAGTAAGAAGTCCACTTCATCATCTTTTCAGTGTTCTCTACTTTCTTAAACTCTAAGTAAGCAGTATCATAACGTAAGTCTAATTGAAGTGCACCCAACTGCTTGCCATCTGTAAGAACTTTAACAGGAACGTTAACTAAGTTACCTTCATCTACAGTTACTTTAGGCATGTTAATCTCAATAGTTTCTGCAGGGAAATCATAACTTACAGTCTCATCAATGATGTAACGCTTAGCATTAGCTGGGTTAGTAATCTTGATAGGAGTCAAACGAGCCATCTTAAATCCTGTAGAGTTAGCATCTCCTTTAACAGCTACGTAGTAAGTGATAGAATCACGACCATCAATAGTGTAATCAAAGTTGTTAATAGTAGAGTAAGTAGCAGTTAAGTTAGTAGCTGATCCGTTGATAGCATTGTATTCAGCAACTGTGAAGAACATTACATCTTTCTTAGAGTTAGGCCAAGCTGAGAATCTACCTGCTAAACGTCCGTACACAGAGTATACGTCAGCAATAGTAATAGAACCATCAGTGTTGTTTACATCCATTGTGTAGTAGTCAAATCCAGAAGGAGTGTATTGAGCTAAGATAGATTGATTGATCTTTTGTGCATCTGCAGTAGAGAATACGTTACCAGGAGTCATTGTATCTCCCTTAACTACCATACGTACGTCCCAGTAAGTAGTATCCAAGAATTTACGGAATACTACAACACCACTAGAGTTAGTTGATTTAGCTTCTACTTGAGTCCAAGATCCTGAAGGAGCTTTCTTCTCTAAAGACACCCACAAGTTCTTAGCGTCAGAACCTGTTACGTTTTTAAACTTAGCAGCAAATCTTAATACTTTTTGGTTGAAACGACCACCATAAGAGTAAACTACCAATGTAGTATCGTTACCCCAGTTAGTAGCAGCTTTGTTAGCAAATGATTTAACACCTGCAACTTTCAAAGTTTTAATAGAATCTAAAGTATTCCATGTTGAGCTTCCTGCGTGCGTGAAAGTTAAATCAAAGGTAGCTCCGTTAGAGTAGTTGTAAGTAGAACTAGATCCAGTGTAAGCTAAAGTTACTGTCAAGAATCCTTGTGAGTTACTATCTACGTACTGAAGATACTGATCTGTAGTAGAGATCTTCAAAGAAGGAACTACAGCAGTGAATGCAGTGTTATCGTAGAATACACGGAATTGCATACCAGTGATCTTCTCTGAAGTAGAAGTGTTATAGAAATGTAAAGGTGCTACTGTCTGCCCTGCAGTAGTGGTAGCAACTTGGTAACCAGAGTCAATTACGACCCAATGACCTGTACCTGGGGAAGTAGCAGAAGATTGTGCTGATGCATTGCCAACCAACAATGTCAACACCCCGATGATAACTTTAAATAGTTTATTCATTTTTTATTTAGTTTGTGTATCTGTTCTATTGCGTTTGCCAGTAACCATGGCTCAGGGGTTGGTAGTTTATTTATAAAGCCTACCTCGTAGATATAACACTTAAGTTCCTCTTCACTATCTGATTGTTCTACTGGATGCAATCTGTAGTATAAGTGAAGACTTTCGTGTACTATAACACAAGCTAGGTTAGGTATTGAGTTAATCTTTATGTCTCCTGTAGCAATGTAGATTACGTTACCATCTTGAGAGACGTTGTTAGAGGAATAAGGACTTATCCAAAAGTCTATGATGTCTACGACATCTATCACTCTAGTATACGTGTTGACATCTGTTTGTGCGATTAAGCTTAAGGCAGAGTCCACCTTTAAGTCCCAACCATCCCCTGCCTTCAGAACTTTAATCTGTGAAGAACAGGGGATAGAGAGAATCAAAAAAAGACTTACGAGAAGTCCTCTCATTTACTTAATATCTTTAGACTCGATAAGAGTGTAGGTAAAAGAGTTACCACCTAATGCAGCAGCCTTCTTACAGATAACCATGAATGCATCAAAGTCCGCAGACTTCTTGAACACTTGGCAACCCTCACTCCAGTTCTCCACGTAAGTAGAATCTGCACCAGCCTTGTGAATGTTAATACCGAAAATGCCTTCTTGTATCTTAGATTCATCATAGTTCATGTCTTTGTTAGCATCACGGTAAACCTTTACGTTTGCTTTCTGTTTCAAAGCTTCGTACTTACCTTGGTGTAATCCTACATGGTGTGAACCTGAGTATTGACCAGGTACTAAGCGAGCAACTCCAGCAGCGTTGTGGAATTCTTTAACACCCTTAGTTCCAGGATCAGTAGTAGCAGGCCAGATCTTAAATTTCCACTCACCGTTTTCTTTGTAAGAAAGAGTCAAGTGATCGTCAAATACGTTGGTTACTTTAGTACCAGTAGAAGAGTTACGTACTCCAATAATGTTTACGTTAAAGTCACCGTTCTCAAAGTACTTGTAGCCTTTGGCTTTCATAGCAGCTTCGATTTGTTCTCTAGTGTAGCTCATAGTTTATAGTTTATAGTTTATAGTAAATTAATCTTCGCTAGGTGCTTCTGGCTTCTTCATGATTTTCTCAACAGAAGTCAAACCTAAACAACCAAATGCAAGTAATGCAACTGCATCCACTAAAGGAACAGAAGGAGCAAAGTGTGCTTCGGTAAAAGAGTTAGCGTACAATGTAGCGCATAAAGTCACTGTGCATGCTAAGCCACACAGACGTTTCATAGAGACAACACCCTTCTCATCTTTGAAGAGGCCTCCGATAAAGTTTAAAAATTTCATATAGTTACCTTTTTTTAGTTTGGTTAATAGTAAAATCCCGTAATCCTCTAGCAACCACTTAGACAGCAGCAGTGTGAGGAATATAGAAAAACTCACCATAAGAACGATATCTGATAGAATGTTCAAAGCAACTTCGGACTTTCATAGACTATACTTTAGGTGAGAAAAGGTTGGTTGAGACAAAGATAAAACTTTAAAAAAATAAGTCAACTAGTTAGTAGTTAAACAAAAAAACCCCCAGATTTCTCTGAGGGTTTCTGTTGCGTAATAGTTATTATTACAATACTTCTGCCTGAGTAAAAGGAACTACAGGGGTTTCTGATGCAGGAGCTTCAGCAGCAATGTGCTCAAAGGTATCCAAATTAATCTGACCTTTACCGTAGTTAGCTTCAATAGATTGGAAGAACTCATTCTGTTCTTTTACTACTTCAGCCATTGCTTCCTTTACTTTCTCTTTTACAGAAAGCAAGTCATTCATCTGGAGTTCGATCTTACCCAAATCCATAATTACGTTTTGAGTCTTTTGTTGGAAGCCTTTGATTGCTTCGATCTCTTGTTCGTTTAATTTAGTTGCCATGATTTATATTGTTTAGTTGGTTTATGCAAATATAATGCTTTTCTGTAGAATCTGCCAAATTAGCAGTCTTCTACTTTAGCAGCAGTAAATAAGCTGACAAGTTTAGCTTTCAAGTGGGTATAACCGAATGCAAAAATGTCAACACCTTCTGCAGAAGATAAATCAGGAATAGTCAAAGTAACGGTGTACTCTTCAGTAACTTCTTCAGTTACGTACTCTTGTACAGTGTACTCTTCTGATACTTCTTCACCTGCTTCGTTAGTGATAGTACGAGTCTTAACTACGTCCTTCTGTACAGGCTGCATCATAGTGCGAGTCTTAGTCTCTTCAACTTGCTTAGTCAAAGGAATAGACAAGTACTCACCAATTTGTTGGTTACGTGCTTGACCTCCGTCAATAGGAGCCATAGCGTTAGGAGAAGCTACTGCATCTGCAGCGCTCATGAACAATTGAATACGGAAGTTAGCGTTACCACTCTTAGAGATTTGGTAGTCAGCAATACGTACGTAAGCTTCATTGGTAATACCTTTATCGGTACCAATGCTTTTTGTGATTTTAAGTGCCATTGTTGTAAAATTATAATTTTAAATTGTATACATTACAAATATAATGCTATTAGTTAAATTGTCAAGTTACTTGTTCTTTAGGAGTTCTATCTCAGCCTTAAGAGCCTCAATAATTGCTTGCTGTTCTTTCATTGCTTGAACCAATACAGGTACTACTTTTTCGTACATAACTGTTTTGTATCCATCACCTCTAGTATGTACTACTTCTGGTAATACCTCTTCAAGTTCTTGAGCAATAAAACCAAAGTCTGCTCCTTCTCTATCAGATACATTCTCAGTAGGTACCCAATCAAATGTTACAGGTCTAATCCGATCAATCTTGTCAAGACCCTCTGTCATACTAACAACATTAGTCTTAACTCTTGAGTCAGATAAACCTTGTACAATAGTACCTTGCCACTCAAGGTTATTGGTGTTTTTAGGAACTCTTCCTACAAGCTGAAAAGCGTTATTAACCTTTCTTTCTAGTCTAAATTCTTGGCCACCCCAATCAGGAGCAGTACTTATCCATCTGTATGACTGAGTGTTTCCACCATCTGCATCCCCTACTAATTCAATAGAGCCTGATGATGGATTACCATATCCTGTTGATCCTCGGACAACAATTTTAGGAGTAGCACCTTCAACAATAGTTAAAGTATCACCCACCATGTCAACAACTGTTCTCCAATCACACCAACCACTACCAGTAGGACCAGCACTAACACTCTGACCAGTTCTATAGTGAAGTTTTCTACTGTTAGCAATACTGTTACCAGCATTGTCAGGAAAATACATTTGAAATGCGTCTCCTGATGAAGTCCCATAAGAAAGCAAACTGCCAAAATTATGTACACTAGTTGGGGGACGACCAGTTCCTGTAGCTCCAGAAACTGAAGCAACTCTTAGTTTATTACTAGTCCAATAAGTATTCCAGTTCTCGCTTGTAAGATACCCATACCAATCCAATTCATTTAAACTAGATAGATAAGCTAAAGACCCTAATCCTAACTGAGACTTAACGTGAGCAACACTTGACTTTCTTAACCAACCATCTCCATTACTTGTGTAGAATGAGTTAATAGTTGGATTCTCAGACTCAGATACGTTTGAGTTAATGTAGTGAGCATAGATGTAGTTGTTAGCATCTCTGATAACTACTGTGTTTGCACCTACACTACCAGAAGGAGTATAGCCACCTACAGTTGCAGCATTACTTACTGACTGACTACCAATGTTTCCTGAATCTATAATTGTTTTCCAAGATCCCCAAGCAGAGTCACTTGTAGCAGTTCTACGTTTTAATTCATCACCAGTGAAAGCAAGTTGTTCTTGTCTATGAGAAGGATCATAAGAAGACCATTTAGCTACTGTAAGTAGACCATGCCAACCGTCTCCTCCTGCACCCGTATCTGAGGTATTCTGAAAATCCCACTGAGCATATCTTTGATCGTAGTAAGAAGGTGCTCTAGACGCTCCTCTAGAATCTGTTAAGAATAGTCTATCATGATCATGTGCAGGTAAAGAAGTTAAGAAGCCACCATAGTTACCCAAATCATTACTAAATTGAGATAAAGCTGTCGGTCTGCTAGATACGTTAGTCCATGCTACTGCATTTGCAGTACCTGCCGTACTTGCGTATGATACAGACTGAGACCCAATGTTGCCAGAGTGAATAAACTCTCTCCACGAGTTCCACGTTGCATTATCACCATTTCTTGTTCTGTATGAAATATTAACACCGCTTTGATATGTTGCGTTTAGTTGTAACCCATAACCTGATGCACCAAAATACGCTAAAGGGCCAGTCCATGGAGAACCAGATGAATATGTAAATGCTGATCTAGTTTCAGCAATAGTATTTGCATTAGCACCACCGCCCTCAAAACCAAGGTCTCTAAAGAAAGATCCTGCACCAAATCCGCCTACTGTACTAGAGTTACCGCCATTGGCAGGAGCAGATCCAGCAGTTGCAGCATAGTTTACAGATTGACTACCGATGTTTCCAGAGTCAATTACATCATAGTACGTGGAACCTCCTCTGCGTTGTTTCCATACACCTTCAGCCCATCCATTACCATTAGCATTAAGGTAGATGTCTCCAGATGTAATGATTCTATACCCGTTGTCTACAGCTTGTCCAACACCAATTCTATCAATCTGCATTGTACCAAGTCTAGATAAACTGTTAGGGTCTACATAGTAGTTGGTATCCTGTGAGTCATAAAAGATTGGAGCACGCATAGAATGATCACTAAACCAATTACCAGTATTATCACAATAAGCTCCCCAGTTACTAGAAGAATTTAAAAATCCTATTCTACCGCTGTTTGTGTGTATACGTCTAGTAGTCTCATCCGTATCTGTCATATAAATATCAGCCGATGTACCACTACCTACGGTTAGTGCTCCATAAATCTGAGTATCTCTACTAGAATCGGTTCTCAAACTCCAGTTACCTGCGTTGTTTAGGAAACCAATGTTGTTGCTAGTATCTGCATAAACATACCCACGAAGAGTACTTTGGTGGTTACTTCTAAACTGAATTTCAACAGCACCTCCACTTCCTGTAATAGCCCAAGCTCCACTTGAAAGTGAATAGAAGTGAGTTCCGTATGTTTGGTTGTAAATACCCTGATTACCATAGTTTCTAAACCACTCACTAGCATAAACATTTGCAAATGTTGGGGAATTACCAGTAGAAAGTCTTTGATTCTCTAAGGGTTGGAATCTACCATCAGATTCCGTTTCGGTATAATACCTATCGTCATGGTTATGGGACGGTAAAGAAGTTAAGTATCCAGCTGATGCGTGGTTACCCCAACTATATGCGGTATTCCAATTTGATGAATTATCAGTAAAGTTGCCATTATGATAAACAGTTTTCCAAGATGTCCAAACTCCAGCATTACTTCTAGACCTAATTGCCATGATGTCATTAGGATCTGTGTCTAAGAAAATCTGAGCACCATAAACACTAGTTGTACCTGCCCAAGACATACCAAGTATGTGACCATCATTTCCACCAGGACCTAAAGCCAAACTATGTATAAACGAATGTCCTGCATTAGGCATTGCTGAATCTGCTGCAACAACAGTTGCCCCATTAGGACTTATGAGTTGAGATTGTGCAGGTACACTGGTTAAGAATCCCTGAGAGTTTACGTAACTTTGAGTAGCATAGCCACTTAATGCAGAAGATGTAATGTAACCAGGACCATTTGTTAACTGATTTAAGTTAGTCAAACTACTACTAGTCCATATTGAAGCCCAAGAAGTCCATCCACTAGCGTATGGTGACATTCTGTAGAATAAACCTCCGCCTGCATCCATATAGAACTGACTATGTACGTGACCGCCTCTTCCATAGATATCCAACAGAGAGCCGTAGTCTACACCTAATCCGCTACTATTAAAGTAGTTGTCCCACAGCTTGATTGACATAGAACCAATAGATAGTCTAGGAGCTAAAGTAAAGTCGTAGTTTGTTGTAGAAAATGCTATTTGATTTACCGAAACAGTATTGGCTGTACTACTTACAAAGTATCCTGAGTTATTACTAAACTGAGAGATATTCATTGAGCTTAACGCTCCAGCAGTACTTGCATACGATACAGATTGTGAGCCAATATTGCCTGCGTGAATTACTGCACTACCTGTAGATATTCCACCACTTGTACCATTAATATACAACATACCACGAATCTTAGTATTGCCGTCTCTGTCAATACTTAAACGTGCGTGGTGATTATCATCTCCATGCCATCCGTCACCAATGCCGTAGTGTGGATTGTTGTCTCCAGTCCTATTATATCCAATACTAAACACAAATGGGTTGCTATTTGCAATACCCATATTCCACTGTCTAGCTGCACCACTTTCAGAACCCACAAAAGAAAATACTGCTCCGTGATTGCTATTGTTTGAACTAGTGGCAACCAAGGCCATGTGTGGGTAATATGTTGCTGATACAACTAAATACTTTCTATCGTTATCTGCTGTGTAAACTCCGTGAGTAGAACCAAGTCCAACATGAAGTGAAACTCCACTTGTAGCATTAGCAACACGAAGTGTAGATAAATATGAATTACTATTAGGATCTAAATAGTAAGTAGTGTCATTAGAATCGTAGAAGATTGGAGCACGCATATCATCTCTTGCTCTAATTGAACCAGAGATAGCTGCTAAGAATGTACCATTCTCCATCACAAGAAGACCGTGTGTATTCAGGTTTGAAGCTACACCTCCAGCATTAGGATGTGACCAAGCAAGACCATAAAGATTTCCTGCTCCACCACCTGCAGTTAATTTGTAAGCATCTCCCATTGCAAACACACCCTGCAAAATTGTAGAATTATATAATCCTACTATAGTATTACCATAGTTATCATCTATATAAAAATTACCATTAGCTCTTGTTGCTCTTGCTGCAGTTCCTGTTACATTTATACCCCATGTTCCTGAAGCACCACTACCTGTTAAAGAAGGAGAATAAGAAGTGTAGTTACCTGCATGAAGAACTTGATTACCATTTTCTTTTATTGCAACAAAAGAATAAAAAGACGCACTATTAATATACGCTCTTTTTGTACCGGATGTTGAGAAGAATAATGTATTATCTCCATTTACATATAATACCAAGTTAGCATCACTACCTGCGTGTCCCCAACTATCTAAACCAAAACCTCCTCTGAAAGTGCTTCCATCATAAAATCTAAATGCACTACCTGTTGGACTTAAATCTACATGATTACCAAATCTTACACTATTAGAAGTTGTATTACCTCTACCAGTTACTGAATTTAAAGTATCTGTTTCTGTATATCCTGTAATGTAACCAGAGTTATTGGTGAACTGAGATATGTTCATTGAACTCAATGCACCTGCAGTAGTAGCGTAAGATACACTCTGAGATCCAATGCTTCCAGAATGGATTATTTGTTTCCAGTCATTTTGAAAACCTAAATTGTTTCCAACTCTAAACCACAAGTTTCTTGTTGAAGATGTGTCATTATGATTTACAGAAGCAAACAACTGCAAAGACAATGCACTGGGAGTATCACCACCAAAATTGTACAATGACGCATATGCATTCTCTGGAGAATTTAAAATTTGAGCAGTGCTATAATAGTTTGATGCACGACCATAACTAAATGTGTTTGCGTTTAATTGTGTTCCACCAACCCCTGTATAATTTAGATATGCTGCAGATGTTGAACTATTAGCAAAGTTTACACTCTGAGACCCAATATTAGAAGTAGTAATGGCTGAAGATGCAGGTTGGTAATATGAACCTTGTTGACCATCTAAAAGGTCAGCATCTAGTCCTGACCCACTTCCGTGGTTACCATCATTCCAATGTTTTTTCCAACCTTGTCTATTACCGTTCATAATAGTTTGCGTGTATATATCGCCAACACCAGAACCAGTCATACGAATAGCTAATGTATTACTATAATAAGATAAGGGTGAGCCGTGACCCATTCTTATTGTGTTGTGCCAATCACCAGAAGGAGCCTCATCAATACCAAGACCAGGTGCATCCCAATATTGCAGTTTACCGCTTGGAGTATCTCTAGTTGAATTTAAATGGTTTGAATTACTTACTGACTGAGACCCAATGTTACCTGCATGAACTACTGCATTACCCTGGATGTTAAGAGCAACAAAGTTAGAAGTGCTGTTTGTTTGTAAATAATAACTGTCGTTATCATTCATATACATAGCTCCATTTACAGCTTTTCTAATATCCCAAGCTGCCCATATTCCATTTAAAAAACCATAACTTGAACCAGTTCCATAAATTTGAAAAGCAAAACCTCCCCCAGACTGTTGTCCTAAAATTCCAACATCAGCATTATTATCTAGAGCCCTAACACTCAAGTTTCTACTATTATAAATACTAAGAGTAGGACCAGCATTAAGTTTAAATTCGCTTACATCATAAATACCCGTATTATTCTTATACTGAGCACCATACTGCCACATAGTACTACCAATATAAGCTCCATCTGGGTGCCATGAAGCAGAACCTGTACCTCCTACGTTACCATTACCTCTATATCCATAAGAATAAATATATTCTGCTGAGTTTAGTCTTCCACTTCTTTCAACTCTAAATACTTCTGAACTACCAGTAATACCTTGAAATAAATAATAACCAGCAGAAGTATCTTGTTGTGTTGCTCTAACTATAGCAGTACCTTGAGTAGAAGCAGTAAATAAAGCCCAACCTGTAACAGTTCCCCCATTTATAGATAAATATCTAGAATCAGATTCACTTTCTGTATAGTAACGATCATCGTGATTATGTGATGGAAGACTAGTTAAAGCATAACTCCCGATATTACTAGTTGTAACAATACCGTGTGTTGCTAGGTTTCCAGCGTGAATGGCACTGTGTCCACCAATTGTAGTTCCGGTTAATAAAATAGCCATCTTATTTATTTCTCTTTAGTTCTTGTAATTGTTCGTTTAATTCTTTTACTGCACCTATAAGAGCAGCAGTTAAGCGAGAGTAGTGAACCCCTATAGGTTCTCCATTCTCATCATATTGTACAAATTCTGGGTACACCTCAGCAACTTCTTCTGCAATAAGACCTAGTTCTGTAGTCTGAGACCCAATCTTATTGTAAGTGACTGGTCTCAAATTTACTACCTTTTCTAAATTTCCCTCACTTGTTTTTACATTTTCTTTTACTTTGATTGATGAAGTTTCAATCAATGCTCCAGTAATTGTTAGGTTACCATTTGTAGCAAACGTTGCAGTAGTTGTTCCTTCGTGAGCAATTAAAAATCCGTTCTCAGCATTGCCTAAGTTTATTCTAGCGTGAGGACCAGGATGCTCAAGGGTCATATAATCCCAAGTTGCAGATACTCCATTCTGAATGGTGAGAGCACCAGTCATAGTATCACCAGTCTTAGAAACCTTACCTGCAATACTATTAGTTACTGTAGTTGCAAAGTTTGCATCATCTCCTAAAGCAGCAGCTAATTCATCAAGTGTATCTAGTACACCTGGTGCTCCGTTAATTAGGTTATTAATTTGGGTTGTTACATAAGATGTAGTAGCGTAACTCTGAGACCCTACCCACGACTGAGTAGCAATAGTTCCAGAGATAAGTCCCTGATTAGAACTAGCCATAACAACATATCCCCAATCACTCCAAGAAGTGTTATCAGTTTTATTTCTAATTCTCCATCCGTTATTAGGTGTACCATAATGAAACAATTGTTGGACTGTTCCTGTAGAACCACCAGCATTCCATGATAACAAGTGTTGAGAGTGCCCAGCAAAACTTACTGATCTAAATCCATTGTCTGTATAACTATCCAAACTTGCTTCAGCACCTCCAGATAATAAGCGTAGAAACTCAGTAGAATTTTGTCCATCAAGTAAATCAGCATCTAATCCACTTCCACTTCCATCATTACCTGCGTGCCATACTTGACTTCCACTTACGTTAAATCCTCCATCAGCCCTCATTACTCCTGGAGTGTATACACCAGATCCGTAATGTCCAGATTCATTTAAACGAAGCCATGTATCATAAGAAGCTATTGTATCTTTCTCATTTAAATAAATTCTACCATCTCCAGTAATTCTAGTAGTCCAATTAGTTCCATTATTTACACCAATAGCATATCCTGCAGAAGGAGATACCCTAGTATACATACCATAGTCAAGACCAGAAGCATTTACATATAATCCCCAGTCATTATTATTTGACTTAGTTATGTAAACTACAGCATCTGTAGAAGAGTTACCTGATCCTCCATCAAATATAGCAGCACCACTAACGTGAAATTTTTCAGAAGGAGTAGAAGTTCCAACACCTAATCCTGTTGTTGTTAATCTTGCTAATTCTGTACTACCTTGTCTAAATCTTATATAATCTCCTGTAATTAGTTCAAGACCGCTTGAAGCAGTTATGCCGTAAGAATCATTAAAGAAACTTAGTTGTCTTGTATTATCCGAAGGAAACATCAAAACATTTCCTCCAGCTACAGTAAGTCTATGTGTAGGAGCAGTTGTTCCTATACCTACATTGCCTACAGAAGTTACATAGAATTGGTGACCTGAATTAGTTAAAGATTCTACTCCTGTACGTATTCCAAACCCGCTTCTTGTATTAACGTTTAGATCGTTTGCATTTGTATCAGTGTATCTTGTTAATGACCAAATAAAAGCACCACCAGAGGGAGCATCGTAGGCGAATAAACCTTGAGTAGTTCCAGTTACAAGTCTTGTGTCACCGTTTACAGTCAGTATGTTACCAGGACTAGAAGTACCAATTCCTACATTACCACTAGACCCTTTAATCTTTATGCGATTAATAAGATTTCCACCAGTATCACAGTTTCTTATGTTTATATCACTGTAAACTCCGTTATTTCCTTGGAAAAAGTTATCAATATATAATTGAGCATCTCCTGTAGTATACCTAAAGGCTCCCCCCAAAGTTGCACTATTCAGGTATCTAGCTAAAAATCCAATAGTTTGTCCGTCAGCAGTAGATTGAACATCTACTAGTGCGTTATCCCCTTTTACAGTAAACCTACTGTCGGGAGAGGTAGTTCCTACTCCTACATTTCCTCCATCTGGATTTAAGTTTAAGAATGCCCAAGTTCCTTGACTTCCGGCATTGTCAGTGACTTGCAGTTTAACTTGAGAATTGTCAGAGTACACAGTAAGACCTCTGGTGCCTCCGCCTGTTCCTCCTGTTGTAAATCTAGCAATGTTATTACCAGTAGCTCCACCATTTACTTCAAGTTTATATCCTGGACTATTAGTCCCAATTCCGACATTGCCACTAGAAGCAACACGCATTTTTTCAGAGTTAACTGAGTTAAAAACTAAAGTTCCATCACTGTAAGGAAAAAATCCTGTACCCCCACTACTAGCATTTGAAATACCGTAGCCATCGTTAACCCAAACTGAAGCTCCAATAACATAAGTAGTTCCTGCAATGTTTGCAGCAAATCCACTATAAGTTGTTCCTATAGAGATTTTATTAGCTGCGTAAATGTTATCTGCAACAAACTTAGAGATATAATAGACTCTAGGAGTTCCTGTAGGAGTTCCTGCAGTTTGAGAAGTTGTGTATGTAGTCCAACCTAAAGTTTGTAAGTTCCAACTACCTGTATCCCAAGTCGCTCTATAGTATTGTAATTCGTATTTTCTATAATTAGAAGAAGATGAAGTAAGAACAACTCTTACATTATTATTAAAGTAAGTTTCATTAGTACTACTTCCGTACATGTTTACATTAATAGCATGACTTTCATTGTTAGTTGGAAAGTCACACTCTGCTCTTGCAGTAATATGAATCCTATAATGAGAGTTGTCAAAGTAACCCGTGTCTCTATATTCTCCCCAAAGATTAAAAGATTGGCATGATGAGGTTAAAACAATCTCTGCAATTTTATACCAACCGTCACTTGAAGGATACCCATAACCATGCTCCCCTTCTATATTTCCAAAATTAGAAATTAAGTAAGTAGTATTATCATAACTTACACTTGTTCCTGACATTCTTACTAAACCAGTTCCATTAAGTTGGGCTTGTTTAGCTGCTATACTATTTGTGATAGTAGTAGAGAAGTTAGCATCATCTCCAAGTGCTGCTGCAAGTTCATTAAGCGTATCTAATGCTGCAGGAGCTGCATCTACTAAGGCAGCTAATGCACTAGTCACATAAGACTGTGTAGCATATCCGCTTAAACTAGCAGAAGTTAAATAAGCTTGAGATGTAACCCAAGATTGTGTAGCTGCAAGAGCACCATTAATAGTAATAGTTCCTGATGTGGTTAGGTCTCCTATTACTATAAGACCGTTTTTGACTTTAAATTCGTTTGCCATTTTTTATTGTTTTCACTATCCAACAATGTATATAATCTATATATTAGAAATATTTATAACTCATTACCATCGTGTAAGGATTGGCACTTGAGTTTACTGCGTTAATTCTTGCATCTGAGCCCACTAGAGAGCTTGTAAAGTTCACAGTGGTAGTTGACCCTATATCAGGGGTAGTTGTTTCTGTGTGAGTGATTGTAGGCGTTCCTGATTGATTCCAGGTAACCATGATTGTACCAGCTCTTTGGTCTGTAAGTGAATTGTTGTTTAAAATGTAGTACTCAATAAAGGCACACATACCTACGCTTACGGTTTGAGCCCATACAACAGTAGTAGCACTAGGATTAATAGTAGCCGTAGAAGACATGTGTACTACTCCGTTACCAGTTCCTACTCTAAGTTTATCTTGTACTCTTACTTGTCCGTTTACATCTAAGTCATATCCTGGAGAAGCTTGATTAATACCTACTCTGTTAGTAGTAGAGTTATAAGTCAAAGCAGAGGCTCCTGCTAAAGATCCAGAACTATTGTATTGGAATTGTGTATCAGATCCTCCTGGAGTTGCTGCTGATATTGTCCAGCTTCTATTTGCGCTTAGGTCATAGCTAGTTCCATTAATAGTAAGAGTTCTTGCTTGAGGAACATAACCTGCTGAACTATGATTACCCCAGCCATACGCAGTATTCCAGTTGGTACTGTTACCGCCTGTAGCTGTGATAACTCCGCTTACATCTAGTAAAGTAGAAGGGGTAGTAGTACCAATACCAACGTTACCTCCATTAAAATAACTTGTTCCATTAGAATGTAGCTGCACTGCTGCTCCTCCTCCGCTGTTTTCAATAACGACCTGTCCATCTCCTCCCGATGTTTCAACAACATAGAAGATATTATTTGTATTCGCAGCTCTTTGAATAAGGAGCGGGTATGTATTTAATCCTGAGGATTTAATATGTACTCTACCTGATGGGCTATTAGTACCTATACCTACATTTCCATTACCCTGCAACTTCATTATGTCACTAAATCCTCCACCATTGTGCATGGTGAATATAAGATTTGCGTAACTACCAAAAGAAGAACCAATACTAACTACCTGACCAAGATTTAATGCACCAGCTAAAGATCCATTGTCACTGTATACTGTTCCAGTTGCTCTTAATGCACCACTTACATCTAATTTATAACTAGGAGAAGCATTACCTATTCCAACGTTTCCTGATTGCGGTACTAAAAATACATTACGAGTACTATCATCTACTTGCAAAAATGTCAACATTGAGTTACTAGAACTACCATTGGAATAACCCATATATAGATTATCACCATTAGTTCCAATAGCCCAACTATGTCCAGTACCTGCATTTCCTCCAATTGCTGAACTTAATCCCCATCCGCCAACAGTTCCTATAGCACCAGCAATAACTGTATTTACATAAGTGTCTGGGTTTATAGAAGAGTTATTAGCAAGTATAGAAGCACCTACTACATGTAACTTCTGGGAAGGACTAGAAGTTCCTATTCCAACACTACCTGCTACTGTAGTATAAAAACTACCGTTTACAGAAAATAATCTTGGAGTATATACACCAAAGTAGAAGACACTATCTGTTTCAAAAACTAAATCATTACTACTATAAAAAGAAGCATAGCCTCCTGCACGAGAAATGTTAATAGCATTCTGAGCACTTGGTACAATATCTAGCTTGCCTGTTGGACTTGTAGTACCTATACCAATATTGCCCGAACTTATATAACTTGTCGTTGGGTTAAATCTTGCAAAAGTAGTACCTGTAGTTGCGTAGTTTCCATTGTATGTATTACTATGCTTAAATTCGTACGATGGAGATGCGTTTTGATGACCAAATGCAAATGTATTATTAGCCAAAGCTATAGCTGCTGTAACTATATAATCTTCAAAAGATATCTGAGAAACAGTTGAACTGGCAATGTGAAGTGTAGAAGGAGTAACATAAAATCCTGACGCTTGCCCTCCCAAATTTGTTTTACCAACTACACTAAGCGAAGATACAGGACTAGTTGTACCGATACCTACGTTACCTGCAGAAGTTACCTGAAAAGCATAAGCACCACCTGTATTATTATATAATCCAAAGTTTCCATTGTTAAGGGAATATAAATGCCAATCAACTCCAGTACTTGCAGTTGTGTTGTTTATTCTAACGCTTGCATTTAACCCTGTACCTGACGTAGAAATTGCTCCCCCTGCCGTTACACTACTTGAGAATGTAGCTTCTCCAGTAGATGCTATTCGGAATCTTTCTGTACCTAGCCCTGTAAATCCTCCACCCCAAATAACATAGTCAGATCCATTGTTCACACCAAACTGCCAAGAATACGAATTATTTGCAGCTGAATATATAGCATAAGCATTTGTTGCAGCCCTATAAAGAAGAATGGCTTCTCCTCTAACATCAAGTTTTACAAATGGCGATGACGTGCCAATTGCCACATTAGTTCCATTATCAAAGATCTGAGAGTTACCTAAAGTAGTAGATCCTGTAAACTTAGAAAGATAGTTAGTAGTACCGCTTGCGTTAGCAGGAGTGTATCCTAGCCAACCTGCAATTGTTTTATTTACCCAAAGGGTTCCATTATAACCTAGTAAATGCCCGTTTATAGGGGCAGTTGTTTTTAAATCTACGTCATGAATCTCATTAAGTTCAAAACCATTCTGAACCTTTACAAAGATTTCTCCATTATTAGCGTTCTTACGGGTTACGATACCTATAAAAACTAAGTGGGCAGGAGCGTAAGGTTTATTGGTTAAACCATAAATCAAATTACCCCCGGTACCCAACCATACAGGATCACCCTCTGTACCTGCGGCTGAGGTATCTAATCCTGCTAAAAGACCTTCTGTAACTACATTGGCAAAACCATTTGTAGAGACTGTGGCATCCAAAAGACCCATAGTCTTAGAAGATGTGGCTTCAGAAGCGTTTGAAGCCAGACCAACAATCATATTGGTTCCATCTGCACTTGTTACATAAACTGCTTGACCCTTATTAATTGCTACACCAGCTTTAACTTGGTGTTGTAATCTAGAAGTATAAGCAACAGTGTTAATTGTCCAAGTTCTATCTGCACTTAAATCATAACTTGTACCGTTAATAGTTAACGTACGAGATGTAGGAACATAGCCTGCAAGTGCTGCGGAAGTTATATAACCTGGGCCGTTAGTTAATTGGTTAAGATTGGTAAGGGTAGCAGCTGTCCATACAGTGCTTCCACCGTAAGTTAAGTTACCTGTTCCGCTTCTTCCTAATGCTGTAAAGTCGCTATTACCAAAAACAATATAACCATCAGCATTATTTTGCTGACCCATTATCCTAAGAGTGTTGGCAGCATTTACATCACCTATCCAAGCATCATCACCTATCTTAACATTTGTTCCGTTTCCGTTATTAGTAAGGAAAATCTGATCAAAAGAAGGTGTTGCAGAAGTAGCTACTGATTGTCCAATAGAAACTGTTACGTTTCCTGTACCTGAGCTTACTGTTACGCCTGTTCCTGCTATAATAGAACTTACTCCTGAAGTAGGAACAGCAGTTGTAATAATATTACCTGAAGAATCAAAAGCCAAATATCCAGCAGCAGTTCCGCTAAAAGAACTTGAACTAGTATAAGCAGGAAGAATTAACTGACGATTAGAAAGACTTACAGCTAATGCTATACCTGTAGAACCTGTATTAGTTCCATAAAGAATTCGGAACTGATCGTTATAGTTATCTAGGTGAGCTGCATAAGTTTGACCTGTTCCTTTCTGTAATACTAATTGACCTCCCTCATTAGCACCATGAGCACCTAAGAATAAACTAGCCTCTGAAGAAGTTGTAGCTCCGTTAAGAGCTAGTACGTTTATTGTAGCACCCCCTGTAAAGGTTGCTGCTCCTGATACGGATATTCCACACTGAAAGGTTTGTATGCTTAGATACTTCATGTTTTTGTATAAAAAGCTAGGGGTTTTTAGGCCCCTAGCAAAGATAAGGTATTAATTAAATTAAGCAATTTTAATCACCAATACTCTAAGAGCATTTGTAGCAACAGGAGAACAGAATCCTAAAGTAACTACGTTGTTGGTTGTACGTACTACATCACACTCTACGTTCTCACCAGTAGCTAGTTCATAAACTTGAACTATGATATCGTTAGAAGCTAAAGCGTGAGTTACTATCATACTAGTTGCTGGAGCTGCTGGACCTGTTACAGCATAACGCAAAGCAGCTAATCCAGAAGGAGTTACTGCTACTGTAGAGCTACTTAAAGCATTTACTTCAGCACTAGTAGCCAATTCTACAACACCTGCAGCACTTGTAGTAGCGTTTACACCACTTACAGTGATAGAAGTTGTTCCTGAACCAGCAACTGCAACACCGTTAGATCCACTGATTGTGATTCCTGTAATAACGTCACCTGCTAAATCAGCAGAAGTTAAGTACTTGATTACACCTGAGTCACTTACCAAGTATTTGTTTCCTGTGTAAGCAGCACCAGCGTCAGCAATAGAACCTACGTGTAAAGGCTCAGTTACAGTAGACCAGTAGTCACTAGTCTCATTCCAGATGAAAGAAACGTTAGTACTTGTTCCTCTTTCTACTTCAATACCTGCGTTCTGAGAAGGAGCACTAACTTCATCTCTGTTAAGAAGAAGAATGTTATCACCGATTTCAACTGTGTTAGAGTTAACGTAAGTAATGCTACCGTTTACAGTTAAGTTACCACCAATAGTTACGGTAGTTCCGTCATCTGTAATAGTTGAGTTAGAGAATCCTGTACCGTTCCACTTAGTTAAGTAGTTGGTAGTCAATGATCCAGCACCTGTGATAGCAATATCATCAGCGTTAACTGTGATACCAGTTCCTGCACCTACTGTAAATGTACGAGAAGCTGTAATATCTCCTCCGCCAGTTAAACCTGCACCTGCTGTCAAGATAACTGCAGAGTGATCAGTGTTACGAGTAGAAGTGGTGTCAAGAGCTACGTCATTGGCGTTTACAGTAATACCTGTACCTGCTCCAATGTTAAGAGTTACAGAAGCTCCAAGAGCAACAGAACCTCCATCAGTAAGACCTGCTCCAGCAACTACAGAAAGAGAGGAGTTAACCAACATTGCGTTAGTAACACCGCCTGCCTTAATGTAAAGTTGGTTAGATACATTTAAACCAATAGAAGCATCGTCATACAGAACGTTTACGGTAATATCTCTGGTTCCGCTAACAGATATAGCGTTACCAGCTACAATTGACCTTAAATCACCTCCTACGTCTACCCAGGCAGTACCATCATAGAAGTAGATTGACTTGTCTCCAGTAGAGGAGTTGAAGTAGACTTGACCTGCGGCAGGAGTTCCTGGTGCTGTACCTAAGTTCTGGATGACCGCATTCTGCAGTTCGCATTTATTGAGGTCTATGCCAGATAAGAATTTTTTTGACATGATTTTATATTTTTATTTTTTGTTTTGTTTTAGTTAAAGTAAGCTTTACCACTGAACGCTCCACAGAAATTAATAGTTACTGCATTTAAACTAATGTAATCTACAGAGCCATCTACGGTAGTTCCTGCTGAATCTACAATTGTAACACTTGGGTATTTGTTCATGTTATGAGTGATAGTCCAGGTACTAATAGGAGAACTTTGAGTGTGAGTGTAAGTATCTACGTAAGAAACGCTTACTACGCCTCCATCTACTTGGTGTAAGTTTAAACTTTTGGTCTCTGCTCCTGTAATAGACATAGAAGCAATCTGATTTCCTTCTACAGTGTCCAATAAATTGTCCACTTGTGTCTTGGTATAGGCGTCTGTAATGCCGTATTCAGCTAAAGTGTCTGGAGTATTGATGATTTTGTTCCAGTCTAACGAAGTAATAAAGGAAGGATTGGCATAAGACCCTGATAATAGAACAAAATTACTTAAACCAGAGTTAAGTAAACGAAAGTCTACTAAGTCTTCTACTCTAACTTTACGAGATCTTACGTTTCCTGTAGTGGGATTGACGTCAATTAACAACAGAAGATCTTCTCCTGCAATTTCAGGACCTGTTAGTGGTTGTAGTTGGGAAACTTTGTAATTCATGTTATTCGTACACTATATATTGACCTTCTTCGTTTAAAATATAACCATCTTCTAGAAAAGTACCCTTAGCGGATTGACCTTCGTACCTAAGAAAACCTAACTTCTGGTAGGGACCCTCAAACCTAGGCTTAGAACAAGTAACTGAGTTATCTTCTATAACCTGAGTCTCGAATTCTCCACCGTAGTTGTCTCCTCCTCTAAGTAAGACAAACCATTTATGTCCTTCTCTTCTTATCTTTATTCCTACTCTTTCTTTGAAAGCGTATAACTGTTGCCAGTCATGAGGACAAACATAAGTCTTCTCCGAAAACCCCTTAATAATTACATTTACTAAGTCTGTAGCGTAGCCAGGTGTCTGAAAGAAGTTGTTACGCATATAAATTTAGAAGTTTATAAACTAAAAAAGGGTTCTAGGTAGGGGAATACATGAAAGGAGAAAGATCTGAATCCCTACCTAGTAACCCTCCAAAAACATGGCTAAAGAAACTAGTCACAAAACAATCGTAACTCCAAGAAAAACACAGATCTCCCCCTAAAAACAAAAATAGCTCTTTAAAAAAATAAGTCAAGAAAACTTAAGTAGAAGAGTGGTTTTTGTTTAATTAACTATCTTTGATTTATAATACAGCTATAATAGAGCTATGATAAAGTTATGATACAGGTTATCTTTGATCATATAACAGGGTACGGTAAGGTCACAAAAGAAGACTTTATCTTCTCTGACCCCAAAGGAATAGCCTTAGATACTACTTATCTAACCTACCTAAGTGAAGGATGGGTAGAGTGGCAAGACTACTGGTATAATCTAAGGTCTGTTCGACTTAGAGTAAAAGACTATGAGCCTACTAAAACTGTAAAAAAACTAAGCAAACAAATACAATACTCTCTGCACTTTGTATCAGAAGAAGTTTTAACTCTTCTAGAGCCTATTTATAGAAAGTACACAGACAAACACAATTTTAAAAGAGATATAAACCTAGAAGATTTTAAAGGATTTGAATGTCTGCTTTACTACTACGAAGAAAAGCTAGTAGGAGCTAATATTTTTAAACTATACAAAGACACTACTGGAAGGACTTTAGTCTCTTACCAGTTTCTGTGGGATTATGAAAATCCAAAACTATCCTTAGGTAATGTGTCTCAGTTATTCGAGTGTAGAATAGCCCAGTTCTTTAGATGTAATCATGTCTACCTTTTAGGAGGCTACGAATTAGCTTCAGCTTACAAGGCAGACTTTAAAGGCTTTGAATGGTGGACAGGAAAGGAGTGGTCTGAAGACAAAACACTTTACTTAAACTTATGTAAAAGAGACACCCAACTATGATAATCTTTGAACCTACAAATCGCTTAGAAGTAAATACCCCTAAAGGAAAAGGAATAATATGGCTAGTAACAGACTACGGTTATGAAACCGATACCATATATACAGTCATCCTAGACAGTGGAGAGATGTGGCAGTTTACTCATAAAGACTTAACAGTTCGAAGTAATATAACCTTTGGTCGTTTACTTCCTAAACCTTAAGTAATCGGTGGTACCTGGATCTTCGTTCTTGAAATAATAAACTTCCTTCACCTTGCCGTATTTAATAGTTTTTAAGAATCCATCAGGGACTGTAGCTCCTGTTGGCAATTTTAAACTGCTCTTAGAGTAAATCATTTTAATCTCTACCTCGACAACTTGAGACTTAGCTAACTCTCTTTCTCTTACTTCTAAGAATCTCCAAGCACCTCTGTTTAACCTTTCGTGCTGTAAGACGCAATTAAGGTAAGAGAAGGTAGCCCATAGTCTATCTTTATCACAGTTAAAGTCAGCTGCTGGAGCACAATGTCCCTTATCCCATACATTAGCCTCGTAATCTTTTCCGTCACTCGTTCTTACACTATCGTTAGTGTAGAAGTCCATTCCTTTTCTAGGATAAGAACCTAAGGGACATTGAACAGTGTACCAAACTCGCTTAGGCTGTTGTAAAACCTCTGAATACACACAAGAATAGATAGAGGTCTTAACATAAACAGAGTCTCTCTGAGAGAACCCTTGTAGGGAAAGAAAGAAAGATAAGATAAAAATAAAATTTTTTAATTTTCGCATGGGTTCAAAGGTAAACTAAAAAAATTTTTTTCAAAATTTTCAACCCCTCCATTTTATATCCATGAGAGGGTGGGGGACACCAATTTAACATACCCCATCCCAAAATTGGCGCTAGGGGTACCCCCTATAAAACGCTAATAGACAGATATGAAAACAAATCAGGACTTCGACAGTAAGACAATCAATGAGATTGCCTTGGAAATGACACCAATCTTCCGTTCAAAAGGTGCTACAAAAGCACTCGGCTTCAACATCATCACAGGTGAGAAAGATGCCGAAGGCAAAGAGCAACAAGTGTTTGTTTGGTTGAGTAAGAATTTATCAAGTAAGTGGGAAGACACACCATTTACACAGGTTGCTGGCAACTCTGTGGTGCTTGAGGTAACCTTCAAGGAAACAGGGCATAAGGCACTTGTTTGTTGTACTCCTCAAATCCGCATTAAAATGGCGGATGCGGAAGTGTGGGACTAACCACACTTCCCCCTTTGGGGGTTTCAAAGATTATTCCAAGGGTTTATCTTTCTCATTTTACTGTGTATTTTTCTCAATTAACAGGTAAAATAGGTTTTGTTTAACTTTTGAAAGTCTAAACCCGGGAAAATCCAAGACAATTGTCATTTTGTTTAACTTTTTTATGACAATTCAGTGGTAGAAAGTGGTAGAAAAAGGGGATTCTTCCCTCTCTATCTTCTTTCTCACTGTCCAAAATAGTGGATTTTAATATCTTTTAGGTTGTGATATGACCAATAAGTAAAATTCCTATTAACCTTACTAACTTATAACCTCTTATATAATCTCTTATAAGGTCTTATAGGTTATTCTTATTCGTCTCTTATAGCAGAGCCGTTATCTAATGCTAAGCGAAGTTTTTGCTTGGTTGCTTTAATGCATCATAACCGGTTTCACAAGGACCGGCAATTGTAATAATAAGCAACAAATATGACTGGATCAGGTATTTGTTGTATGGATACATAGTTTTAAGGCTCTTTTGAGTATATAACTTTAAGGTCTATTATTACAATTGAATGCAGAGTGGAGTAAACAATTGTAACCCAATCTTTATTTGCAGTAGCTAATGCAAAGACTAGATAAGGGTGCTAGATAAAAAAAATGGACAATGCTTAACAGCAAGTAATAATTCTCCATTACCTCATCAGACACTATGGGGAAATGAATGTGTCGAAATACAAGATAAATCAACAAGCCTTGTATTACAATTGAATTACTTTATTATCTATTCTAAAAGATTCTAGTTATCTAACTTAGGTAAAACTGACACTGATTTGTTGGTAATCCTTACTAGAAGGTTCTTGATTCCACGCTAGTGACTTGCGTGTAATAAATTAAGATTGTCTTATGAAACCCAACTTTAGAATTACCTGGAAAGGTTGTACCGCTTGTGAGCCATGGTACGTAAAGGAAAAACAACTCTCTGATGGTACTAAGACGTACTATACCTAAGCAAGTGTTTAAACTGCTTTTTTATTTTGAAATTAAAACAAACAATATACATATGGAAAATCTATTAAACATTGCAAAGGAAATCAGTTCGTCTGATTACATGAACTTAAAGAATCCTGAATTTAAAGGACAAACAAGACTTGATGTTAATTATCAGTATTGGATGGTCTTTGAAGATAATGGTGTTCTATATAAGATTCATAATTCTCTATATGGGGTGTAACAACCCCTTTACTTTAAACCCTAGAAGCGGGGTTCAAGACAGATATAATGCGAAGTGAAACTGTCTTACTTTAATGCACCACAACTCACTTCCAAAGGGTGAGCAGTTGTAATAACGTAACTAAGTAGGCATGTTTGCTCTTAGTAAAGCCTCTTATTACAACTGAGTGCAGATGGGAGTAAATTATACCTTATGGTATAATACCAATTAGTATAAACTAAAACAGATATGAAGATAATAACTACTATCCCAAACTTTGATAAGACTAAATCTTATCCTAATGTAGTACAAGTTAAGCTTGTTCCTCTCTATGCCACCAAGTGTCCTTGTTACTATGGATATAGATGTGATGATCCTGAGTTTGATTATAGTAAGCCTTTACGTTATGTAGAGATTGCTAAAGATGATGACCGGGATAAATTATTTGACTCTTAAACTAAAACAGATATAGAAATGGAAAATACATTTGAACCCACTGTTAGACATAATACCTTGTTAAGGTATATGGATGACCAAACTAAAGCAGCTATTAAGCTGATGGTTACTACTCTTGGTTACTATAGCACTATTAGTGTTTTAGTGAGTGATTGTGGTAAAGGTAACAATGAAGCCCGGATTTTAGCTGATATCGGGTGTTATATGTTAGAAGACTATGAATAAGTTTATAGTTTTCTCTACATTAGGCCAAGCAAAGAACTTTGTTAAGCGTAAACTTCCCACTCATTATCATAATGACGGATGTGGTTGCTGTTACAGTGAATCATATCCTTTGATAATAAATAAAAGGGTTGTTTATGTGCAAATGAATTCTTCTGCTGGTCACATAACCTCGGAAGTAACTGTCATTGGCAGATACAAAAGATAAACACTCTACTGGCCATAAAGTGTAGATATGATCGTGATTGGCCACACGTCAAGGTACTCAAAGATACCTTTGAAACACAAGGGATGTTTCTAAAGGGGATTAGTGAACAAATGATCTAATCCCCAATCTTTATTTTAAACTAAACTAAAACAGATATGAATAACTACATTACTATTAAAGAGACTACTCGTGGATTCTCTAAAGACTTTATTGACGAAGGTTTTTGTCTTACGTTTGCTAACAAAGTTTATGTAAGCGTAAGATTTGGTACAGGTCATTACTGTGATCAGGGTGTAACAACTGCTGAAGTTGCTGTCATAGACAAAGATGGTAACTGGTATGTTTATTATGATGGTAATCTGACTATTACTCCAGACGGTACAGATGTTAACCCTCGTGTAAGTACTGATGATTTAGTAGAAATTTTAGTGCTTGCAAAAAATCTATAAGGGGACTAATAATCCCCTTTTCTCTTAATTAGAACAAAACAGATATGAATATACTTAAATTTATGTGGAAAGCACTGCTGATAGTAGTTCTCCCAATCGTCTTCTTAGTAGTTACTACTACTATTTTTAACTTCTTTCTTGCTATTATTGGAAATCTTTCAGGAGCAGGAAGTATTACTGAATGTTTCTATGGATTGTTTAATACAGGCATTACTACTTTTATAGTAGGTGTGTTTACTATTATCGGTACTATTTACTATTTAAGCCAAGAAGCATGAAAAGACTTACTTTACTTTCCCTTCTATTAGGGATTGCTTGTATTGTTGCTATTCTAGCAGCATACCTAAGCGAACAAATGGGCTTAACCGTTATCTCTAACTTCTTCTCTATTGGAGCCATTGCTACAGGCATTGGCTCTATAGTAGTAGATTCTAAACCTTTTAAAAACTAATGGAAAAACAACTATTTATCATTGACGGCTACAGAATTTGGGCATTGACTTATGAAGATGCTTATGCTAACTATCTAGTAATTTCAAGACTATGAATCCAGAAGAATTTGTAGAAGCCTTAGCTGTTAGTGTTATGATTATGAAGATTAACCGCTTATACTTCTTCTTAGAAAGACTAGATGAAGAGTATGAGTTAGGCAACATCTCTGATGAGTTTTATTTAGAACAAACTCAAGACTTAAGAGTAGCACTAAACAGAATTACTGAACACAACCCTTTTAATCAACTTAAAGAAGAACTTAACTTAATCACATTATGAACACTGAAGACATTCAAGACCGATTGACTTACTTGTATCAAGAACTAAATGCTGCAGAGAATGACTTATTTTGTTTTACAGTACCTTCTATGGATTCTGGTGAAGAGAATTGGGTAAGAGATCAAGAACGTTACATAGAAACTCTTAAAGCAGAAATTAACTCTTTAACTGAAATATTATGAAAGATCAATTCTTAGAACATTGGTATGTAGCTAAATCTTATGGACTCTTAGCGGAGTTCTTGGATTTCTACAGGTATTTTAGAAAGCAAGGTGTAAGCCGAGCTTTCTCTGCTTATTATGCTGCTAAAGAAGTAGGCATAGACTAATCCTTCACACTTAAGGTTAAAGTGTAATTGGCCCTTTCGTCTAATGGTAGGACAATAGGATTTCATCCTAGAGATGGTGTGTTCGATTCACCCAGGGGCTACCACAAATTAAACAAAAAAACAAAAAACCAAAAAAAACATTTATGAAAACAACAAAGAAAACAAACAAATTAAAGGTTAAATTGGTAACCAAAAATGACGCACCAACTCCTACTCCTCGTAGAAAAGGTCGTCCTCGTAAAAATGTTATTGTTTCTAAAGAAACAACAGTAACTAATTCTCTGTTACAGTCATCTTCTAGAACTACTCCTATTAGTTTTATGGAGAAAGCTAAAGAAGTTACTAAAACAGCAGTAAGCAAGACCAACAAGATGTTGTATGTAAGCGGAAACAGTCTTAAAAACAACTTAAAGTGGCTTAAAGCAAACGAAACACTTAACTTTTTGCCAGGTGTTCAACGTACTCTTATCTTAAAACACATTGATCGTTTAGCTAATTCTATTCAAATGTATGGTATGATTCGTCCTATCATCGTAGTAGAAATAGACTTTATTGATGGTTATATGTGTAAGTATGTAGCAGACGGTCAACATGCTCTTATGGCTTGTATGCGTTTAGGTATTCCTATTCCTTATGTAGTTGTAAATGGAATTGAAAATGTTGAACAGCTTACTGAATTAGTTGCTATGCTTAATTCTTCTTCTAGATCTTGGAAACAAGGCGATTATGTAAATGCCTGGGCTCAATCTAAAGAAGATTATAAGCAACTTATTTTCTTGAAGAAAAAGTACAACTTAGACTTTGATGTTGTTATTACTGCATCTACAGGTAATGACGGTGGTGAAGCTGTTAAGACTATGAAAGCAGGTAAATTTGAAATGCCTGACTTTGCTAAATCTGAATTAGCCTGTCAACGTGTAGCAAACTTGCTTACTATTGTTCCTAAAATGGACAGATGGTCTACAAGAGCATTAACTCGTGCTGCTATTAATATCTTTACAGAAGAAACTTATACTAACGCTAAGCATAAAGCTTTAATGTCGTATGTAAAAGAAAATGCAGATCAATTAAAATTCTGTGCTTCTAAGAAAGAAATTGCACTTGAGTTCTTGCGTAAAGGCTTGTAATTAAAACTAGGGGTCAGCAATGGCCCCTTTAATTTAAAACTATGAAAAAACTGTTCTTTATCTTAATTTTAAACGGCTTTACTAATCTAAAAGCCCAATTATTTCCTATTAGATCTCTTTGTTCTGATAGCTGTGTAAAACTTGAACGCTTAACGCATTCAGATACTCTCTTTATTGAAGATCTCATAGGAGAAGGTAATCCTAATCCTCCTAAAGTAATAGATTGTTTCGTGTTTAAGTTCTCAGAATGGAACATGATCATCTCTTACAAGTTACAAGACTGTGAAAAGACTTATCTTATTAAAGACGGCTATATAGGGCCTATTTATATTTATGAGAAAGATAAAGTAACAGTATTAGAAGACAACTAAAAATTAACAAATTTAAAAAACTAAAAACAAAATTATGACTTACGAAGATTTCAAATCAACTAATTTAGCTTTCGCTAGCAAAGCTTTCCGCAATTCTGGACTTACAGCTCCTATTACTGTTATGTTCGAGTGCTACACTCCTGCTAACTTATCTGTTCACCAACGTATGATTAGCCGTGGTCTTGGTGGTAACCTTACCAACCGTATGACTGCATTGCTTAACTTCACTGAAGACAACTTTGACAAAGACTTTGGTCAGTTTGGCTTTACTGCTGATGATGTAACTGGTGACTATTCAACAGCTATCCCTGTTAACGTAAGTACTTCTCAGTTGTATGGTGAAGACTTAATCCTTCGCAGAGTAGATACTACTGATGATGCAGTAGTAAAAAATGCTGATGGTTCTCTTAAGCCTCAATGGTCTGTTAAAAAGACTCGTGATGGTCAAGAGTTAACTTTTGAAGGTGCTTTGATCTACACTTCTGTAGAGTTTGCTGAACCAGGTATGTCTAATGCTACTATTAAGCAAGATCAAAACTTGTCTCGTAGCATTACTAACATGACAGCTAATCCTATGGATGCTATCAAAGAAAACAAAGTTAAAGCTAAAGCAGAAGTAATTTAACTAAATGAATTATATTTGTAGGGAGTCGTAAGGCTCCCTTTATTCTATTGTGGTGGAATAGGTAGACACGCAGGACTTAAAATCCTGTTGACAGCAATGTCAGTATGGGTTCGATTCCCATCAATAGAACCAAAAAACAACTTCTTACAGAGGGCGGATTAGCACCGTTGAAAGATACTTTGGCTCTTGGGAGTAATTACCCAAATGAGTTACATGACCCAAAGTGAACTGTGATGGACCCTGCTCTGATGTGCACGTCAACAGGTGGACAGTAAACTATGTCCAGTAAAATCTAAAAGCATGGTGAGCATGCAAGAAGTTGTTTTTTAAATGTTCCTGGTTGCATACCGTAAGATCTGCTTCCAGGACTTTTTAGTTAGGATAGATTAGCGTTTATCCTAACTGCAAAGGCTACCCAATAGTGGCCCTAACCAATGAGTGGTTAAAATCTTTTTCATATCTGTATTACGTCAAAGGAGGTTATTGGGCCTCCTTTTTCTTTTAACAGGTATCTAATTTAGAAACACTTAAAATACATTTATATGAGAAAAAGAATCACTTCGACTGCTATTGTAGCAGAGAAAGTCTACTCCGTAAGGGAGGAGAAGCCACAATTTAAATCTTTTCAACTTAAGGGTAGGATTACTAGCTTAGATAAGCTAGATCGTATCCAAGAAAGAGAGATTAAAAGGATGTTTAAACACCTAACAGTTAAGTCTATGATTGATGAAAAGACTTACTTAAGAGGATTAAGAGAACTTCCTACTACTAAGCAAACTATTACCTTTATCAAAGAAGTAATAGTACCTCAAGACTACCAAGTCATCCATGATATCATTCTAGGAGACTACAAGGTAGGTAAGAATTATCTTAAGACTTTTATAGAAGAGTCTGAAGTAGTAAGCGTCATTAACTGGCAAGACGATACTATTTAACTTTAATTTAGGGTAGGAGAGATACCTGCCCTAAGTTCTAATTATTACCATTTGGCATAGTTGTTGCCTTAATTTATGTTTCACATTTAATATTAACAATCATGTACTACAAACAAAATCAAGATCTTAGCTTATCAAAAGCTCCCAATTATCAGAAGTATTTTCACATCTCTTTAACTATTAATGTTATCTTTGCAGTATTGCTATTAGTATCATTTATGTTTCCAGAATCAGAGGTAATAACTAAGACTAAAGTGATAAAAGAAGTTATCACAGAGAAGGATGTTATTCTTAATGATTCAGGAATTACAGCAGAACTTACTAAGCAAGGAGTAATCCTAGCTGCAGTTGCTTGCTTACAATCTAGAATAGAAAGTAATCATGGTAAGTCTAACGTAGGTATCCAAGCAAAGAACTTGTTTGGTATTACCTTTCATAAATGTAAGCATGTAGCAGGTAAACACGGAGTCTATGCTAAGTATGACACTTATAGAGACAATATCAAGTGTTATGCTCACATTCAAAAAAGGTATCTTAAAAACATAGACGGTGTCTATGCAGAAGATCCTACTTACGTAAGCAAACTAAAGAGTTACAAATGATAATATATGATAACAAGAGATTTAATACAACATCAGGCTCTTAAAGAAGCCTTACAGTTTAAAAGGTGTGGTTTACAATTAGCGACAGGTGCAGGTAAGACTAAGATAGGATTAGATTATATCAATGTCTTACCTGATCACTTGAAAGTTCTTGTAGTTGCTCCTAAGGTAGATATTTTTAAGTCTTGGACAGCAGATGCAGTCAAGTTTGAGGTTGAAGAGCTTTTAGAGCGTATTACCTTCACTACTTATCTTTCTCTTACAAAACACAATCCTGAAGAGTATGATATTCTTATCTTAGATGAAGCACACTCTCTTAAAGCTACTACTCTTCCTTTTTTATTAAAGTACAGAGGGAGGATTTTAGGCTTAACAGGTACTCCTCCTAAGTATTTGACTTCAGAGAAAGGTCAACTTATGATGGAGTATTACCCAATTAAGTACGTATTTAAGACAGATAAAGCCGTAGAAAACGAGATTCTTAACGACTATCACATCTTTGTACACTATTTAGACTTAAACAAAAACAAAACTATTCAAACTAAGCAAGGTTGGATGACCAGTGAAAGAGCTCAGTATGACTGGATAACTAGAGAGATAGAAAACGCTAACTCTAGAAATTTGATGTTTAAGACCATTCAAAGAATCAATTTCTTAAAGCAGTTTGAAACTAAGGAAAATTATGCTAAGAAACTTATCTCAGAGATAGACTCAGAGGAGAAAGTTATAATCTTTGCAAACACCATAGATCAAGCTGAAAGACTCTGTAAGGACTCTCACCATTCCAAGAACAAGAATAGTCCCTTAGAAGCCTTTAAAACAGGTGAAATCACTAAACTATCATGTGTAGAGCAATTAAGCGAAGGTATTAATATACCTAATCTTAAAAATGCTATCATTCTACACTCTTATTCTGGTGGTTCCCCTAAGTTCGTTCAGCGCTTTGGTCGTCTATTAAGACTAAGTCCTGATCAATCTTCTACTATTCACATATTGTGTTATAAAGATACTGTAGACGAAAAGTGGATGCACGACAACTTAAAATCTTTTGACCAGAACAAAATAACTTATATCTAACTCTTGACTATTTATTTTATTCTACTATATTTGTTGTATGCCTTACAAAAAATCGGACGTAATAACATACAAACTATATTCCTTATCAGACAGTTCAGGAATAAGATATATTGGAATAACAAAACAATGCTTAAGATCTAGATTAGCAGGACATATAGCCTCTTGCAGAGTCGCATTTAAACATAAAAAATCTAGACATCACAGACATTGTTGGATTAAGTCTTTACTAGACAAGGATACTAAGCCTGTAATTACTCTTTTAGCTGAATATGATACAGCAGAAGAAGTAAAACAAGCTGAAATCTTAGCAATTAAGAGTTATCCTAATCTAGTAAATGCTACTGCAGGGGGAGATGGTATAAGAGATTATAAACACACAGAAGAAACTATGTCAAAAAGAAGATACAAAGTGGACCAGTATGATCAAGAAGGTAACTTTATAGCTACTTACGATAGTATGTCAGAAGCAAGCTTAGCAGTAACGGGTAATCTTAAGAATAATACAAAAATATCTTTAGCAAGTAGTGGTAAGAGAAGAATAGCTTATGGATATGTCTGGAGAATACATACAGAGCCTTTTAACAAATACCCAGTAGTTAATGTATACAATTGGTCTCCTGAAAGCAGAAAAAGACTAAGCGAACATAGACTTAAATCTAATCCTATGTTAGGTAAGTCTGGTTTATCTGTTAAGCAAAGTAGGCCTTTATTGGTACTAGACAAAAACGGCTTTATTATGGAAGTTACAGAGTCTGTAAAAGAAGCTACCCAAGTAACAGGTCTTAGTAAAAGTTGTGTAGAAAAAATGCTTAAATTAAACAAAGAAGTTAAAGGATATCAACTAGTCTACGCTAAGCCTGAAATAGTAAAAAACTTAAAACTAAACAAAGAAGAGACTATCAATGGTCTTAAAGGAAAATATTACTTAAACAACTAAACTATGAACAATAAACAACAAACGGCAGTTGAAAAACTATTATTAGCAACATTACTTATCGGAATGATAAGTGGTTGCACAAAACCAACAGTATCATCAAAAACTACCAACTACACAATACCCAGTGAAGGTAATTTAGCATCAGACCCGCTTAAAGTATGTGTAATTGAAGGATGTGAATACTTCATTTGTAAGAATTACAAGGGTAATATTCTATGTCACAAAGGAAACTGCAAAAACCCAATACACAAGGGAGGTAACAAATGACAAACAATAAACAACAGACGGCAGTTGAACAATTTCTAAATGCTATTAAAGACCAAATTCTACTGAGTAAAGAACATCTTGAAATGATAGAATCTTATGCAGACCAATGCAAAGAAATGGAGAAGGAAAGAATTGAAACTGCATACAACAAAGGAACAGTTCATGGAATTGATTATCCTGAAAGTACATTACCAATAACTGGTGAACAATACTACGAACAAACCTACGGAGGAGGTGAGAAATGAAACTATACACAGAAGAACAAGTAAAAAAAATGATTGAAAAAAGCCAATATACAGGATTGACTGCTGACTTTTTAATACTAGCAGCTCCTTCAGTTCAACTACCAAGTGATGAGGAGATAAAAAAAATGATGGAGTTGGATGGTATGGAGTTTGATGAATTTGACCCTTACGATGTATCTTATTTAGGTGGTGCAACTTGGATGCGTAATAAAATACAAGGAG